CCAGGATCATCAATACATTCTAATCCAGTTTCACAATCAATAGAAATATACTCATAAACCGTATCTGTTAAGAATTCATATACAATAACTTCAACTGTATCGACAGTTGTAATAAAAAGAGTGTCAGTAACATATTCTGTAATGTACTCAATTTCAGTAATAGTATCGGTGATAAAAACCTCAACGAAAACTTCAACATCAACGTATACTGTGTCAATGGTTTCTACATAAAGAGTATCAGTAATAAAATTGTCTACATATTCAATAATAGTATCATTAGGTAATTCAACAAAAAGAGTATCTGTTTCATATATGGTGGTGAAAATAGAATCTATCTGGTAAATATACGTTAGAACTTCAACAGTATCTGGTTCACATACATCTGGACAGGTTTCCCATTCATCAGGATAATAGACAGTTGTGTTATTATTGCCAGTGATAATTTCATCATTAACATTATCTACTGAAACTACAAAAAATCCACCCGGAACGCCAGTAAATTCAAAAAATTGAGTAGTAAATAATTGACCCTCACCTGGCGGAATTTCATAATTACCAAATAAATCACTGTCAAAGCATTGATAATAATCTTCATTCCATAATTCAATACAGTAATCGGTAATAGGTTCTTCACCAATATTAACAACGGTATATTGTACATTATAAACTGGAAGATCTCCAATACATCCTGTTTGAATTTGAATATTATTTACAATAGCATCTGGCCCGAGTGGAGGTGGACACTGTGCTACACTATTATCTAAAATATTAAAATCTGGATAATTTTGAGTTTGATTTCCCGTGTTTGGATTAACTGCCCATCCTCCATCTTCAACTAAAGAAGTTTGAGATAGATTAATTTGCCAAATTACTAATTCTACGCACATTTCTTCATTGGATAAAATATCTGCCCAGCAATTGTTATTAATATCCCAAAAATCATAGATATTAGTATTCCATGTGTCTCCTGTTTCTAGAACAGAATTACCAAAAAAACTTTTATTTTTAAAAGTCCATCCTGGATGGTTATTTGCAGAAGTACATCCCCAGTTGTAATCATACCCGGGTGAGTGTAATCCTAAAACAATATGGCTTACAGTCTCATTATTTTGAATAGAACTACTACCCGACGCATTACATGTAGTTTCAATATCGGTAAGGTCGTTACAACCGCAGTTTTCTGAGTTAATAACTTCTATAGCAAGATCCCCTGTTGTAAAGTTAAAGTCTGTAATAGCAAGATCGCATTGGCCATAGGTCAAGAACCCATGAAATATGAGCAATGCGATGAATATACGTTTCATCATGTGTAAAAATAAGTGTTTAATAGATTTCTGCCCAAGAAGTTAAATGTCAGCGCTCTGACGTGGGCTTAGGTTATATATCTGATATATACTATATGAAAACACCAATTATTAAATATAGTGACAGATTTTTAAACGCAGTAAGCTGGTTTATGTCAATTGGAGGAATTACCCTTTGGCCCTTTATCGTTCTAAGAGAAAAGTATGATTCTGGTAAATGGTGGAGAGGAAGAGCGAAGAGGATTATTAATCATGAATCTATACATATAAAGCAGCAGGAAGAACTTCTAGTGATTCCTTTCTATATTTTATATGTTACTGAATGGTTTATAAAATTGTTCATCTATGGAACCGGAGCATATCGTAACATCTCATTTGAAAGAGAGGCGTATGCCAATGAAAAGAATTATAAATACTTAGAATCCAGAAAAAGATATAACTGGATTAAGCTTATATTTAAGCGTGAGGTATAAGATAATCTAATGTAGCCTTCCAATCTGGCCACTTATCTGTTCCAAAATGAATATGTTCTCCTGTAAATTGACCAGCTCCGTTTGCAGTTCTATCATCGATTAAAAAGTCTCCAACATTTAAATGTTTATTGTGAGAAAGGATTAATCTTTTATATGCATTTTTTCCTAGATGCTTTTCAACCCATAGTCTTTTGTGCATTAAAGCTTCAGGATTATCCCATGGTGCAGTTGATAAAATATACACATCGAATAAAGAACAAAGAATGTTAAAAGCTTCAATCGCACCTTCCATTGGAGGAGGATCGAGGAAAAGAGCAGGTAATTTATCAATATCGTTTCCTAGAGATTTTACAACGTCTTCAGGATATTCTCTGAGTTTTGCATGTAAATCTACTAAGACGCCATCCATATCCACATAAACTATCTTCTTGCTTTTTTTAGAAGAAGAACATAGTACAGAAAATAGAGTATCGATTGCCTTCTCAGTTGTACTTTGAGGAGCTGATTCTAATTTTTCTATTGATGTTTCTTGATGATTCATTACTTGTTTAATTAATTACTTATCTAATATAAGCAAAAAAACTGAGATAAAAAAACTTTTTACTGTTTATTTTCAATATCTTTTCTTTTTTTGCTTGCTAGCGATTTTTCAACGTCTTTCATTTTAGGCAATTTACCCTTCCTAGGACGATCTTCATAAAGTTCTTCGTCCCATTCGTCAATTTGATTACGCCAATTCATGTTTTTTAATTTTATGCTTGTCTTTATACCACTTAATAAAACTTGATCCCATTCCTAATTCTACGATTTCATATTCATTCGGAATTAGGGGCTTTCTTGCTTTCGCATTTATTATCCTGTCCGGTGTTGCTTCGTTTTCGAACACTGTCATGTATAATTTCTTTGCCGTCTTGCTCTTTTTGTAAACTACTACTATCATCTTTTTCTACGTTAGGTTTAAATTCGTCCCAATAACAGAACACAAACTCTGGATCATTCTTCTTTCCTTCTTGCATGTTGTGCTTCCTTTCATATTTATTTTTCTACAGCTTCAACGATTAAAGCTTTACCTCTACGAATTCTATTTTTAATAGTTTGTAGCGGGAGTTTATATTTAATTGCTAGTTGGTCATATTTCATATGATTTACCATTCTGTCCACTAGAATATCTCTATACATTTCTTTTAGATTTTGCATAGCTTCTAAGGTTTTAATGTATTTGTCTTGAAGAGCATCATCTTCTTCTAGATAATCCTGTTCAGTTTTTTCTTCGTGATCTAAGACTAAATCCTTTAGAGTATTTGAAACTGATCCAGTGCCACTTACTTCTACGCCATATTCTGATAATTTACTCAAAGACGTAGTTTGATTTCTTTTCTTAATATAACCTAAAGAGTCGTTAAATGCGATTCTATATAACCAAGTAGTAATTCCATAGCTTGGGTTATATTGTTCGATTTTAGTCCACATCTTAGTTAAAGTATTAACTGCGATGTCTTCGGCCATTTCACGATCTTTAACTATCTTATAAATATAAGAAGTTAGACCTGGCTTTATCTTATTGTAAAGAGCTGCGAAGTCTTGATCTGATCCTGTTTCTAGAAAGTTTTGAGTTAGTTGTTTGTAGGTAGACATACGTTATGTTTTTTATTAATTAATTATTACTAAGCTAATATAAGCAAAATATCTGAGATAAAAAAACTTTTTACTGTTTATTTTCACTTTTTTTCAAATTATTTTCCTCAAACAGCCCGATCAGTGATTTTATATTAACTGGTTTATAAGACCATTGATCACATGATACATTAATTATCTTTTTAGAAGGACTTGTTTTAATTTTCTTAGAAGGATGACCGCTTAATAAGTATTTACCAGGCCAAATTGAAAGAGGCCAATAAGACATACACGCGTCCATTTCTGGTAAAAAGTCTATTTGTCCTATTTCTTCCATCTTCTTATCTGCGTTAGGAAGCATAGAAACATCAACAGTCGCTTTATCAAATTCTCCTTCTATAAAATATATATGGCCATTTAGTGTATTAATACAATTCTCTACGGTAGTTGGATCCCATCCAAAATTACCTAAAACATATACTACATCTTCAGGTGAAACTGTAAGGTTCCAGTTCTCTGTTAATGTTTTGTTCATTTCTTCTAGCGAAGAAAAGGGTCTATCATACTTCTTGATAGCCCCAGGTCTCCCAAACTGTTGGTTTGATGTTACGAATATTTGCATATATGGTTTGTTATACTAATGTAAACTTTACGTTAAAATTATCCCAAAGGTTGTTTAAAAAATAATGTTCTGTGATTGAAGAAGATCCTCCTTTAATTCTTTTATCATCGGTTGAATCTAAAAATACACACATTACAAAATCATACGCCGTTGAGTATATCATTGATTGTCCGATAGCTTCTCTTAAATCTGAGCCTCTATCTCCTTTAATAAATTCTATAGCAACCTTAATTCCAGCACTCTCTACGGTAAGAGTGGGCTTGTTAGTAGTTCCCATAAAATGCATACTCCTTGCACCTGTTGTTTTACTACTATCAAATTTAATCATTGTTTTAGCTTTCTCTTTTGCAAGACCTCCACTAAAACCTTTCTTTTCAGTAACCCATCCACTTACCTTTTCTAAAAGGCTAGGATAGGCTAATTGCTTAATCTTTTCAACAGATAGGGTCGTATCTTCGACCGTAATTCCTTCTTGAATTACGTCTAAGAGTTCTAATCTGTTTTTAGATTTACTTGCTAACTTCATCCGGTGTTACTGTTTCTACGTTATTCTCTTCTATTTCTTTTTCAACTTCAGCTAAAGAAACATGAAGAGTTTGTATTTCTTTATTTGATTCCTGCATAGTTTTCATGGCTTCACTAATATTGAAACCAACTTGCGTAAGAAGAGTTGTAAATGCTTTTGCCTGAGATACACCTGTTCCTTCAAGTGTTGTCAGAGCACTATATAGTGTATTAAGTGGAACTGTTTTTAGGGCTACTATCGCATCTCCACCTTCTTTTGAAATTCTAGTTTTTTCAGCCTTTAGAGCTTCGTAAAGATTAATTAAAAGAGCAGCATTCTTAACTGTCCATTTGTAATTTTTATCTAGATGAGATAATGTTTTGTTAATATTAGAGTTACTTATAAAATCAACATCATAGGTTTTATTAGTCATATCCTTTGAAGTCGCATCAATTTCTTTGATAAGTTCGTCTCTCTTTGTTTCTAGTTGTGATAAGTTCATCTTTAAATCTGCCATCTTATTATTATTTATTGTTGTTTTAAAAGTTGTGGTTAGTTATTCTACAATCAAAATTAGAAAAGTTTCTAAATTGATCTTCATCTGCCTGTATTCTTCTTTCGAAATTGTCGTCTGGATCGTTTCTTTCAACAATTCTTGATCTTCTTACTTCAATTGGTATATCTATATAAGTTACAAAGCATCTGCTTCGATATTCTTCATTTAATAAATCGACTGCTTCCGCGTTTAAAATCATTACGTCACATCTTTCAAATTCTTCCTTTGTGATTCCGTAATACCATCCGTTAAATTTTTGATACTCAACGAATTCATCATTATCGATCATATTTTTAAAGCTATCTTCGTTTACAAAATAGTAGTCTACTCCTTCTTGTTCGTTTGCCTTCTTACGAGGAGGACGAGTAGTATAAGAGACTCCAAAAACGAAACCTCTATTTTCATATCTAGTTCTTAAATAATCTTTTCCGGCAGCTGCCTTTCCTACTAATACTATTTTACCTTTTTTATGCATTAATTTTTTCTTGTTTTGATGATGTTACTAAATTTACCCAATCTTGTAATTTCCACGTTGGTTTCCAGCCTAATTTTTCTTCAGTATCTGATGGGAAGTCTTCACTTGTAAACCTTTCACCTCTTCTTTCAGGAATCATTACCCAATCGCCATACATTTCTGCTAATTCTATCATTGTAGTATTAACTCCACTTCTCAAGTGCCATTCATGATTGTCTTTTCTCTGTGCTGCTAATCCAAGTGCTGTAACTACGTCTTCAACATGTGTAAAGTCTCTACTTTGATTTCCAGGAGAAACTACTGAACACTTTTCGCCTGCTTTAAATTGTCTTTCAAAAATACCGACAACTGTTGCATAATCGCCTGATGTAATTTGACCAGGTCCATATACATTAAAGAAATAACAGATCTCATATTGAAGATCATACCATGTATTATAGTTTTTGATTAATTCTACCATCTTAGATTTCATCCAAGCATAAGGAGAAAGATTCTCATCTTCACCGTTGTTACCGAATTTAGAACTAGATGCAGAATAAATTAACTTTGAATTCCATTTTCTACATAGTTCTAATATAACAGGTGTTCCAGATAGAATAGACCTATGAACAAAATCAATATCTTCAAACGATTGAACAATCCTACTATATTCTCCAAAGTGGAATACTGTATCAAAATATTCTTCTTCTGTTAATTTTTCAAAAATAGTATCTGCTTCCCAAGTATGTCCTCTATAATAAGTTGCACCTGGAACATGATTTTCTTCTTTTCCTGTAAAGTAATTATCTAATGAAGTTATTTTAATTTTTGGGTAGGTTTCCTGTAGGTGTTTAATGAGGTTGCTTCCGACAAATCCTGCACCACCTGTGACTAATACGTTTTTCATATAATATTATACTGATTTATTTATTTTTGTTTCTTTATTACCACTACACATGTCATATACTTCACCGTTTATTAAAAAACCTCTAAGAGAAATATCATTGCGTTTAGCAAAGCGAATAGAAGAAATATACGAATAAGGAGATTTGATGTTTGTAAATTCAACGGCGTAATTATCGTAAATCACCGTTACCGTAGATCCTCCCTCCTGTAAGGAAAGTGGATTAATTCTCATTTCTTTTGTGGGTCTATATACTTTCATGTTGCATAGGTAATGTTTGATGTTTTTTAAGATCTCTCTTAATATCTTTTTTAACTCTGTCTAAATATTTCTTTCTTTTTGAATCGCTCACGAAGGGAACTGACCAAAATTGTTTTGTCTTTAACCATCTTGAAATATTCCATCCAAATACAAATGTAAATACTCCCATCACTAAACGTAATTTAACTGAGTTTAAATATAGAGTTCTTACCGGTAATGAAGGAGCTCCATGGGTTATATATGTCCTTACCTTTTTGTCACTCAAGAATGGCTTTGGATATGCGTATGCTCCGAAAAGGGGAACAAACTTATATGCAAAACCTGGGGTAAATACTTCGTCAAAGAATATTTCCATTCTGGGTGTTAATCTAAACCACCAAACAGGGGATACGAAGTAAATTCTATCCGCCCATGTTACAGCATCTTGATATTCCTTAATAAGATCTTTTCTTGGCTGAGAAAAATCATCTCTATATAAATCTATTACCTGTATTTCATTTAGGTAATCACTATCTAATAGAGATTCTTGGATTGTTTTAAAAATTCCGTTGTAACAAAATGATTTTTTATCAGGATGTCCAACTACGATTAAGTTTTGCATGCGTTCTAGTTTCTTCATAAGAACTTTTTAAATTGTGTTACTTCTTTTTTTCGAGCTTCTTCTAATTTCTTAGCATGATATTCTCTGGCATATTGTTCCATGATACTACTCATTTTAGTGTAATGAGAAAATGCATCACTGTCTATATTATTATCTGGCCATTCGTTTTCGTTAAGCCACTTCTTAGCTTCTATCGCCATGGAAATATTCTTTTAAATCGTCTCTACTTGTAGGAACATTGTCCCATTTAGGATCATACCAAAACATCCTTCCGTTTCTATCTTTTCTTTTTGACATTTCACTATTACCGTAACATAACATAAATCTTTCTTGAACTGCATTTTCTCCGAAAGGATTATCCCAATCCCTAATGCTTCCTCCTCCTTTTGCGTATGCTAACATTGGGATATCTTTACATAGTTCTAGTATTTTAGGATATTTAGCTAGTTGCATTCCTGCTGGTAAAAAAGGATCTACGTCACCTGCTCTAAAAATTATCTCTGCTCTTAAGTAATTGCCTATTCCATTAAAATATTTTTGGTTCATCAGGACTTCATAGAGTGGTTTCTTGAAAGCGCGTGACGTTAGATTAGTCATTATATCTTTCCAAAAAGAATCAAAGGAGGTCGTTGGATCCTCTCCTCGTGTATCATTCCACCATAACCCTTGTTTCCACTTGCCAAATCGGCGAACATCTACAAATGAGAGTGTAGTTCCATCCCTTCTATTAAATTTTAGATGTGAGTGCTTAGGTTCTTGTCCTGAATTAGTAAGTTTAAAATATCCACTCATTCCCATTGTCATTCTAATAGGAATAATCTGATCTGAATTATTATCTAAAATCATAAGGACCATTTCCTTTCCCTTAGATTCTGCCTTAACTCTGAAAGATTTAAATGGAATATCGAGGTCTTCGCACTTATGTTCTGGGTTTTTAGAAACATTAACATAGTTTGCACCTTCTGATACTTGATTGACGTAGTCTGCTGTAAATTTTAATTCTGCTAATTCTGGCATATTATTTATATATGGGTTTTACAAAAAGTTTATTCGAAAAATCCTTTGATAAAATGAAATAAGTAAAATGGCCATGCTAGTGTCAAGAAAATAGATTCTAAAAGGGTAAATCTTTTTCCATCATAGTCTTCAATATATTTCGACTGAATATCATGAGATATGTGTAAAAATAAAGAGAATAAAACGCCAATGTACAAATAGGTCATCATATTAAAATGGTAATGGATCTTCTTCTATTGATTTAATCATTTGCTCCGTTCTAAGTTTTTGAATATCTACTTTCTTTGTGTTAAAGGAAGCGAAAGGAGTTTGGTGTAATTGTGTTACGTCCCATGATTGGCCGTACTTATTTTCTTGATTGTCAGCGATAAGTTCACCCTTTGAAAGAGCATGTTTATCGTTATCTGCATCAATGTATACTTCAAATGTTACTGTATATCTCATTAGTTTACCATTTTTAAAAGGTTAGAAACAAGTAGAATCATATAAAGTCCAAATGCAGTAATTAGGACGATGTCTACGCTATCAATCTGCTTAAGTGTATGTTTTAGTTTACGCATTCTTACTAAGAGTTTTTCTATAGTTAACTACGGCTTTTGCAAGTCTGTCTAAACGCTCGCTTGGATCTTCGATCATAATCCTTTCAGTTGAAGGCCATGTGGTTCCATTCCATTCATGCATTGATTTCTTAGTAGGATTTAATTGATAGATCGTTCGATGAGACCATTCATATCCTTTGTAATTTTCGTAATTACGAGTATATGCTCTACGAATATATCCACTTTCATAAGAAAGATAGTCAGTATTCGTGATAGGATCGTGGTAACAAATAGTTCCATTGTCGGCTTGCGTCTGTGAAGTTACTTCAACGCATTTGAGTGATTGTAGTTTATTCATTTTATTTTTTTTAGTAGAAAAGAGACATTGCAACACGAAGACCTTCTTCGGTAGCTTTATGAAAAGAATCAATACGAGGATTCAAAGAATCTGAATCTTTGTATTCTTTAAGAGCGGCTTTAATTGCACCGCGTTTAGTTTTGGCCCACACTGTGTTCCAACCGCCACCTTCAAAGGTGAACATATATTGTTTGTTTTTTAATTCTGCCATAATGGTTTCTTTTATTAATTATTACTCTACTAATATAAGCAAAAAATCTGAGATAAAAAAATTCTAGGCTGTTTATTTTTGATTTTTTTTTCTTTTTTTATTAAACTTAGCCCATTGCTTAGCCGCTTCCTTCTCCTCTTCGTATTTTTCAAGAACGTTAAAGAAGCCTTCATAGTCATATTCTTCTGACCTGAAAGCTTCTCTAATTCTCGATTGCTCGTCTTCACATCCTTTCATCCATCCCATTATGAATGCAAATGCTCCTAAGAAAATCGTTAAAAATAATCCTTCTATTCCCATTATTTCAATTTTTGTAAAAGATTATCAATATCTTTTTTAGAAGTCCATCCTGCAACTTCGTCTTCAGTATCTATAAATTTAGAAGTGACAAAACTTCCGTCTTTGGAGTTCTCCCATATAGCAACTTCGAATGAAGAGTATTGTGTAGAGTCTAAGCCATCCTCTCGAGGATTACTGTAAACAAACTTACCAGCCTGAATACTCACTGTAACTTCTTTGAATTTTGCAGTAGCTCCTACGCCACCGTGCGTTTGTTTGTTAAATGTTAAATCTTTGAATTTCATATCTTTTATTTTAAAAATTACCGTCAGCTACTTGAAAGCAAGTGATACCATTATCTCTCCACATTTGAACTACTTTATCTCTATCGTCAAAGACACATGTAATATCGTCAGTGTTTGGAAATAAATCATCAAGCCACTTTTTCTTTAATACATCATCTTTCATAAACTTAAAACCTCCAGCAGTTGGTCGCATCTTTAAAACATCAAATGGAATATCAAGATCGTTTAACCAATCTTTCGTTGCGTCTTTAGTAGCTTTAGATCTTCCACTAAAAATTACAACACGATGTCCATCTTTTTTAAGAAGTCGTGCCATGTGAATAACTGGCCAATTCGGTTTATCTAATTGAATGTTTGCTGGATCGAAGAAAGTGTCCCAATCCATTTTACCATTATCTTTTGTGGAAATAGCTCTCCTATCGTCGATAAGAGCGAGAGTTCCATCTAAATCGAAAATTACTGTTTTCATTTTTATATTTTTAAAGGTTATCTCTTACTGAGTTTTTAATTAACATTTGAGAAGTAGGAGCGATTCCAAAACTAACCCAATTGTCAGAGTCATTAAATTGTTTTCTACAATGGTCCATGATTTCGTCTGACCAGTCTAAATGGTTTCCAAGAACGTCTGTTACTGGATGCCAAACGCTTTCCCAACCATCATTTAAGAAGGTTACCCAAGCTTTTTCTAAGTTTAAATTAAGTGACATATCTTTTGCTTTATTGATTATTACTATACTAATATAAGCAAAATATCTGAGATAAAAAAATATTTAGGCAATTATTTTCAAATTATTTTAATCCCACCATCCTCGGATGTTATGGGATATAAATTTCCATACTAATTTCTCTGCTTTAATTTGCTTTTCTTTAGACTGTTTAAATAGTTTATCAAAGGTTTCTTTAACTTTATCTTTGTTTTCCCACTTCTCGTATTCATAATTAATATATGAAGTTCCATCTCTTCTTCCAGTGTCTTCAAAGTTCCAATCTAATACGTTATCACCATAAATCTTTTTCATCTGATCTTGGTATTCCATTCCATATTCTTCATCGTAAACTTTATCAAGAAGTTCGATAGCGGTTTTAATTCTCTTAGCTCTCATATCGGAATCGATGGCATACGCTCTATCTGATTCCATAAAATTAGAAGTACGTATTAATTGATGTTTAAATAAATCAATTGCGTATCTATAATCAAAATCATAACCTTTCCAAATAATTGGCAAGTAATCTAAGACTCTTTTAATTTGTCTGTATTTTCTTTTAAACCAGTACGCCATATTTTTTAGTATATTCCTTTAGCGTAATACCTTCTTTATCCTTTTCGGAGACTAAGATGTCTGATATATTGAATTGTGTAAGTATACTCTTATCTATAGTCAGATCTATATCCTTGTCGGTCCATAGGAGACACTCCTCTGCACTCTTATCATATTCTTTAGTACATTTATATGAAAAGATTGTATCATCCTCAAGGGCAAGAAACGCATGGCCAAATCCGGCTGGAATCCAAAATTGATTTCCTATGTGCGCACTTAATAATACATAAGTCCATTCTCCATAGGATGGAGAACCAGGTCTAAGATCTACCGCGAAATCTACAACAGCTCCTTTAGAAACTCTTACTAATTTTCCTTGAGCACTATCTCCGGTTTGTAAATGTATTCCTCTAAATACTCCTTTCTTAGAAACAGATTGATTATCTTGTAGAAATTCTTCTGTAATTCCAAGTTCTTTAATTTTTGAAGATTTGAATGTTTCTATAAACTCTCCTCTTTCATCTTCAAATTTTCCAGGTCTTAATTCTAATAATCCTGAAATGCTAAATTTTCTTGATTTCATATTTTATCTTTTTCCTCCATTATAAGGTTTTGCTAAACCTTCGTTTAATAATACTTGATTTATACTAATTGATATAGGTCTAGTTTCACCTTCATGGACATGAACTTCATGATAACCATTATATAGTTCTCCTAGCGCTCTTCCATATTTATCCACTTCTTTAGAAACCAATACGAATTCATTGTTTCCTTGTTCTAGTAACTGCACTAGTCTTTCTTTAGATTTAAGACCTGCTCTTTTTTCTACTAGATCTCTAGTCCTAGTTTCAGGAGTATCGATTCCATGTAGTCTAACGTTTACTTTTTTCCAAATATCAAATCCTAAATCTACATGTGCCCATACAGTATCTCCGTCTACTACTCTAATTAGTTTTGCGTTAAAGGTGTAGTTAGGCGTTATCATGTGTCGATGTTGTAAACCAATAAGGATCTGTTCCTCGCTGTGGTTGGTAAGGTAAATAAGTTGTAGGACGAGTGTATGAATCCTCTGGTGTAAGAAGAACGACAGCTTCCGCTGCTGTTATCTTATTTTCGTCTAGTAGTTTTTGAACTAGTTCCGCTCTTGTCATTTGTTTTTGTTTTTTTATTTGCTGGCAATATTAACCAAAATATAATGTATATTAATATTGATGGGATTGTGGGTGTAAAGAAAGCTAATATGAATAGAAGTCTGAATATTAATGGATCAATTCCAAAATAATATCCGAAACCGTCACATATTCCAGCAATCTTTCCTCTACTACCTCTGTGTACTTTTCTCATTTTAAATTATTTTCTATTAGTTATACCCCCTAAAAGCACAATGTTTCATGTGCTTTGAGTGGCGGCCTGGACGAGACTCGAACTCGCGACCTCATGCGTGACAGGCATGCATTCTAACCAGCTGAACTACCAGGCCAATTTGCGGAGAAGAAGGGATTCGAACCCCTGGAACCGTGAAGTTCGCTGGTTTTCAAGACCAGTGCATTCGACCACTCTGCCACTTCTCCTATTCTTCAACAACTATGAGTTAATGTTTATTTATTTAAATTAATTAGGAATGTTTTCCTTTTCTTTGGATTTTTGAAGATTAAAACTATCAATAATTTTATCTAATCTTAAATCCATTTCTTCTATTTCTTTCTCAAATTGAGAAATTGCTTTATCTACTCTAGAATCTAATCTTCTATCTAGATCATCTATGCAATTATCTAAATAGTGTTCGACTGAATCTATTCTATTTTGAATTTCACTTTCGATGTGATTAATCGCCGAATCTAATTCACCGATTTTTTTAGTTGACCTGAACAATGACACTGTCCCTAAAATAATTAGAGTTAGCACCACACCCAGACCGAATGTAATAATAGTTGTTTCCATATACTTATGTTTATTTTTAAGCATAGCTGTCAAAGAACTATTAATTATACTAAATAAGAGGGGGTTGTTTCAGTTAAAGTTGGAATTACCAACCTGAATTCTTTTTAACTTTGATTCCAGATGAGGTTAATGTTTCTTCTAACTCTGATATAGCGTCAACGACCGGAGATAGGTCCATTTTAGGAGCTCCTCCTGTTGGGGTATTCTTTTTAACTTCTGCAGTATTGCTCGTGACTAGATCTTTAACTTTATTAAGTGCCTTACCAATTACACTAGTGGCTTCGCCAGAAGTTTTACCTTGTCTAGCAACTGCTTTATCCAGGGCGTCAACTGCAGTTGATAATTCTGCAACAGCTTTCAATAGATCATCAGCTAGGACTTTCATTGGATTATTATCCTGTTCTGCTAATTTACGTAAAGAATCGAACATCTTTGTGGTTGCGTTGATTGCACCAATATTCATCTTGTTAGATTCCTTTGCAAGTAAACCATAATTCTTAGCAAGCGTTCCAACATGTTTTGCTGAACTTCTTAGGTAGTCTACTCTACTGTAGTTAGAGAATGGTAATAGTGCGTTAAGAGCTTTAATTCCTTTGTTTTGATATTTAGCTAATTCTGCAAAACCTTTTCCAGCAGCAGCTACAGCTGGTCCTAAACTAGTAATACCCTTTTTTCTGCTTATTAATTTATCTAGGACTTCAAATGGTCCATCTGTTTTAGTCAACCCACCAGTCACAAAATCTAACACCTTTCCGGCACCTGAAGCTACGCCAGTTAATAGTCCACCAACTGCTTGTCCAGCCAATGCACCAACTAATGCTAACCAACCGCCTGCAATTGAAACTAAACCGGCGCCTAGGGCTGATAAATTTTCTATTCCAAGTTCTTCTTTTATTCTAACAAATGAATCTATCATTCCGTTAACAGGAGCTAATAACATATCCGTGAAATTTTTACCAATTGCTCCTAAATCTGGTAATTTGCTAAATATCCAAGCAACTGCCCATATAGTACCTGCTAATAATATCATACCAAGGGCACCTAATCCTAGTGCTGCTGCACCTACACCTGACGTAGCAATTAAGCCGACAACACCAAGTGGAACTGCAAATGCAGAAATAGCAAACACAGCGCCTATAGTCCATTCAATAGGTATTGGTACAAAACTTCCTGGTAAAACTGAGAATATCCATGCAGTTGCAAGTACTGCGATACCAATCGCTGCTATGCCGACTAGTCCCATTGCCAAGTCTTTAAGGCCAACTCCAAATGTTTTCATCAGTTTAACTACTATCATAAACCCAAGGCCAAAGATAGCTACCGCTAATCCTGTTTTTAATGACCATTCAACTGGTACTGTTTTAAATTCATCTGGTAGATATTGGAATATGAATGCGACTGCTAATATACCTAAAGCTATGAATCCCATGGCTAATGCTGCAAGTCCAATTTCCTTTATATCCATTCCTCGAGTTGCTTTAGAAATAAAATAAAATGCTATACCAAATACTGCCATAGCCAAACCTACCTTTAAACTCCATTTTGCTGGGGGTGCATTATATGCCTTTACTTTTGCTAAAAAAGTAAACATTAAAGCTACAGCAACAATAGTACCCGCAAGTAGAGGGACGGCTAAAGATGCATAGAGTATCTCCTTTAATGTTTTTCCTTTAATACTTCTTAATATCATCACTAATGGAATAGAAAATATGAAAAGAGCAAAACCTGCCTTTAGAGTCCATGATGCAGGTGGAGCCACATAATTACCGCTTAATCCTTCCATTGCGTAAGAAACTCCAGCAATTGCTAAAGCTATTAATGGTATTGCAAGTGCAGCAAATATCATTTGTTTAAGATTTAATCCTTTGACCGATCTTAGTATTATAGCAAGTGGAATTGAAAAAACAAAAAGCATTAACCCTGTCATAAAAATCCAATCTAATGGAGGTCCTGCGATAAAGGTTTCTGGCATCATGGCCATGGCTCCTGCGACACCTGCTATTGCAAGTGTAATTGCTACCATAACTAACATCGACATTGCTATTGTTTTTGCTCCATTTTTATCCATTCCTATTCCGCCCTTCTTTAATGCCATTACGACACCTAAAAATGCCATTGCCATGGGTTGTAGTGCAAATCCTATTACAGCGGCTGATATTAATTTCTTTAATTGAACGGGTTGTACTGCTGATAAAATATAACTTGAAACAGTTATTAATACAGCTGCACCTAATACAACCATAAATGCCATTTTCATCGCTCCATTTTTAGACATTTCATCTCCACCTGGACCTAGTGCGCTTTTACCGGCAGCTCCTCCAAATTTAGATATCGCAAATTTACCTGCCATGAAACCCAACCCTCTGACGGGTGAAAGTAACATTAACATTTCTACCATTGCTTTAACCAATGGAATTAATGCAAGTGATATAAGAATGGCTGTTGCTAACTGAGCAACCGAAACTGGAGCAATTCCTTGCATAATATAAGAAGCGAGTGTAACAGCGCCAGCGGCTAACACTACCATAATTCCTAGCTTAGCAGCACCTCCAAGGCCAAAGCCTCCTTTTTCTCCTCCTGCTTTACCAGCTGCCTTGCCTCCCTTAATATCATTATGTAAATCTGTAATTGCAGTCTTAATATCTAATAATACATCAGTTTGTCTTTCTAATATACTTTTAACATTATCGCTACCCTTGATTAGAACATCTACGCCTAACGCGACAGCAGACATTTTATTGTCTGTATTTTCACTTGCCTTAGCTATCCTCTGTAAAGGAGATAACAGTATGTTGTCCTTTGCGTTATTGGCCATTGATTAAACTAAATTTATCTGATCTCTTTTAGGGCGCCTTGTACACCTTGATCTTTTGATGATTTCATAGAACCTAGAACTTCCTTTAAGGCATCTGGATTTTCATGAAAATAACTTATTATTGCAGAAACGGCATGGCGACCAAGTGAACTCATAAATTTCTTAAATTTATTCTCTAAAATTAATGAGGTACCGAGTTCTTGTTTTTCGGAAATAATTTCTTCATATGTTTTTACACGTTTCATAATAATCTTATAATTTTATTTAGTTTATAGTCTATATATTAAAGGAATAACGGGACAGTTCCCATTATTCCTCTAAAGTTTATTATAATTTAGGAACTGATATTTTTGGAATATTCATTTTTGGAATTTTCATATTCTGTTGCATCTGTTCACTTTGTTCCTGTTGTCCCTTATTAGCTTCATTTTCTTTCTGTAAATGATCAGTTAGATCTTTCACGAGATAGTAAAATTCATAATAATCCATGTTTTCCAATTCGGAAGGTTGTACATGTAAGACCCTATAGATATGAAACTTCGTTTTAAAGAAGTTCTCCAGAGAGATCTTGAACAATGAATAAAGATTTGATTCCGTCACGAAACCCAATCGGAACGAGGACCTCGTCATCCTCGTGCGGTACCAACATCTCAGGCTGGATTCCGACTTTTAATTTTTCTGCTAATTTGTATACTAAACTATATTTCTTATTTGACCAACCATTAACTTCCATTTCGAAATTAAAAATAGTCTTATCAGTATATTGTCTCCAATCATTTACGATGTAAGGAATTATTTGTAGAATAGATTGATCTGCTATTTCTCCTTTTTCCTGCTTATCTTTAATATGTTTAGTCATTTTTTGCATCACTCCAATACTAGGTGGAGTCATTTCAATTATACCGAAAGATTTTGTTTCAATTTTAAAACTCTTAGATTCTTGATCATAATACTTATCTAATTCTGCTGGTATTTTAAAATATTGAAAATACTTCTTATTTACCTCAGCCGTATGTCTACCTCCTTTTTTATCTTGATAAGGAACTGTCAATTGGCTTTCAGGTTCTGGGAAAGTAAGATCTCTAATAGCTAAAACTAAATAGAATCTATCTTCCTCTAAAATATCTCTATAAGACATTCTTTTAGCTCCTGATGTAATTCTTACACATGATTCAATTATGTTATTTAATTTTTCATCAATATCTAGTACATTATTCTCGTCTACTGTAGAAAAGTGTCTAATTTCTGAAACTTTTGCAGCTCTAATAGAAATTTCTGATTTTTCATTGTAGAACATTCCACCTGAAGGAAGTTCTGCATGAGAAACACTATGATATCCTAAATGAAAATCTGCTTCCTTAGCTTCCTGTGGTTTAAACTTATTCATATCCACCTTTCCTAGATCAGCTGGTTCTTCAGCTTCTACGGGTGCATTGTTTTCGTTATCCTCTATCATAGCTTTATATTGCTCGTCAAGGTTAACCGGTTTGTTTTTGTCTTCGCTCATGTTTTATTATTTAGATTTGAGTTGTTTAATTCTATTTCGATCCCAACTCTTTTGAAGATCGCTTTTTTTATCTATTTCTTGTCTTATTAAGTCTCTGATAAACGCCGAAACTGAAACCGGTCTCTCTCCATTTTCAATCGCCTCGTTTAGTATAATCCTGTTTATTATAAACACTTCTTCTTCAGAGAGTAATACCTGTAATTTCTTAGTTAGTTTACTGGACATATTATTATATCATTATATTATATTTTAGTTTCATAAAAATAGGACGGACTAATTAAAGCCGTCCTACTCTTAATAAATTAAGCTAATACTTCTTTAAAAGTATCACATTTCCATGTTACTTCTAAAGCAGCTGCTTCTGGAGATTCATAACTTAAATCGTTAGTGAATGGAAGTCCAGAATTAATCCAGCAATCTTCTAATGTTATAGTTCTGTAAATATCACCAGCTCTATTGAATTGTACGATTACGATTGTTCCAGTATAGTCTTTCTTTAAGCCCATTACACCAGTCTGTGGATCGTAAGCTAAGTTATACCATTGTCTCATTGTTTTATATAAATAAGCTTGGTTTGCCTCGTTTAAATTTAACGAAAAGTTAATACCCACCGTAAGTGTAGTATCATCTGGCATTCCAGCGTATGAACGTGAAGAGAATTTGTATTTCTGTGCTACCTCTCCAGGTGCTTTATATAATTCCAACCCGCTAACAGAGTTAACATGTTGAAGTAATAGCGGTGCGTCAGCAACTCCAGCAGGAGGTAAAATAGTTACCTCAAATAAGTTTCCTTGTACTGGTTCGAATTGTCTACCCGCCTTACTAGTTTGATCTTGTGAATAGTGTGGTAAAGCCATAAGTCTTTATTGTTTTATTTTTTATTATATATCTTTTTAACTAAAGTTTCCTGTTGAAATTTCACCAGTATTTAAAATCGTCGTTCTGTGTACAACTATTTCTAAACCTTTAACTGGCTCAACAAATGTATCTATGATACCGATGTTGTTATCAATTACCTCACCTGTGTTATTTGATTGATCCATTACGTTTTTGAAATCATATACACCACCATCTTGTCTAACTGATTCCATTAATGAATCTGCTAGAGTTTTGATTTCTAATCTAGTTTGTGCATTGTTAAATTCGAATACGTAATCCTTAAGGATATCTGCCATTGCATCTTGAATGTAAATTAACACTTCTCTAACATGAGCTGAAGATAGTGATGATTTAATAGATTGCTGTGCAGTTTTATTTCCTAAGATAGTTAAACCAACTCCTCTTTGGAATACAATTGGGTTATAACCAAATGGCTCTAAAATGTCTCTATCTGATTTGTCAAAAGAATATTCAGCTCCTGCAACGTTAGTTCCAGCAACAACACCTCTTCTAGGACCAGCGACAATTGACCATGGTAAAGCGTCTGTGTATTTATCAATATAGTTATTAGATACATAAGCAGCTGGTGGAACGATTAAATCTTTTCCATTTTCTCTTACAATAAGACCAGGACCATAGTAGAATGCAAAGTTTGCACCATCTGCGATACTCGGTAATGTATATAGTGATGTTGGATTTTGATCTAAGTTACCTCCATCTTTAATGTATGAAGTTTTAAATGAGCCAAATTGATCTTTAAATGAAGGATCCGTAGATTCTTTAAAGTCTTTTACCATTGGTGCATTTAATATAGCTGCTGCGTTTTGTCTTTCTTTTGCTAATTGAGATAATTGAATTTTATTTTGTAATCCATTTAAATCGTAAGATCCAAATGTATCAACAATATATCTAAAGTCAATTGCATCTTTATCTACTAAACCAGTTGCCAATCCTGTTCCTAATGAAATAGCCTGTAAACATGAAGTAATAGTTTCTGCTTCAATATCTGCGCCATTTAATACGAATGGAGTATATGAAACTGCTGCATCTTCTAAAGATTCAACAAATGCAGTAGGGGCAACTAAAGGAGCCGCTTCTGATAATTTAATAGTCCATACTATTTGTTCGCTTTCGTTTTTAGAAACAGAAACCTGCTCAACTAGAGCTAATCTTTCACCTGTTCTGATATAATTTCCTTTTTTAACTTCAGGATTAAATGTAGATAGTGCACCAGTGTATGTAAATATTGCATTAGTTCCATCAGCAGAGTATGTTAAATCCGACCCAGGGAATAATATTGTTCTATTTGCAATGTCGTAAGATAATACTACTTGATCTTGAGCGGCTTCGTCAAATGTGTGACCAACTAAATCGATTGGAGTATCTCCAGATTCGTCAGTTACTAAATCTTCAGCAATTGCACAGAATAAACCTGTTCTTCTTGCTTCAGCGTTAATCATTGTTTCGATATATACGTTTCTTCCTTCTAAGTCTTTAAAACCTGGAAGCATTGAACCTGTATAAGAACCTATCATTTCAACTTGTCTTAAGTTTGCAAATTGTTCTATTAGCTCTTTTCTTAAACCTTTATTGTCAAAGTAATATCCATAAACTGGATCAGTGTCCATTGCCGCAGCATCAAATTTACCTTTGAATACAAATACGTCAATCATATAATCTGACATTAAATCTTTATTATCTAAATATGCTGGAACATTTCCTTCTCCATACCATTCTCTTGCAGTAACATCAAAGCCAGCAGTATCTTGTGCTTTTCTTGTGAAAACTGTGATTGGGGTTTGTTTAATATTTACAAAGTTTAAAACTTGATTAGAATCCTGTCCTAGTGTTTGTAATACTTTTTCGTCAGAAGGAATCATGAATTTATCCGTGTCAAAGAAATTAGCATAAGCATAGTCTCCAGTTTGGTGACCTAATTCAGGATATGTTGCAATAGTAAAGTCTGCTAAATATTCTGCTTCTGTATATAATTGTTCTTCAGTTCCTGCATTGTAAATATCAAATGTAGTTGCTCCAATGTAAGATGCATCTAATACATCACTACTAGGTGCGATACCTATCATAGTATTTCCACTAGAGAATGACACTCCAGTTATTTGTGCAACAGTTCCATCTGATTGTAATAAGTAATCGTTAGTTGAAATAGATCCAGTAAAATCTTCTCCAACGATCTCTACACCCTGTCCTGATATACCACTCGCTACCGTTAGAGATGCAAGTGTAAGAGTATTAGTAATTGCCGGAGCAACATAAGCGACTTTTACATCACCTTCAACCCATGTGTTTCCAGCTGGTCTTTCCATTAAGGGATCAGTTTTATATGATCCATTTGTTGAAATTTGTGCAGCTGAAGCTAAATCATTTTCTCCAAAATGAGCAAGGTTAAGAGCTAGGATAGGTCCTCTTGAAAGAGCAGCCTTAGCTGATCTGTGGAAGAACATTCCTTTTTTCTCTAACGACTTGTCGATGTTTCCATATACTTGAATGAATGCTTCAACGTTTTCGATTAATACTGGTGTATTATAAGGTCCCTTTCTTGAGTGACCAACAACCAGCCTAAGAGTAGAAACGTCAATATTAGCAGTTTGGGATTTATCAAATTCCAATCTGTAAACGCCTGAACTCTTGAATTGTAATAATTGAGGACTTAGTGCCATAGTTATTTAATTTTATTTTTTTATTTGTTAATCTATATATCCGTGTAAATCTGGAGTTTAGTCTATATAAGATCATAAATATCATACTGCATATCTCCGGCTGAATCGTTTTGTTGATATAGAGTAGTTTCCATTAATTTATACTTTTCAGGATCTATAAAATCTAGCAATTCTTCGATGTAATCTGCATAATCTGTAGTGTTAAAAAATTCAGTGGCAGTGATTCCTGTCATAATGATATCATCATTACCCATTTGAGCACCATAGCTTCCATTTTTAAGACTACCGAAAAGACTTGCTTCATTTACAGTTTCTGTGTCATTTATTTTTATTCTATTATTTTCAATTAATTTTTTAAAATTTTGGCAAAACACTGATTTGTTATCTGCTTTTAATTTTATACCTGGTTTTAAGGCTCTTGAATCATGTCTATGTTTAAACCTTAATACCATTTCGTCTTCAAATTCATTTCTTGAAGGATATACTGTTTGTAAATATTTTAATAAGATAGAACCGTATGTATTGAATTCTATAATCATCTTAACATTTTCAGGATTAAATATCTCAACAGCTAATGTATATAGAACCTTTGCAAAATCTTCTATAACATGTTCATTAGATCTAAAGACTGCAACTTGATTCAATCTAAAAAAGTCATACATTGCACCCGGTGTCACTGCATCAATAATGTGCTTATCTTCCATTGGTTCTACTTCGAAAACATTAATTACCGAGTAATCACCCCCATTGCCTTCTGCAATGTCTACTGAAAACAAATAAAATCTATTAGATTCTTTTGCTCCTTCAGGATCAAAATCTTTATGAAATCCTAAAACTCCTTTTGTATCTATTTGTATGTTTTCAAAATCTTCTAAATCGTGCCAAATAAACTCATGTGAATTTTTTCTCATAGTTTTCATAACCATTGGGCTTAATAATAGATTTGAAGAGCTTACGAATTCATTTCCATATTGTCTATTGAATGCTTCTTCAGAACCAAGGTTACCAAGTTCTCTCTTATACCATTCATCGTCTCTGTCTGGGTGTTGCCACCAATCGATTCTCGTAGCGTTATATTCGTTATCTCCTCTTTCGGCAGCTGCGTATATTTCATAGAACTTATTAAAACCGTTTGGAGTTGAAGTGATGTTAATTCTTGATACTTTCGAAGCTGAGAGTGTTGGATATACGTTTTCATAAAATGAATTTACTATTGTTGGATGAACGTGAGCAAACTCATCAAGGTATAAATTATGAATTGTAAAACCAATACCTGATTTTGCAGTAGTCGATTGACCTACTAAACGACATCCATTATCCGAACGGACATTCATTACATCATACTTGATAATACCCGGTTTCATAAAGAAAGGAAGGTTTTCAATAACCACCTTTGCTTTATCTATAATTTCCTTTGTTGAGTCAGATTTATTAGCTAATAACAAGGTTGTCTTGTCATAATTAAAGGTTAAATACCATGCGTTAAAGATAGAAGCTGTTACGGTTTTACCCATTTGCCTAGAAGCAAGAACAATATTAAATCTTTCATTTTGAAAATCGTGCAATAATTCTTTTTGATATTCTCTAAGTTTTACTTGTTGAATACCTTCATCTGTCATTACTACTGCATATTTTTCTGCAAAATAAACAATGTCATTGGCGCATTTAGCCAACTCTGCAATTTCTTCTTCAGTATATTCAAATACAATATTACCTTTACGTAAGAATTGCTTACCTTCATAAAATGGCATAGAAACCTGTGGACGATATCCTTTGTCTAATGCTACTAAAAGGTCATTAACGTTCTTAGTTGACCATACTAGCTTTTGACCAGGATCGTTTTTGTCTCCTTTCGGAATCCACATATTATCTCCTACGTAATCGCTCATTGTTATTCTTCGTTAGGTTCTACGTCTTCAATATCTTCGACCTCAGAATCATTAATACCGGAGCGAATCATTCTCATAAGGTCTTTAGTTCCTCTTTGAACAGCAGAATCACCAGTGGAACCTCCTGATTCTTCTATTTCTCTAACATCATCTCTCTTTTTGTAAATCTCTATATCTCTAGAAATTCTTTTAGCACTTTCCTCAGTTGCCATTAAATACATTGTTTGAGATTTAATAATATCTAGCATTGATTTCTGTAACGTTGCAAGAACTTCAAACATTCTTGGAGCTAATTCACCATCTTCGATAGTTTCTAATAGAGTTGTAAGAGCTCTTTCACCGGCTTGTAATTGATAAACTAAAGAAGACATTGTCATCTCATCCATCTTTTTCTTAGCAGCAATATATTCGTCTTTTTCAATTATATCTTCTGCAAGATAAAATTTCATAAGAGCTGTTATAGTTTTCTTAGCTGTTTTAGTAGATCTTGTTTTAAGTTCTCCAAATGATGGAAGAACTTCCTTTGGTTGAAGTGGAAGAAACGCCGGATCAGTATCCGTAGCCTCTGTTATATCTACACTTTCACCAATAAGTTCATCAAGCTCTTTTCTAATATCTTCTGCTTGGTCTTTTATTGACTTCTTTTCTTCTGACATAAATTATTGTTTTATAGGATTATATATCCTAATTACTTAGAATGAAAGAATTTCTGAAATCCAATACTAGGTATTGCATTATCGATCATCTTCGCAAGTTGGTTATCTCTGACAACATATTGATTTAATACGTTTGATCTCTGCTCCTCTTCTATAGTCTGTTCAAATATTCTAAGATTTGTCATATACATTCCATTTCCTCTTAATTGGAAATTAGAATTTGAATTCCAAATCATTCCTGATGATTTAACTTCGTTAAATAATTCTATTAATTGTGTAGGACTATTTTGAGGAAGACCTACTTCATTTAAATTATAAATACTTAAACTCATTGAAGAAAATTCATTACTTATATTCAATACAAATGCATACCATTCTTTTTGTAAATTTATTCCATGATTAAACGTTATGGTATTACCATTAGACATTACTTTGAATTCTGAATCATTTATATATGATTTAAATCCTGTTAGTGCAGTCGAATCTCCAATTATGAAATGATCTCCGGATCCTGTATTAAATCTAGGATTAAACCATCCTGAAATTGCCATATTTTCACCAATACCTAATTGGGAAGGTATTTCATACTCTATACATAGTTCTTCATTTGCTAAAGTAGATAGGTCATAGTAATTTTTACTGACGATTGTCCATCTATTTTTTAATTCAAAATCCTTTATTTCTAGAGAAGTATTATAGAATTTTCTAATTCCATCATTATACGTTGATAATGTTGTTTTAAATTGCTGAGGATTTGTATCTTTCTCCTGCTCTTCCCTTTGTCTTTCTCCGAAAACTTCTTCGATTCCAGTTGTTAATGTGTCGGTGGCAGCGTCAAACGTATTTTTATTAACTGAAGTTCTTTCTTGATATTTCTTCAACATTACTCTCCAGTATGAATTGGTTTTATTGAACTCATCGGCTAAAGCTATAGTATGAACTTCATACATTCTATTAATAATAGGAATATACATATAATCCTTAGATCTAGGGTATCTGCTTTTTATTAAATTTCCTTGAGAATCTCTTTCTCCAAACGCTCTATCAAATTCTTCTTGAGTAATATGAATTTCAAAGTCTGCGAAATCCATTCCGAATATATCAAAAGTTATACTTTCTTCAGGAAATTCATTTCCTGGGACTAATATCTTTATGTTTTTATTATCTACTACATCATGTAAACTATATTCCATAAGAGTAACGTCTTCTGTTCTCATATCTGGTTCAGTTCTAAAATAGTTTACTTCATGACCAAAGATATTGCTTACTAATCCTGTAATTTGTTTTACGAATTTAGTAGATTTACTTAAATTATATGGATTAAATAAATTATCATTACATTCTTCTACGATAATGTTTGCACATCCGTCCATTGAAAAGGGATCTAAACACTCAACACAAAAGTTAGGGCATGCTTCAATAATACCGTCTTCCGTTTGTGTAGTATATGTGATCGAGATCAATGAAAGAGAATTTCCACCCGATATTTCAGTTATTTCTGCTTTTAAATCAATATAGAGTGGTAGTGTATTATTAAAATCTAAACTGAATAAATCTCCGATGTTTGAAGTTTTATTTAATTCTGAAAATTCTGAAAAAGATCCACCAGTCTGTGACCATCTAAATTCATAATCAAATTTATTTAATTCATTAGGAACTAAGAAAAATTCTATTCCAGATGGTTGTGTTGAAAACTGGGGTGACGTTGTTAATTCCAGGGTGTATGCGTCTGGTACGGAACTAATTTGAAATATCTTATTTCCTAATACAATTTCATCACCATTGGCTAGAAATGTAAAATCTGTTCCCATTCCTATTACTGTTGGAGATCCTGCATTCAATATAACTACACCCTTTGTCTGTGGTGTTGTTAAACCTGCTATAATTTCCCAATCCGTAATCTTTATTACGTTCTGAAAAGGATCTTGTAGGGATGCTATGAGTTGATCTCCGTTTGCGTTTGCAGTATATCCTGTTACCATTTAATATCTAGTTCTTTTGTCTATATATTCGTTAAAGAAAGCTAGTAATCAGTGATTAACATTATTTTGGGATTATCATCTTGGATCTTAGCTTCTATGCAGTCCATTAGATCTAATGCAGTATCAAATTCTTTTCCATCTGAACCTTCTCTCGATCTTACAAAAGAATCTAAAGCATTAAATATATGAGAAGCATGGTGCCTTGCATAAGGAACATTCTTTTTCATAAGACCTAGCGAAATTAAAATAGAGTTTATTTCTTGTAAATCTTTTTCTTGTTGAAATATATCATATAGCCTTAATGTTCCTGCCAATACTTTAAAATTAAATCGAAGAGTCTTAATTCCATCTATGTCAGATAATCTACTATAAGATTTATTTTTATTGATAGTCAGCTTAATATATTCTAAGTTTGTAAAATCTGTTAAGATCTTGTGTAGAAAATAAATAGTAGTTGCTTCTTTATGAAATTGTTCAAAACCAGTTGCGTTGATTCTATTAATATCGGATTGAAAGTTTTCCTTTAAAAACAAAGATAATTGCTCTTTACTTACAAGAAGAGATCCATCATTAACGACCCTATAGTCCAATTGATTCTTTACTAATGTAAGAATCTTATTGTCGATATAATTATATTTGAATAGAGTGGCGTCAACGACAGTGGCCACATCATTAAAGTCGTAGTAGCTAATCATTTAATATACCTGCATTGTGTTTTCTAATTCCAATAGATTCTTATTTAATTCAACAGGGTTAAATTTCTTAAGATCATTGAACTCTCTCATTCCAATTTCATTTCTTTGTAAAAAGAATTTAATTGTTTCTTCTTTAGGTATATATTCTTTTTTTGATTTTTTAGGTTTTGGAGCTGCCTTCTTAGTTTTAGTATAGATCCATCCTGGAACTGACCTAAATCTTGAAGATACCATGTGCCAGCTGTCGATAACTGCATTGCCATTAATTCCATTCACATTAAATAACTGTGCATTTGATGGATATTTAATAGCAAAAAATCTGTTAATCATGAAGTGGTGTCTCTTCTTATTAAAGTTCTTTACGTTCTTGTATTGATTAGGTTTTGTAAACATGATCTTTACAAAATCAAATAATTTTGTTTCGTCTAGCATATAAATTATACTGTAAACTTGCTATAAGTTTATTAAAAAAGTTCGTTCAATTTCTTAGTAGAAGGTCTTTCCTTGCTACTATCTTCTTTTAATCCTGCGAAGGCATCATACTTTTTAGGAGCACCCTGTGATTTCTTTGCCATCCAATCTGTTCCTTCTAAGATCTTTTCCATCTGAGTGATATTAGAGAACTCTGGTAAAACATTTCTATCTGCTTCAATATTATTATAAATACCCTTTTGAATTGCAAGGGGAATAGTATTATAGTGAAGAAGAACTAGATCTAAGTTTTGATTAAATCTAATTCTGATTTCCTTAGGATCAGATTTACCAACAACTCTATAAATAATATCTACTAGCTTATTTACTTGACCTCTATTGAAAAAGTGTTCTATTGTAAATTCGCTTTCTTCTTTCTTATATTGTTCTAAGATCTTTACACAATGTTTTTCTGTAAGTGAATAGTTTCTGATCTTGCCATTAGATGCAGCTTTAGTCCATGTAATAACTGAAGGAATATTATCTGATTTGTCACCTTGTAGGATTTTACCGAATACAAAGTCGTCACAGTTAATTTCTTGAACTTCTACTCTATTCTTATCCATCCATGTTTGGAAGTCTTCTTTTAGCTTGTCGTATGTTGCTTCTTCTGAGGCAATGTTGAATAATAATTCGTCATTGGTCATTGTAGATGTTTTTCTAGATGCCATTACATCTTCGAAACCTTCAAAGGCAATAAGCTTTTTCTTAGAATTATAATACCATAGAGTATATGCATCTGTTGCTTGATTGTAGTTTACAAGTTGAATTAAATCTCTATCACCTGTCCATGCAATGCAATTTTTACCTTCGCTATTTAATTGAGTAGACCAACCGTACATTACATCATCTGCTTCTGCACCTTGAACTTGGTGGATAATAATACCTTTTTGTTCTAGTATTTTTTGCCATTCAGCATAAACACCAAACACTGCTTTCCAATTAATAGAATCGTCATGTGTTCTAGTTCCTTTATACTGTGCATCTGGAAAAAGATCTTTACGCCAAGATTTAGCATCTACTGCTACGACAATTTGATCTACGAAAGGAGCCATTTTACGAACTTCTGAAGCAAAGTCAATGCATAGCTTTCTCATAAGCTGGGATTGTGATTCTTTGTCACCTAACAATTGTTTACCTTTAGGCCTAGGTAGAACGAATAGTCTACTGTGTAAAAAATAGTTACCGTCAATTAACAATGTATGTTTTCCTAGTTTCATGTGTTTTGTTTTATATTACTAATATAAGCAAAATTTCTGAGATAAAAAAATATTTCAGCAATTAATTTCTAATTATTTCTTGTAGCTTATATATACAACTTAGCATGGTTATCGCTGGGTCAATTACATGAACCCTTTGTGCCTGATGTTCTGCTACAGTTACTGCAATTTGAGGAATATGCTTTGCGCTATTTCCCTTCTCTGATTGAATATATTCTATGAACTCTTCTCCTAATGTTTGAAGTATTTCATCTGTTCTATTTGAATATTCGCCTACTAAATACTTATAGTTTTTAACAGGGTCGGTTTCATTAAAGATTAATTCAAAAACATCTTTATAGACTGAGTTGAACTTTTTAACATCATTTAATGTAATCTTACTCGTTCCTTCTGACTTATATCCTTGTAATTTATTAAGTGTCGAGCGAAGATCTGGGAAGTTTCTACGGACAAATTCAACCAATGCTGGTTTTTCTATTGTCATTTCTTCTTTTCCACATATATCATATACTCGTCTAATATATTTCTTTGTCAATTCGCTCTCTTCTTCTTTATCAAAGTCGAAATTAATTACTTCGAACCTTGAAAGAATTGGATCTGGAATTTTATTTACATAATTACAAGTTGCAATAAACCTTGAATTAGATGCAAATTGTTCCATAGTAGCACGAAGCGCTTTAAAGAATTGATCAGATACACCATCTACCTCATCGAGGATAACTATTTTCATCTTACCCTGATCATCTAAGATAGACATAGTAGAACAGAAATCCATAATCCTGGTTCTAATAACATCTACTGAAGTATCAGTTGATGCATTGATGTAAATATAAGGAAGTTCGAATTGCTTAACAATCGCCTTCGCAGTAGATGTCTTACCGGTACCAGGGCTTCCAGCTAAAAGTACATTTTGAGTTAGACCATCTTTAAATTTTGACATTACTCTTTCTGGTAAAATCAATTCGTCTAAGTTGCTTGGACGATATTTTTCTGTGAACAGTGTGTGAACCATGTAAATTTGTTTAATAATTATACACAAAAGGGCAGTTTTGTTTCAAGAATAAATACTATATGGCATATAATAAAAAATATCCTAAATTAGAAAGGGTTTCCCCTCATTCTCCTTACTCTAATAGATTTGGAATTAAGTTATCGAATCTTGCAAGACAGCAGAAGAGACTATTAATAGAAAATCCTATTTTAGGCGAGAGGTGTGAAAGTGATCAGTTCGTTCATATCATATTCAATATATGTCAACATAGATATACTTCCTCTAAAAATAAGTATTATTATGATTGGTCTACTGATTCGTTTGTGAAGATGGAAGATCTTAAAGAAAACTATAATACGATAGATTGGGTCTGTGCACTATCTGGTAAACCTATCAGATCTAAGACTGATAACTTTAGCTTGGAAAACTTTGTACATCCAGAGTATCATGATGCATTACTGGCTCCTATGGTGGATGCTAGAATACTTAAGTCATCAATAGAGTTTCGTAAGCACATAAAAAAACTCCTATTGAATCAACAACAGGAGTTTCTAAATTTAGCTCGTAAAAATTCTAAAAAGAATTTAGATTAACTTAGAGAAACGATCTTTAACTGAAATAGACTCCTGTATTAAAGATTCCATTTCCATTTTTCTAAGATCAGATTCAAATATTAAACCTAATTTAGTATTGTTTAATTGCCATGATTCTTTTGCAAGAATTTTAGCTTTAAGTTCTTTAGCCTTTTTGATTTTAGCTTCATCTCCACTTTCTTCTGCTTTCGCAATAACAGCATCAACTCTTTTAGTCATACCTTCTTTTGAATTATCCGTTTTATCGACTTCTTCAGTTTCTTCTTCAGTTTCTTCTTCCTTTTCAGATTCTTCATCGTCATTAGATGTTCCAAACGCATCGAAATCATCTTCTTTTTCTGGAGTTTCTTCTGGAGTCTCCGTTGGATTTTCTTCTTCAGTTTCTTCAGGCGTTGTTTCTTTCGCTTTATTCTTCTCTTGCTCTGCCTTTACTTTTTCTAATTCAGCCTTAACCTTTTCATCGTTTGCAGCTGCATCATCTAGTTTTTTTGCATTCTTCTCCTGCTCAGCCTTGATTTTGTCCATTCTCTCCTTTTGAGCCTGTTTAGATTTTGTAATTCTTTCTTTTAGATCTTTCTTAGTTTCAGGACTCATCTTATCTCCCATTGCATCTAATTTATATGTTGCAATTTCTTGAGCAGTGGAATCTTTAATATCTGCTATTAGGGTTTTTACTTTACCAGATCCAAATCCGCTTACTTCAGCATATTTAGCTTCAGTCGATGCTTCAAAATCAGAAGTGGCCTGTTTAATTCCGTCTCTTTTCTTTGTCATTGCAGATATTTGATTATCTAATTTGACTTTCATTTTTGCTAAAGCATCTTTTTTAGCCTTAGCCGAAGCAGCTTCCTTATCCTTTTTAACTTTAGCCTTAACTTTAGCCTTTGCATCCTTTGTAGGAGCATCAGCTTCTTCAACAGATTCAGTAGTACTTAATTCTGCCTTTTTAGTTTCTAATGAAGAAACAGCTACTTCCATTTTAACAGTTTGCATTTTCAGCTGCTTAAGTTTAGTGTAATCTTTTTCAGCGCTCTTCATGACCTTCTTATTTTTAGAAGTATCTTTAATAGCCTTTGCACCTAAACCAACCGTACCGATAATTGCCGTTAATCCTAAAACTGCTCCCATGATAATAGGATCTTGCATAAGAACAGCTCCCATTGGATTTTGTTCATTTAATACCTGATCTTCTGACTCTGTAAGTTGATCGGAAAGAGTTTTTAATGAATTGATAATATCATCACAGTCTTGCATCATCTTAGAATAACCTTCTTCTCCTGTTGTTTCTGGAGATGCTACTACAGTAACTGCGTCTGATTCTATTGAAGTTGATGATTTAGCTACAGGTATATTATCTTCGGTTGATTCATCTATTGAATTAGCCTTTTTTGTATGATTATACCATTGTTCGAATGTTTTCATCTTTTATATTGATTTGTTTATAAACTTATAATCTATATATCCGTTTAAGTTTCAGCGAAACAAAAAAAGGTCCTCTAAAATAGAGGACCTTTAATATTAAAATCTAAAAGTTAGTTCTAATTAAAGAGCTAATTTAGATACATTGTATGTAACATATTGAGTTTCTGGGTGGAAACCTGCTTCAACTAATGCGAATCTAGATTTAACAGCAACTTTAGGAGCCATAGTTCCTTCAGCGATTGTTTGTACTGATTCAGCCATTAAGTAAGGCATGAATACTAATCCAGGACCGTTACCATCACCTTTTCTACCAACTACTACTTCATAAGTATTGTCAGCAGCACCTTCCCATGCTTGTCTTGGGTCAGTGTATACATTTACACCAGCTACAGAACCTACTGGGTAGATTGCACCTGCTGCTTGTGATAATGTGTTAGCCATTGGGTTAGCAACGAAACCAGCAACTGATTGTAAAGCTGTAGCCACTTTAGGACCTACAACACAGAAGTTACCTGCACCTCTTCTACCTCTGTTTGCGATAAAGTTCGCAGCAGCAAGGATTGAAGTTAAGATTCTTCTATGGTTAGAAGCGATAGTCTCACCACCTAATGTAGCATCAGATAAGTCTAAGTCTAAGTTAGCACCTGAAGCTGTAACGTTAGCTTTACCTAAAGAATTAAGTTTAGCTAAGATTAAGTTGTTGATTGACTGAGTTAATTCGTTAGTTAATACTGACTCAACTTGAGCAACAGCATCTACACCGAATTGTTTAAGATCTTGTACTTGTTCTCTAGTAACTGCAGCAGCAACTTGGAAAGTTTCAGCAGCAACACTTTTTGAGAATAAAGAAAGACCCATAACTTTGTCAGGAGTTTGTTCACCAACACCTCTTGAGAATGCATTACCATCCTTGTCAGCAGCAGCGAATCCTTTAATATGATCTTCTAAAGCTTTCACTAATTCGATCTTTAAAGTAGAAATACCATCAGCGTCGTCAGCTGAGAAACAATCTGCAACTGCACCAGCATCAGCTTTCGCTTCACCAGCTACAGTGATTTTGTAAATTTCCATACCGTCTAATCTAGAAGCACCTTGAGCAATTGCAAAAGTATCTCCTTCAGCAGTAGCACCAACAACTACGTTAGTACCTGATACTTTTACATAAGTTGGAGCAGTTGATCCGATTAATTTACCACCTTCGTAAACGAAGTCTAAGTAAGATAAAAGACCCATTGGTCCAGCCATTGGTACAACTGGTACTAAGTCTAAACCGATAGTTTGTGCAGCAACTTGCATTGCTAATGGTAATAATGTAGGAGCTTTATCACCTGAACCGTCTGCAGTTGCAGAAGGTAAAGATACATCACCCATACCGTAGATGTTACCAGCAGTCCCTAAAGACATGATGTGTGCATCTTCGTAAAGTTTGTGGTTATGACAGTATTCTGACATCCACGCTAGTTTTTCTGCTTCGTTGATACCTGTAGCTGATTCGATGATCGGAGCCCAAGTTTCTCTAACTTCTGCAGAGTTAATTAAATTTGCCATTTTATTATTTGTTTTTTTTTAATGGTTGTTTAAATTTGATCGATTGAACGATCTTCTCGATGTTTGTCAGATTTTTTCTTCTTATCTGATTATCGATATACTATATATTGTTATTATATTTACGTTTTTTACGTTTTTCCTAAAATATTAAGATACTACTTGTTAAATCTCTTGTTAATAGACTTCTTAACATCAGTTAAATCGTATAAAGGTTTCTTATCTTCAATAACAGGAGCAGCTTCATTTACTGTCTCTACTTTTTCCATAACTACAGCAACATCTCTAAGATCTCTAGTTTGCCAGAAGTTTCTTACTTGGTAAGCAGTTTCTAGTTTATGGTATTTAGATTGAGCTAAAAGAGCTGTTTTCTTGTTATCTGATAATTTAGACCATGTTTCTTTATATTCTTCTGGCATCATTTCAATAACATTAGGTTCGTTAGTTTTAACGCTATTTAATAATGAAGAGTTCCATAATGTAAGAATTTGTCCTTCAGTTAAGAATCCTTTTCCTTCGATTGATTTTAATACTTTAGATTGATCTTCAGTATTTAATTCGTTGTATTCTGCTTTCTTAGCTTCAGAAATAAATCTAAAGAAATGAGGGTTAGTATTTTCTTTAACGGTTGCTTTTTCGATTAAAGCAGATAATTTAGAACTAATTTCAGATTTGTAAGCATCTAGTGAATCTACTGCTTCTTCAACTTCTTCAGTTTCTTCAACTTCTTCAGTTTCTTCAACTTCTTCAGTAGCTTCAATTTCTTCTTCTACGAATTCTTCTGCATTTTCTTTATCTTCAGCATCAACGTCTTTAACTTTGAAAGTTTCACCGTCTACTGTAAATTCTGTTTCTCCGTCTGCGATTGCTTTAGCTCTTGCAGCACCGAATGCATTTCCTTCTTCAACTTCTTCAGTTTCTTCAACTTCTTCAGTTTCTTCAACTTCTTCAGCAGCCTCTTCTTCAGAAATTTCTTCGTCACCGGCATCGTCAACTGTATCTTCTAACTCGTCTTCTAACTCGTCAGATTTGTCTTCAACTTCTGCACCGTGATCTAATTCATTATCTTCAGCATCAACAGTAGGTTCAGTAACATCTGTAGAATCGTCTTCATCTTCAATTTCTTCAACTTCTTTACCAGCTTCATCTTCTAGTAATAAGTTAGAATTAACTGTTTCTGCAACGTATTCTGCATATTCAGTAACTTTTTCTAAATTTTCTTTTAAGTATTCAATATACTTTAATAAGCCTTCATGGGTTGTTGCACCTTCATTATAAGATTCTGCTAAGTAATTAGTATAGTCTTTAATTGATTCAACACCTTCAGCAACATGCTCAGTATATGCAACGCTATTATCTAATTTCTCAGATATTTCGTTATTTGTAGTTATTGTATTATCTAAGTTTTCAGCAAGGTATGCAGAATACTCGATAGTCTTTTCTAATTTCTCAGCAAGATAGTTTGAATATTCTTTAACGCTTTCAACTTCAGACTTTACAGATTCATCACTATTTAAAGATTCCATTCCCTCTTTAATAGTTTTTATTTCGCTTGATAAATACTGTGAATATTTATTAAAATCATCAGTACTTACGAATTTTGATTCAGCCATTTTGTTTTCAGTTTTATTTTCGGTTGTTAAAAGTTCTTTTGTATTTCCAATTTCATAAATTTGAATGCTAGAATCGTTATCAAATCCGAAAGATTCGTTAACTCTTTTTAATTCAGCATTTTCAAAACCAGGATCTGCAACTAAATCATAAGTGAATAATTGCTTAATTTTAACAGTCCCGTTAGATTCAACTGTACCAGCTGCTCTAGATGAAATTTGTAAAGGAACACCAGCATCAACCAAAGCTTTAGCCTGACGACCAGCTTCAGTATCAAGTAATCTGATTTTACCTTTTACTTGTTTTGTTTCGCTATCATAGGATAATTCTTCAATAACGTGAGATACGTTTTTTAAAGATACATCAAATGTTTGTGGGTGATCTAATTCTCCTAAAAGTTTAGAAGAACCTATTTTAGATTGAAGAGCTTCAATTTGTGGAACATATTCTGACTCAGTATAGATTCTATTATTTCTATTCTTTTTGTCAATTTCTCCAAATATACCTTCAAGGACATAAGCCCCATCACCATCTTGTTTGAATTCTAATTCACTAGAAGATCTTTCTAGGATTAATAGATTGTTTTTTGTATTCATATATTTTAATACTATGTTTGTTTATATATCTTTTGAAGAATAATGATTTTTCATTTTTCTATATTTCTAAGTCTCCTAGTTCATCTTCTAGGCTTGAGCCTTCTTCTCCTTCTCCACCATCATCTCCACCGGCTTCTTCTTCTTCAGTTTCCTTTTCAGTTTCTTCAGTTTCAACCTCTAAAAAATACTTTAATAATGTCTGCATATCTTCTTCAGTAAATGCATTATTACCATATTCTTTATAGAAATATTCTTTAAATTCCTTTTCAGTTTTACTAGTTTTAATAACGCCGATAATTTCAGCTGATTTAATCTTTTCACCTGAATCTAAAAGAATATCATCTACTATTACATCTGAATCGTCTCCGACCTCTATTGCGTCTTCTGTTAAATTAGAAAAATTTTTAAATGTTTGTAAGTGTTTCATTGCTATTTATATATTCTTTTTTCTGGATTACATTGCCATAGGATCAACGTCCGGTTCTTCTGCGTCAATATTAGCTTGTCTTTGTTTATATGCTAAATTAGCTGCTTTATCGTCCGGTGATAATTTTAAATATCTGTCTACTAAGAATTCCATATCAAAGTAAGGCATTTCTTCCATGGTAACTGGATCTGTTTTCATTAGAGAATCTTGCATTGTAGATATAAAGTCTAATCGTTTCTCCATGATTTCCATTTGTTTTAATTCAGCAAACATATTCTCTTCATTAAATTGAATAGCTATTTGAGTTCTGAAACCTGCATCATCTTTGAATTCAGGAAATTTAAGACACATCTGTAGCCATAGTGGTTTTACTAAAATTTCTTGGAAAGAAGAACGTAATCTTTTAATAAATTTAGAAAACTTAATTTCATCTCTAATCATACCATCAGCTGCAAGGTTAAAGTCACCACCACCGTCTTCATACATAAATCTATTGAATGGTATTTTAGAAACCATTTTTAATTTATCATTAAAATATTTAAGTGCTTCTGTATCTGATAATTCGGGACCGTCTCCTCCTAAAGTTTCAATCTCTGGAGATTCTCCTTCTTTGGATGGTAACCAATATTCTTTGTTAAATTGGAGCATTGGTTTTCCATTAGTTGCCAATGTAGCTGAATCCCAATCAAAATCTACAACTTCTTTATAATTACCCATTAATTGAGCAAGAGATTGCTTAGCTCTTGTTTTAGATTTACCACCAACTGGAATAATAAACTTCATTCTATATGATGAGTTTGTAACCGCCCAGATAACTCTAGTATGTTCCATTATTCTCATCAGGTTAAATGATCTTATAAGTCTTTCTAAGTAACTTACTCTCGAGGCAGTGGTTATTGAAGAATAAGAAAGATAGATAATCTGTGAATCATACAGGACTCTCTCCTTAACAGGATCGTCCTTAAATTGAACCCATACTTTTTTACCATCATCTTTATTATAACCTGGCATTAGTGTAATAGGATCTATTTCTTTAAATCCTATAATCTGATCTTGCTCAGGGCTGTAAATAATTTCAAAAGAAAGATATCCGTCAATTAAGAATTTTCTAAAGAAGTACCATGCCGATTGATCTGAATTAAATCCAAAATATTGATATAAATCTCTGTATGATTTATTTAAGTACTTTGTAACTTCTTCTGAAACATCCATTCCTATAAGTTCTGGATTTCCAATAAAGTTCTTATTGTCATATACTATAGATTCGTCACATAGAATATCTAATATATCTTCTATTTCATCATGTGTGGAAAATCTTCTTAATTCGTCTCTTTTACCTTCATAGCCTTGGTCAAAGAAAGGAATATTTTTTCTCATGTTGGTATCTGCCATCGATAATGCGGCAAATGCTCCATACATGTTATCGTCGTCTAGTCCCATTTGATTCATTTGGCCGTAACCAAATTCATCTTCTACAGGACCTATTGCCTGAGATTGTCTTAAGACTAAATCATCATAATACATTCCGAAAGACGAGAGTCTTTTTAATGTATCACTTAAAGTGAATGATCTTTTACCAGTACTTAATGGTCCGTTTCTTTCTATAAATCCTGCCATGTGTTAAAATTACAATTGTATTATACTTCTCTTTATATATTCTTTTTTCTACGATGATCTTCAAATAATTTAATAAGCTGCTGTTTATTGATTCCCTGTAAGGAATTAAAGTCAATAATTGCCATTTTACACCAATCCTTATATGCAACTACAGCTTGATTAGATTTACCAATTCTCTTATATCTTCTTATCGCAAAATCATATCCGGATTTCTCTAAGTACTTTTTTGCACCTATATATGAAAATTTAGGTAATCCTCTTTGTGCATTTGCACTTTTTGTTTTAGATGCTGCCTTTATTATCGCAGAATACTTTTCGTATACTTCGTCTAAAAAATCTTCTCTGATGTTAGGAGGAAGTATTGTTATATTTACTCCTATATCATCTCCATTATAAGGATCTAATGCAAGAACTACTGGCTTATCATCAAACCACATTAAATTTTCTGAGACTGGTTTATAATTAAATACATATAATTTACCTGGTGTAAACTTGCCTCTAGTAGATCCTACTGCCTTTTCTTTTCTATCTTTAAGACCACTTTCAAACCAAGCTATCGATTCTTTCGAAGCCTTAGCCCTTCCTTTGCCCTTTATTAATTTTTTTATTTCTTCTTTAATGTAGCCCATTGATTATAGTTTCTTCTGTTAGAACTATGAAATTCCAATTTCTTTGAGAGCAGAATTCTTTAGCTGCATTATATTTATCCATATTTTTAACATATTGCTCTGCTAAAAATTTATATGACTTAAGAGCCTTCTTAGAATTTACTTTAGGAGGCTCTGGTTTTTGTATCTGTTGCTTTGGTTTGATTTCTACTAGATATTCTTTAGTAGTTTTATCGGGCTGAATTGCCTTAAAATAAAAATCAGGGTAATATTTTCTTTTGGTAGAATCTTGTCTTGACCAATATGGTATTTCAACCGGTTCGCTTGACCACATACTTACCTTTTCATTTTTGTCACACCACATCATAAACTTACGTTCCCAGGAACTTCTATATATGATAGGAGTAGGTCCTGCATATTTAGAAGGATTATTAGGTTTATAATAACCTTGATTGAATCCTGAATTTTTAGTTGGTTTGACATTCTTTATTGACATTAGATGCTATAAATTCCTGTTTGATTTTCAGAGTTACCTGATCCTTTGTCTATAGATAAAGTTCCTTTATATTTTTGAGGGTGAATCTTATTCCATCCTTTAGCATATCCTCTCTTTGCTATCTCCGTAAAATATGCAAATGCATTTGGGTATTTAGGATTGAAATTTCTCCAATATTTTAAAAGGTCTAATATAGCAAATTGTAGACAATCGTTCCTATCATCTTCGCTAACATACCTCATTCTATTGATCGCCTTTTCTGCCAAGAGAATTAACATTTTTTCAGCATCTCTTGTTAATTTATCCTGTTCTTTTGAAAGAACCATCTGATCAAAGAGGTCTCTGTTATTTAAGTAGTTTTTTGATTTTCTTCTTTTAGCCACAGTGTTGTTGGTTTATTTATAGAGATTATACTCAAAAATGTTAAAAAGTTTATTAACCTAAAAAAGGGACCATTGGTCCCTTCTCTATTTTACGATGATACGTCTTATGCGTTTAAAGCTTCGATCTTATCTTCCCATATTTTGATCTCTGAATTAATTAAAGCATCAGCAGCTTTAATTTCTTCAATTGATTTATCAGCCTCAGCTAATAAACCTCTTTGATCTTTTAAGAAAGAAATCATTTCTTCAAACTTTGAAATTTCTTCAGATTTCTTAGCAAGTTCTAAAGTTTCTCCTTCTAACATTTCAATTAATACAGCTGAAGCGTCTTCTGAAGTTTCTGCCTTAATATAAGATACTGCTTCATTAGCGGTCGCTGTAAAGAATTTATTTAATTTGGTGTCTTTGTTGAATCTTGAAACAAATAGATTTTCATCTAATTTGAATAAATCAACAGTGACACCTCCCTTCTTATACGTGGTAGCGAAGTCTAAATGCATGAAATTTTCTACAATTGTAGAAAGGTTTTCAAATAATTCAGCTTTATTTTTGTTTTCATATCTAACTAGTCCGCTGGCTAATACGTATGTTGAGAATGATTCTTTAATTTCAGATGTTCCATTGTAGAATTTTCCTTCTTCAATGTTGTAAATAAATTTTGAACCTTTGTTATACCATTTGATATCGTTTCCTACTATATCGAAATTTTCAAAAGCATCGATTGCGTTTAAAAATTCTTTATTAGTTGGTCTTTCGATAATTTCAATGTTGTTTTCTTTTATTTCGTAAGCTCTATTGTTTAAATAGAATTGAATACTTTCTTCAATTTGTACGAAAGGTGCTAACATGTTTGTCATTTTATTATTCGTTTAATTTTATTGTTTAACTATATATCTAGATTGTTCTCATCAATTACGTTAGGATCGTCTGGTTGTGCCTGTATTTGCTCATCCTTTGCTTCTCCCTTATTAGATGTAATTGATTTTTGTTTTATTTCAAACATTCTATTTCCTGCATGAACTTCTGTTTCAAATTCAAAGGAAGGAATAAATGAATTTACCTCGATAGGAAATGATATTTTATAATTTTCTTTGTCGTCAAATCCAAAGTCTATTGGATTTTCTTGACCATAATCTTCAGGTAGCGAATAGTATGAAGCCAATCTATATGTTGCCTCGTCTAAATGACCTACCTCTACGTTAAAATAATTTGACTTATATAATCTTTTGATAATCATTTCTGTGATCTTAAATGAATCAAGGCTAGAAGATACTAATATTTCTATATCAAAACTAACTGTCACTGGGATCATTTCCACTTCAGCTGCAAAAGCCTGTAAAGCTCCATCTTTATCTAGTTTAGAATAATTTCCCATTATTCTTTTATTAACTAGCTTAGAAGATTCTATTGCCATTGATGTTATTCTAGCTACTCCTCTAGGAATTGCATCATAATTTCCATCTGCAAAACCAGGATCAGGATAACAATCTTCTCCAGTTGGTGTAGTAAATAAGAAAGTATCTCTTAGAAATTGATCATCTCCTGTAACTGAATAATAAAAAGGAACATCAATTATTTTTCTTTCGCTCTCGCTAGACTGTCTATAAAAATATACTTTATTATTTAAGTCTGCTATTAAGCCAATTATAATGTGCCTAACAACCGAATCGTCTGAATTATATTTAAGATTATATGTAGCCATTTATTATAGGTATCTTGTCGCTGCTCTTTGCCAGTTTGGTAAACCAGACATTTTTAAACCAGCTGCTTTAACGAATGTTCTCATAGAAATATCGTTTGCGTTTTTCATGAATTCGTAGATTTCTTCCTTTTCTTTAAGTGGCATCTCAGTAGGTTCTAAATAAGGTAATAACCTTTCCATTCTTTCCATTAAAGTTGCATCATCCGGATTTACATCTACTAAAATAGATCTAGATCTGATAGCTCCATCTGGATCTGCCTTTTCTTTTGCTAAATTAGAAATAAAGATTACTCTTCCTGCAAATTCAAATGAGTTAGGAACAATTCCATTTTCTTCTAGTGTGAATGCTTCTTCAGGACTCACGTCTTTAGGATCATATACTGCTTTAGTCTTTTTTAAATAAGAAATCTTTCTTATTTTCTTTGTATCTAAAGCCGCTTTCATTAGGTTTCTACCATTTTCATCTCTAAATACTGCGTCACAATCATCAAAGATTAATGTTTTATTTCTATATTGATAGAATTTCTTATACATCATAATAACAGATGCTGCACCTGAAACCATAACATAATCTTCTTCGTCAACAAGACCTTCATCTTTCATTGCTCTTTCTACATTATATGTTTTACCAGTACCCGCTCTACCCGAAATAAATAAAGAGTTAAATGCACCAGCAGCCACTCTTCTAGATATTTCATAAATATCTTCCATTGTTTCTTCAAGATATTTAACCTTATCATTAAGGGTCATATCATTTTGTGTTTCGGCGGCAGTAGGCTTTATTGCAACCTGCTGTCCTTTCTTAATATTCATGATTGAAGAATAAGGAACTTCTAATTCGTCTGCTATTTTATTAACGGCCATTCCAGCTGCTAATTTAGCCTCGATCATTTTAATTTCTTCTTTAGAGAATGCTCTTTTAGTTCTTCTTTCTAATAACATTGACTCTTGTATAGATGCAACGTATTTTTTATCCATTAATCTAACAAATTCTCCAACTAATTTAACGATTGGGAATGTTTCAGATGAAATAGAAAAATCAGATTTAGCGTCTGCTGCATCTGAGAAATAGATTATAGAACCTACAATACCAGGGTTTTTTGCAGTAGCGGGAGTTACCATAAATGCCTCTGTACCTTTACTTGAGTAAAACATTACTCCAGAACCCATATCAGTTATCATTTCGAATGGAAACTTTTTAAAGTCCTTCTTTGTTTTCTTATTTACAAATCTTGCGATTATCGTAGCTGCTTTATTTAGAGAAGGATTTACAAGTTCTATTGAACCCGTTTTCATAGCTTCATTTAAATACTGATCGTATTTTAAGATTTTATTATTCATGTTTAAGTGAAATCTTTTTATTTGATTTATATATCTTTATTCTATAACCTCTATCTCGAGTTTAGAGAATCCATTTTCTCTATATATTTGTATCTTTTTATCAAATAATTCATGGGGAAGAACAGTGTGATTAATTACGAAAGTATTAATCTTACTATCTTTGATAACTTGTGATAGAATTTTAAGAATATTGTGGACTCCATCTGCATCCACTGAAGATAATAGCTCATCTAAGAATAAAAGATTTAATTGTGGAAATCTTAATTTAAGTATTTTGATGATAGCAATAATTATAATAAAGTCTGCCTTCTTTCTTTCACCTGTTGATAATGTAAGTGGATTGATCTCTTCTCCTAAATGATTAATAAGACAATTAAACTTTTCATCGAATCTTATATGGAAAGGTAAGTGCATTGTCTGACCCATTGCAGCAATATTAGCATTAAGACCTGGTAAAATAGTTTGAATTGCAAGGTTCTTAACGCCATCTTCACCTAGAACCTCTTCTATTATTTCTAAGAAATTATAGTTACCAGAAGTTTCATCCTTTAAATTTGACTTTGATGATTCTTGTATTTCGAATTCTTCAATGATTTGCTTTAAGTGTGAAAAATCATTATTAGAATTTAAAGAATCTTTTATCTTTACTAATTCATTCTTTAAATTTCTAATGTTAGTATTAATAGTAGACACTTTATCGTTAATTGCCTTGTCCTTAATTCTTAAATCTGAAATATTAGTTTTAATATCATTCACCTTTGTTTCTGCCTTTGAGATATCAGAAGGAAGAGATTCTGCCTTAGACTCTATTTCTTTTTTTCTTTCTTGGTGAAAAGAAGAGGTTAGTTCGCCTTCACATGTTGGACATTTATCGGTTTCATATAACGCTAGCTTTTTCTTTAATTCTACTAACTCATATTTAAGTGAAGTATATTTAGATTGTTTTTCCTGTAAGTCAGAAGAATTAGAAGTAATCATTTTAGATACTTTGGTGCTTGCCTCTTCTAATTTAATTCTATTAGAATCATATTTTTTAAGACTAGTTTTCAAAGATTCTATTTCTTCTTTGTTTTTAGTGTCAGCTTCTGCTAGTAATTGATTTAATTTCATATTAACTGAAACTATATTTTCACTAAGCTGACTTAATTCTTTTTCATAAGAATCTAATTCTATTTTAAGATCTCTTCTTTCATCTTTAATCTGCTTTTGCATATCATTAAGGATGGAGAATCCAAACATTTTATCGATGATTTGTCTTTTATCATGATTTGTCATTGTTAAGAACGACTTAAAATCATTTACAGATAAAATTATAATGTTTTTAAATACGTGGTATGGGATTCCGAATATCTCTTCTTCTAAATAATCTTGAACTGATTTCTTACCTGCTTTATCAAATTCAATTCCATTTAAAAGAACTTTAAATCTATTAGGCATTAGGCCTCTCTCAATTTCTACTGTAGTTCCTTTACATTGAAGTTCTATTCTTACCCATAGTTCCTTATTGATTCTATTGGGAAGGTCTGCCATCTTAACACCTTCAACTTTACCATATAATGCATATACGATTGCATTGGCAATAGTGGTTTTACCGTGGCCATTTTTACCAAGAGTTAATAACAACTCTGCCTTATCATCTTCGAAATCTATCCTTTGAATTGAATTTCCGTATGATGCAAAGTTTTTAAATTCTATTGATTTGATTTTCATGCTTCGTTATCGTAATTATATGCACACTTATCATGCAAGTTTTTTAAACTAGTCTTAACTCTTTTTCGAGTTTCTTCATCATGTGGAAGACCATCAACGAATGTATTACATAAATGTAGAATGTTATAGTTCTTATAAAGATCTTCTATTTCATCCATGTCATATAGATCCTTATCTAAAAAAGAATCAGATTCGTATATGTTTGGTTCTATTCTTCTACCTATTTTTTGTATTTTGTTTATTAATCTAGATAGTGCACTTGTCGTTGCGATATTAGAAGGAACATATAAGTCTACGTAGTTATTTCTAATCTTATCTTTAAATTCACCGAGAGAAACATTGTAAAGACTTGTAAGATAGAACTTTACGAACTTAGGTGATATAGTATTTTCGTAAAAGGTTTCTTCCATGGTTCCTAGATCAACCATATCAAAGCCCTTAGTGTTACCTGAATCAGATCTTGTTAATTCGTAAGGAGTTCCTACTAATCTTAACTTTCCTTTAGTTTGTCTATAATGAATATGTCCTGAATAAACTGCATCATAGTTTTTATAAGAAATCGTATCTGTTCCGTGGTGGTTTTTAACTTTAGAATTTAAAGAAACTCCTGAAACTTCAGAATGGCAAAATACAATATCTGAATTTGGAAATTGTGCAAGTGTTTCTGCCTCATGTATTGAATCTCTTCTCCATGGCATTAAGAGAACTTTCTTTCCTCCCCATTTAAATTCTTTAGGTTCCTTATATACTGCCACGTTAGGAATCCACTTTAAAGAATCTATTGAACTTACATCATTAGATTTTTTAGCCCATATATCATGGTTACCACATATAACATGAACTGGTAAAATTTCACCTAGTCTTTCAAAAAGATCTACAGCATAGTGAAGAACTCTTAAGTTTATACTTTGTCTATTATCAAATGCATCTCCAACTTGAACTAAAATGTCACCTTCTTTGACATCTCTTTTTAGTGTTGGAATAAATTGGTTTTCGTAAAAATCTTTCTGTGTCTGTAACCATTCCAGAGAATTAGAACGAACTCCAAGGTGCATATCTCCGAGAATCCAGATTCTATTTACTGGTTTCTCTAATACCTTTGACTCTATCATTTTTAGAAAAGTTTATTTATGTTCTTTCTTTTTAAGACGTTTGTTTTCTTGTCAAGTTCCTGAATAAGTGCTTCCTTATATTTGTTACTTAGTGAAGAATAAAATTTAGTTGGATTAATATTAAAGTAGTCGCATAATTCTGAAAATAAATCTATTATAGAAAACTTTGCGCTTAGTTCGTCATACATAAACCCATACACTTCATTTATGTCTAATTTTCTTAGTTTCGTTATTTGTTGAAATTCATCTACCTCATTAAACTTCTTAAATCTTGAAGCCTCTATTAATTCATGAATCTTATTTCTAATTTGTTCACTTTCTATTTTATCTTCTTCGTCTCTGTTATCCGTGTATTGTGGATTAAGGTTAAATGAAATAGTTCCATTTAGTTCAAAGTCTCCTCCGTCTTCGAAAGTGTTGTCAAATATTTTATCTCTTTTTGTTCTCATAATTATAAGCTGTGTATGTTAGAATTAGTAACTTCATCGGTCTCTGTAAGTCTCATGTAATTATAGTTAATTCCTAATTTACATTTAGATCCTCTACCTTCACCGTCTCGTATTTTCAATATTTTAAGCCAGTATTCATAACTAGCTCTCATCATATCGTCTTGTATAATACCAAGCATAATATCTGCAGTATGCGATAGACCTGCTGATTCTGCAACATCTGTCATTGTGATATCGCTTGAATTATAACCGTTTCTTGTAATCTGTGTTGCTGTTACAATCAACCATCCGTTTCTTACACCCATTGCTCTAAGATCTTCCGCGATTTGCTTGATCTTAAGATATGTGTTTTCAGAATTAGGATTTCTAAAATTAGAAAGAATATTAATATAGTCAATAACTACTGCACCGAGTTTTATCTTTCTTTCTTCTTCAATTTGCTTTAAGTATGCTTCAATATCTGGAACAGTTGCCTGTGATGTTGGAAATTGCTTTACAAATAATTGACCAGGGGGAGTAAAGCCATCTCCTACTGTTTCTAATTTTCTTTTAATTAGATCAGAATTTTTAGATTTTTCTTCGTATTCTGAAATATCTATGCCTAGTAGATTTGAACCGATTCTTTTCATAAATTTAGGTGCTGACATTTCTGCAGTTATGACGGCAGTGTTAGTTCCCATCTTTACAAAATTAGCTGCATCGTTAGCAAGATAAATTGATTTACCAATATTCTGTTCACCTACATAAACAACTAGAGAGCCATCTTTATCATAACCACCATTTAATGCTCGATCTAAAAAGTTATATCCAGTAGATACTTTAACTGCATCTTCGAAAGAGTGATCCTCTGGTTTAAAGAAGTCTAATCCTAGGTCAGAGTTAAATACGATAGAGTTTCTATCATTAATTAAAGTTTTAACCTTAGAAATGATAGAGTCTGCATTATCCGGTGTTACTTCAGTTGTTTTAATATACTCAATAGTATCTATAAGAGTGTTATCAAAATTACGCCATTTAATCCATGCTTCAGCAGTGGAAGTTAACCACTCTTCATCGTATTGATCTAGGTCTACATTATATACAATATCTATAATCGACTCTTCGACCTTTCCTGAAATCTTATCATTTTTAATAAGTAGTTTCATTTGCTCGCTAGAAGGAGTTTCATGAAACTTATCATAGAACTTAGTAGCAAGGAAGTGTATTAAGTCAATATCTTCTGAGGTGTAAAATCCTCGTTTAATATTTCCTAGATACTTAGGTTTCTGTAAAGATAACTTAAAGAATATTTTTTCAAAATCAGGTCCAAATTTCATATTATAGTTTTTATACTTATTCTACCACCAAATCACCTTTTGTTTTCGCATAAGGTATTTCTGACCATAAATTAATCGCAATTGCTTTTCTTGTTCCCTTTGTAACGATGTCAACTGCATGCACATCTTCACCTGCCCTAAATATAATTAATCTATTAGGTCTGGTTTGTATTACATCTGGCTTTTTATCTTTACCCGCAGTATGAACAATAAGTTCACCTCCTTCAAAGTCTGCCTGTGGTGGATAATATACGGTCCCTATCACTGGTGTAATAATTTCTCCAGTTTCTTTAAACCATGATTCATCTTTGTCAAAATGAAAACCTAAATTATTTTTAAAACCTAGTTCTTTATTTGCAGTTTGAATACCTGTCCAATATTCAAACCCTGATATATCCCACACCTCAGATATTGGGCAATCGTTTGCCCATATAGCTGATATAAGCCTTTGCTTTACCGTAGGTTCATGGCCTGGTTCTTCGTTGAACCATCCTTTCCACCAGTAATAAACACCAGGATCTGCGAAAAATGTATTATCATTTGCAATATCCCTAAGCAGTTTTTCATCTTTAATAAAGTTGTCTCTAATTGTTATCATAAGAATGGGTTAATTAATATTTTATAAGCTTCCTTTCCTTCCTTTGAATTGGTTTGTTCTATTAGTCCCATACCAATCGCTTCAATTAATCCGGATTCTACATTTTCATTTTTTCCTTTTGCGAAATATTTATTAAGAGCATGTTTAGTGAAAGAAGCCTTTTGTCTGTCGGGCTGTCTCACTGCTCTAGTTATAAATATATGCATAATGTCAAATGCATCTGGAAAAGATTCTAATTCTTCTTGTATTCCTAGGATATATTTAATCGGAAGCTTGTCTTCGTTTATTTTGTTTATATTCAACTTCATTATGCCTCACTATCTTCTAACATTTCTTCTACGTCAATTTGAGAAATTTCAGTATTGTAATTAAATATTGGTTGAATGTGTGATTCGATTTGTTCTAAGACAGTTTGTGTAAATACCATTTCAGAAAAGAAATCTTTATTTGCAACAGTATGATCTAGGTGTTTACATATCCATGTTCTTGCTGTTGCCTTTGGAATCTTTTCTCCCTTTACGATATTTCCTCTAGTAATTCCACAAATATCCCATGTAGCATATTGTTCTAATCCAACGTAAGGATTCATACCTTCTGTAAAGTTTAAGTGAAACTTAATAGGATGTGGCTTTGCAAATCTATTTTTATCAGGTTTAGCCGTAACTATGATACCTACCTTTTCAGCTCCGTCCTTTAATTGAGCCTTGTTTAACATCAATACAATTGATGCTGCATACTGTGGTCCTGTTCCACCACCTGCAATTTGCATAGGAATAAAGGACTGGGATTGATATGTGTGGTTTGTAAATAAGAAAGGTATTTTAAGATCTGCTAATGGAGTCATTATAATTCTAAAGATAGATTTTAAAACCTTAGATCTAGTCATATCTGATTTATCAGAACCGCTTGCTGCATCTGCTATTTCTTTCGCTGTTGCTAGGTTACCAGCAGAATCTAAAATAATCATTACTTTAGGAACTTCACCGCCGGCTCTTTTAGCTTCTTGCATTTTCTTAGTAATAGTGGTTACAGAAGTTCTAAAATCCTGAACAGTGTTTGTTGGCTGATAGTTAACTTTAGAAGTATCTATGCCGAACTTTTCCATTTGTTCCTTATCAACTGCCGCTTCTGAATCATAATAGATTACGCTATACCCTTTATCGATGGCTTCTCTAACAGTGTTTAACATTAAGAATGTTTTACCTGTTCCTGAAGGACCTGCAATAGATGATGATCTATTATTAGGCCATCCTTTAAAAAGTGAACCTGATACACATGCGTTTAAGTGATAATTCCCCGTGTGAATCCAATCTGTTACTTCTGAAAAGTTAGAACTTTCCATAATAGAACCTAGTGGATTAATATTAGCTAATTCGCTATTTAAATCGTCGAATGTAAAATCTTTATTTTTTGCCATTTTTAAATATGTTTTTTTCTTTTTTTCTTAGTGTTTCTAGTTCTTTAATAAGAACACTGGATTCTTCTTTTATAGAATCCATTTTTTCTTGAAGAGAAGTCAATTTATTGTAAATCATTTTGTATTTTACGACAAATTCCTGTTGTTCTTCGGTAAGTGTGTTTGGATCAAGCATTGTTTTTTCTTTCTTCTATTTCGTCAAAGATACTAATTTGTTTAGGATCATTTGAAATTGTTTTTTCTTTAAAAATTAAAGGCCAAATCATTTTTCTTACCTTATCTCCTAATTCATAATTATTAGGGGTTTGTTCAACCAACTCTATTATTTTACTTTTAAAATCCATTTTGTTTATTTTTAGAATAATGAAGATGAATATATTAGATTTCTGTTTAGTCTCTGAAGACCTACTGAAGATAATACTCTATTGATAGGATCTATTACAGATTTTTCAAATTGTGTTTCATAATCTACCTGTGGTGCAATTTCATAAGGATGGGCACCTGGTTGATATGCATACATTTCACATACATTATGTTTACAATGATATAATTTTAGCTTTTCGCCATTACCAATCATTTTATACTTGTTTTTATATTTTGGATTCTGATTCATTAAGAAGTTATAGAATCCTGCTGCCTTGACGTTCGGAGGACATTTTAAACCATATTGAAATTCTATCGTATCATCTACAATGTATTTTTCAATATTATTAGTTCTTTTATTGAAAGCTATTTCATCAACATTAGACATCTTAAACTCTTTCTTTGCCGTTTTCAAAAAAGAAACTAATCTACTTAACATCTCTGCAGTTGGCTTTTCAGATAAAATCAATTTAAGAGCTTCAGTCAAATGCTTTCTTGCTAATGTAGGAGTAGAAGATTGAATAGTATCGAATCCGATCGTCTTAATCTTCTTAAGGGAAGGGTATCTGTCGTCTACTTCAAGCTTATCTTCCCATGCAATGTCTTGTAAATATTTCTTTTTAGCTAACCATATTCCTGAATATGCAATTGTTTCTAAATCGAAATATAAAAAGTTGTCCGTATTCGTAACTTCGGCATACTTTGCCATACATTTCGTGATATAGTCTTTGATTCTGAACGTATATAATTCCATAATAAACTTATCAATTGGTAGTTTATTATCTCCTAGCCATTCAATAGATTCATACATTTCTTCAAACTGAACGTAACATGAATCAGTATCTATATAGACCACGGAAGGTCTTACTAATTTATTCTTAATAGAAATATTAAAGTGCTCGTGGACTACAGTATCTTTAGGCCAAAACTCTTGAAAATATTTATTAAGAATCTTTTCAGAATATAGAATTGCATTCTGTCCTTGTAATGTAATAGATTCTGCAATGTCTATATTAAAAAAGTGAAACCACTTATTACCAAATGCACCATAAATCGAGTTAAGAGTTACTTTAACGGCCTGTTCGTATGCAGTAAACTTGGCGGACATCGTCTGATAGTGATCCGCCAAGATTTGCATTTCATCCCTTGTAAGGTCGTCTTCGGGCTTGTTAATTAGTGTGTTTATATCCATAAATTACTCTGCTGTTTGGCAAGTTGCAATCGTTAGCAAAGTTTCTGAATCATTAGATCTAAGAACTACTCTATTATCTAATACATGAGCAGTATAATCTTCTTTATCTAAAAGGTTAAGATATTTTTTGAATAATGTAACGTTAGTTCCTGATTCACCGTCATAATCTGGTGTTACTAACATGTTGTAGGTTTTTCCTAAAAGCTTTACACCGTTTCCGTTTGCATTAATCGAGAACGTTTCTTCTTTATCTAAAGAGAATAGGTTTCTTACCTTTGCAAGTGAAGTGTAATCTAAATCGAATTTAAAAGTAGAAGCTTCAGTGTTAAAGATACCTTGAATCTGTGCATCAGTTAGATCTTTATATCCTAAAGATGGTTCTGAACATGCGAGTGTAATTTCTAATTCATCGTTAAAGATCTTGAATGTAGTTGCAACACAATCTTCTTCGTTTTCAACAAATTCGATTTCTGCAGAAATAGCGTCATAGTCAAATTGTTTGAATGCATCTGTTATTTTAGAAGCGTCAAAGAATGCAATCTTTAATTCCTTGTCTGTAGAGATTTCACCATCTTCGATTTGAAAAACTTGAGAAATCGGCATTCTGTGATGCTTAACAGCATCTCTTTGTGGTAAATAAGCGGATGCCTGTACGACACCGTCTTTTAATTTAAAATAGACAAAAGAATCAATTACTTTAAGTCTATTAACGAAGCCGATGAAGTTGTTTGAATCGACCTTACTGATTGAAATTTTCATGAATGTATAATTTTTATTTGTTTATTATTCTACACAAAAATCACAAATAGTTTCAGTAAAAAAAGTGAGGCCAGGAAGTAGCGAACTCCTGGCCTCGATCCGAGAACTATCTCGGTCCTAAGAAGTGGACTTAACCACAACTAATCTTATCCATCACATGCTAAACAATCTTCCATTGCTCGCTGTGCGATGTCTCCTCTTAATACAGATTCTGTTCTCATGTAATAAAGAGTTTTTATTCCCTGCTTATAAGCTTCTAAATGAACTTGATTAATATATTTAGGTTCAGCCTGTGTAGGAAAAGCTAAATTTAATGAAACTGCTTGATCAATATATTGTTGTCTTACACCAGCTTGTTTAACCAATTCCATTTGATTAATTTCTTTAAAGGTTCTAAATACATCTTTAACAGAAATATAAAGATCCTTTTCATGATCTATTAATTTGTCATAAGCAAGTTGCTTAATCGGAGCATCATTGCTTCCTTCCTTTACCCAATATTCTTCTAATATATCAACGCCTTGAACTGAACCACCGTCTTCTAGTATTTTGTCCCATACTGTTTTCTTATTTTGCTTAATCTTAGTTAACATATCTTCTAGCGCAGGGTTCTTTCTGATAAAAGTTCCTTTTGCAGTTTGTTCAGTAAATACATTTGCTGCCCATGGTTCAATACCCGGTGAAACATTTCCTGCTAATTTAGAATTAGAAACAGTAGGAGCAATTGCTCTTAAGTGGGTGTTTCTCATTCCAGTTCCTACACACCAAAGAGGTTCTCCAAATTCTGTAGCTAAATCTCTACTTGCTCTTTCACTTTCTACTTTGATTTGTGAAAATATCTTTCTAGTTTCAAATTGAGCTGTTAAAGAATCGAATGGAATATTTCTATCTTGTAAATAAGTATGCCATCCAAGAACTCCTAAACCTAGTGCTCTACCCTTTTCAGCAGATCTTACTGCATTTTCAAAGCCTCTCATATATTTCGCTCTATGAATAAACTCTTGAAGAACTCCATCTAAAAAGTAAGTTGCAGTATAAATTAAATCAGTATCTTTCCATTCTTCATATCTTTTAAGATTCACAGAAGATAAACAGCATACAAATGAATGATTTTCATCAGTGTGTAGAGTAATCTCAGAACAGATGTTAGTCATATAAACCTTTAAACCATTTTGTTTATATGCATCGGGATTCATTCTATTAATATTACCCTTAAACATTATATAAGGTTCTCCCGTTGCTCTTCTTTTTCTAATCACGGCAGCCCATCTTTTACGAGCTTCTTTATCTCCAGCCTCGATCTTTTGCATAAACCCATCAGATACTACAATACATTGATGTACGTTTAAACATTGTCTGTTTACATCACCCTTAGGTTCTCTAACCTCTAACCATTCCCAGAAATCATCATGTTCTATATCTATATTGACTGATGCTGCACCTCTTCTTACTGAACCCTGATTAGTTGCTAAAATAGTAGAATCGTAAATTTTTATAAATGGAACTACTCCGTCTGAAGTTCCGTTTCCTGTAATAGTTGCTCCTGCCGGTCTTATTTGATTTACTCCGATGCCAACACCACCTCCATGTTTAGCAAGTAACATTAATTCTAAATTCTTTGAACCTATGTCGTGAATTGAATCTGCTACATCTATACCAAAACATGAAATTGGAAGACCTCTTTCTGAACCTGTGTTTGAAAAAACTGGAGTTGCAAGATTTAACCATCCTTTCCACATATAATCAAAGAATTTACTTGCTAATTCTGGCTTTCTTAATCTTTGTGCAACTGTCGTTGATACTCTCCAGTATGCATCTTTTGGAGTTTCTCCTTCTAGTAAATATCCTTTGGAAACGGTCTTTACATAAACTTCAGTATTAGCCCATACTGGGAAGTCTACTCCTAATTTCCATCCTTCAGATTCTCCGAAGTTTCTTTCTTTTCCCTTTTCATTGTATTCGGGGTTTGGTGCGTCGTTGTAATTTCTTATCATCATATATTTTATATTAGAATTATTGATTTGTTATGAAAACAAATCGTCTTCATCCCAGTTTTCATCTTCGCCTGCTTTAGAATAATCAGTAGGTCTTACTGCGAAGAAATCTGTATGTGTATGTCCACCTGTTAGGTGATAAAACCAATCTAATTCAGAAGCACTTTCTTCGTTGTATTCAAAAATAGATTGATATCCTAGTTCTGCTAATTTCTCATTAGCTCTTTTCTTAATAAATTCTTTAAGATCTTCTTTCTTAAGATTTTCTAAATCTCCCATCTCAAACATTTTATCAATAAATTTCATTTCCATTTCAACCATTAATCTAGCAGCTTCTTCAACCTGAGATTGAACTGAATCTCTAAGCTCAGTATATTCTTCACACATGTGGTTAAACAATTGACATCCCATTTTTGAATGAAGAGATTCATCTCTAACTGACCACTTCATTTGTTGTCCAATTCCCTTAAGTTTATTTCTCATTTGAAAGGAATAAAGAACAGCGAATGAAGAGTATAATGCAACTCCTTCTCCAAATGCACTAAATATAGCCAAAGATCTAGCAACATCTTTCCTGGCTGAAGGGTTTTTTAATAGATCTTCATGTGAATATTCTGCCTCTGTGTTCATTAAATAATCAAATCTTTCTGCAGTTGTCGGTTCATGTAAGAATGCTTCAAAATCCTCAAGACCTAATGTTTCATTTAAATAAGAATAAGCGGTTGCATGAATAGTTTCTTGAGAACCAAACAACATTGCCATGTGTTTGATTTCCCATTTAGGAAACCAATTAGTAACCATTCCTGTCCAATAATCTGAAACTGCACATTCAGTTTGTGCAAACCCCAAAAGAATATTTCCAACTAAATTCTTTTCAGAATCCGTAAGTGTTTCATTCCAATCCTTGACATCGCCTTGCATTGAAATTTCGGTATGTAACCAAAACGCTTGTGCTTGTTTTAACCATCCTTCAGTATAATATACTGGATATTCAAATGGTTTGTATTCTATTCTTTCTTTAAATATTGATGGTTTCATAAATTATGTTTTCTTAAATTTTTTAACTAGTTCCTAAAGTCTACAAAAGACCAACTGGTAACAGATTGGTCTCGTTAGTAGTCTATATATTCATGTAGAATAATAGACTGCCTCTCGAGACAAAAAGATTATCTTAATCTTTTTTTAAGTCTGTCGGCTTTAGTGAAATATTCGTATGAGGTTTGTTTATAATCTTTACGCTGATCATATAAATCTCCTAGAATTTTCTTTAACATTGAAGTCTCTTGTTTATATACTACTCCGTTTTCACAAACGATTACTTCTTTATCTTTTCTTCGCTCAGCGACTTCATGCTTTGCTACCTTTTCAACAAAGGCGTCGGGTGAAATATTAAATTGTCTCATTATAGAAGGATATAGTGATGCGAAGTCAAATGCACTTACACCTGCATAATACCCTGTAATGGGTTCTTTTACATAAGCACCTGCATATTGTGCATTCTTTTCACTGTCTTCCTTCTTTTCAGATCCAATTCGTTTACCTTCTTCTGATAGTTTTCGTGCAATCAGGGATTCTGTAACTGCCACTGGTGATGCTGCTTTATATAGAGGCATCTTTGTAATGTTTGCCAAGGTTAAAAGAACTTCCATCGATTTCAACTTCTGATCTATATAATAAACCAGTACGGAATCGACTACATTGTAGTAAATGTATTTTACAAAATCATCTCTATATAAATCCTGTAGAGATCCTGTAAATTTAATCTTGTTAACATTAAGAACTTGGCCTGAAACATAATCAAGTGCATTGGATTCTTTTACCTTTACACTTCTATCATATTTATCATATAATTGCATGTAATCTAAGATTCCAATATGTAAAGGTCTGCTATCATTTCTATCCAAAGACTGTGTCATAGAAACTTCAGCAATGTCTATTTGTAATCTTTTACATCTATTTACGATATACTGCCAATCATAATTAATAAAGTTCCAGCCTGTCATCATTGGAAACTTAGGTAGGAACTTCATTAAGAACGTATAGACCATATCATATTCTGACTCGAATTTCTGATATTTGAATTCCCAATCCTGATCAAAGTCTTTAAAATACTTATTAGTATCGTCTTCTATTTTTTGAATGCTTTTAGAATCCATATCTTCCAATCCTAATACAATAGCCTTATGTTCTGGTGTAATTATGGAAAATGACAGGATTCTACTTTTAGCTTCTTCGGCTTTTGGAAAGCCATCTACGATTTCAGTTTCAATATCGACGAAGTATGTTTTAGGCATATTGTATGCAAAGATTTCTTCTTTATCCTTTGCGGGTAATGAATCTAAGAAATAAGTTAAAGAAAACTTATTATATCTTCTTGCACTTCCTAGTTTGACTGATCTGCCATCCCAGTTTTTATGATCTAGACTTCTGCCTTTATCATTATCATTACATACATACCAGTTCTGATACTGTGAAATTGGATATTGTTTAAATGCTACTTTACCTTCGGTGTCGTAGTAAGAGATGATAACATCCCTGTCTCTCTGTTCAATATCTAATATCATTAATAGTTATTTTTCTGACGGTTAACATTCTCTTCTGCTTTTGCAAAGTAGTAGTTGTATGCTGTTTTAGCATCTAGCCCAATTGAAGCGGCGTAATTAATAAAGAAGTGTAGAATGTCTACCCATTCCATATACAATTCTTTTTTGTCGCCTTCGGACATGTCAGAAATTTTTAACTTATCATACTTAGTGAAGTCTTTTTTCCAGTATTTCCATACTGCATTACCGCTTCCGTCTTTAATACCACCTAGAGCATCTGTCATTTCATGAATTTCGTCAACTACTGCATGTGTGTTACAGTGCCAGAAATCCATAATTTCTCGGATTGTCATATCATCAAAGTTTAAACCATAAGTCTGCTCTTGCATCTTCTTTTGGTTTTCCATGATATCTGCTAAGTGTGTTGTTGATTGGTCGTAAAAATCTTTTACTTCTAGATCTTTACATTCGTTGTCAATGTTTGCCATTTTTCGCTACTTTTTAATGTTACTTATTATTCTACTTAAAATAATGAATCTGTTTTTAATTCTACTGGTTTTTCTACTGATCTTTTATTAACATTGTTAATAGCTTCAAAGAGATCATTGTTAACAACTTCTGGTGCGTTGTGTAATTTAGCTAATCTTAAAGAGTTTTTTCTAAACTCTTCTCTTCTTTCGTTATTGTTTGCTAATTCTAAAATCTGTGGAATAGAAGCTGCAATATCTTCTTTGTCTACGAAGATTGCAAAATCTTCAAGTTCTATGAAAGGAACTCCTTCTGTTCTGTGAATAACGTGAGTTCCCCAGTGTTTGTCAAATAACGGTATAGTTCCCGCTGCAATAACTTCACACATTGCGTATTCAATCATTGAACCATAAAGTCTTTCTGGTAAGTTAAAGAATTCTGCACCAAACATTGATTTTCCAAGTTCTGCCATTCCTTCTGCTAAATTATAAGGCCCATACATATACATTCTGTCTTCGACTTGTGGATATGTAACAGGGTTTTTAATTTCATGAACTTCAAAGATATCTTCTCTTAGAGTTTTTCTATCTTCTTGTAAAAACATAGGAAGAGCTCCAATAGATCTTTCAACTCCTCTACATTCTGTTACGAAATTATTACCTTTCAATAGTTCCATAATATCGAACATTCTAAAAGGATCTTTAAATCCAGCGAATCTTCCGAAGTATGTGGTTCTTCTTTCTTGTTCTTCAACTGGAACCACAATATTAGACCATGCATCATAGTCATAAGGATTAAGATTCATTTCAATTAATGGAGTATCAGGTGCATGTTCTCTTAATTTATTTGCAAAATTAGATCTTGCAGAATAGTTGAACATAGCGTCCATTGATTTCATGATTTCCCAATACTTATAATTCTTTGCTAAGTTTGCAGTGTTATGATCTAGGCAGTTTCCTATTTTAATAGGATTTTCTAAACCATAAATACAATGTTCAATAAAGTCTTCGTTGAATTCATCTCCTACTGATTTATGTGGATATGAAGTGTAATATACTACATCGCTCTTTTCAAGTTCTTTAGCAATATTAGGAATATCCTTTCTTTTAAATTCAGTACAAACGATATCTGTAGTTTTATGGCGAGGCCATTTCTTTTCTACCGCTGCATAAATCGTGGCATCATGGCCTTCTTTTATAAGCCAATTATAAAATTCGATCGTGTGTCTTGTGAGTCCACAACCTTCAACTCCTTTTGCTAATACTAATGCTATTTTCATATTTGTGATCCGTGTTTTATGTTAAATCCTCCATGTTTTCTGTATGATTGGTCTTCTTCTCCTATTTGTATTTCTCCTTCATATCCTTTTTCAGATGAATCAGAATATACGTCCATTTCGGAATAGACCAAATCTCCTAATGCGTTATGAGTTTCTTCGTCATTTACCCCGATATCAGTTCCTACTAATTCGTCCATTCCTTCAAGCTCCCAATAGTTTTCTGCTAAGTATTGAACGAATTCTTCTTCAGTTGTTCCTTTATAATTAGGGAATTTTTCAGTGTCTAATGTTACGATAGGAGTTGCTTCGGCAATATATCGATACTCGGTTCTTCTTACCTGTACTTTCATTTATTTTCCGTTTTCGTAATTATCTAAACCTTGAATGTATGCTACTGCATCTAAGAGATTATCTCTTTTATGATTGTAACTTTCTCTTGAAAACTTAAGAGCAACTAATGCTTTAAACATATCAGCGCCACTTACATCATGGCCTGTCATACCTTTAAATATTAGGGCAGCTCTGTCCATGCCTTCTGAAAAAGGACCGTAATTACGATCCGCTTCTTCACTCCTGTTGTTTACAATTTCGTTTGCTTCTTCTAAGATACTTTTCATAAGAATGTGTTTAACTATTATACTCTATATATGCGTTTTGTTTACGGCTAATTTTTCTAATTTTGATTCTACTAGAATTATTAGATCTTCAATTCCTTCGTTATATGCAAATTGTGTTTCGTGGTCCATATTTGCATACTTAATTTCATCTGCTGCATCGGTTAGTAGATTAACCAATACCTTTACGTCTTCTTTGCTCATCTTTGTTTTATTTTAGTAAGTTTTCTATTCCTAATTCTTCGGCGAAAGCAACTGTGATATCCTTTAGCAACTTTATATTTTCTTCTGAGAAATCAGTGTTGTCAAATTTAAATGAAATTGTTTTATCATTGGCACCTGAACTTTCTTTTACGAATTCAAATCCTGGAACTTTAGATTTTATACTATCAATTATCTTTCCTGTTTCATCTATGATTCTAGTAAGTCCATGATCTTTAACTAAATATCCTGATATTTTAATTCCAAGGTCATGGTTCTTTTGATTAATAACCCATTCGATACCTAATCTAGAACCAGTATAAGCCTTTCCAATATAAAGGTATCTACTACGGTGTGGTAATTCTTTTCTATTTTTGAATCCCATTTCAGATGAAGCGACTTTCATCCATTTTAAACCAAGCTCTTCAAGTGAAGCGAGTTTAACTGAAACCTTTTCCTTCTTTTCTTCTATTCCATATACATCTGCAAAATAACCTTGATCATTGAACCTTAGGTGTATAGCATAAGAATCTTCCATCTTAGAAAATTCATTAAGATAGGGTGCGTCGAATTCTTTAAACGCGATTGCAAATGAATATACTTGTTCGTAGTCCTGTTTAAGTCTATTAGATTTAAGATAGAACTGTTCATGGTGATCATTGTCCCATTTACCCTTTTGAGATTGACTCATCACTTCAAAATAATACATCTGTCCTTCGTCTTCAAACGTAAGATCAGCTCTTTTGGTTGCCATTCCAATTGTGATAGGTGTTTCTAATTTTCTGTCTATATCTTCAATGCTGGATAAACCACATGCTTCGATTACAGTGTTCATTTCTTCTTTGCCAAAAAAGGCTTCTACGAATTGAGTTTCTCTATTACATTCATAGGCTGAAAATACATCTGTTAACGTGTGGTCGTTAGTTTTAATTCCTTTCGAATATCTTTTCATTTATTGCTTTGTTTATTAATTACTATACTAATATAACAAAAAAACCCGAGATAAAAAAATCTCGGGCTGCTTTTTTTCAAAAAAAGTGCAATGTTTTACAAATCTTCTGGAAAATACTTGTCAAGTGCTTCTAACTTATCATCAGCGTCAACTAACATTGATAAAGCTTCTTCTGCATTTTTATAGAAATCACCAGTTGAGTGATCTCCAATACCAGATCCTTTATTTCCTAAAAGATCTAAAGATAAAAGTGCTTTTGATTTTTCAGCTAAGGCACTAGCTCTTAGCATTTCGATTAATTTCTTATTCATAATTGAGTTTCTAGTAGTTTAAATGTTTCTTCTTTTAAAAATTCTTCAAAGGATAAAGGGATCATTTCTCCTAAAATAGCATTTACCTTTGAGCTATTAAGTGCGTATCTTCTATCATGTCCGAGACGGTCTGCTACAAATTCAAATTCAGGAGTTTTGCCCATGATGTTTCCTATCATTTCAATAACTTCTAAATTAGTGTATCTTTCCTCTGAACCAATATTAAATACTTCGTTAATTCGGTCTGACATCATTAAGTTATAAATAACTAAAGTGTTGTCTGTTACGTCCATCCATTCTCTAACTTGCTTTCCATCTCCATAAACAGGAATTTTCTTTCCTTCTTTAATAGAGCGCATGATAGTTGGGATAAATTTTTCTTTATGTTGATGGGCACCATAATTGTTACATGTTCTGGTAATAATATATGGAAGATCAAATGTTCTGTTAGCTGAAAGGACTAGCATGTCTGATGATGCTTTAGTCGCCGAATAATAAGAAGAAGCTACTAGCGGAAATTCTTCATCCGCTACTACGTCCTTACTAATGTCGTCCATGTCGCCGTAAACTTCATCTGTAGAAATATGAATAAATTTTCTAAGATTAGGGTTTTGTCTAGCACACTCTAAAAGATTGAACGTTCCTTCAACGTTTGTTCTAACGAAAGGTCTACCGTCTTTTATAGAATTATCCACATGACTCTCAGCTGCGAAGTGAACAAGGAAATCATATTCTCCTAGATCTTCTACTGTTACTTCGCAAATATCTTTCTGAATTAATGTTACTTTAGTTTTAATGTTATTTGGATTTGCAGCATAAGTCATTTTATCAACTACTACAATTTCTGCTGTTGGGTTTTTTCTACCAATCGTGTTTACAAATTCAGATCCTATAAATCCAAATCCACCAGTTACTATTATTCTCATTTGTTATTAATTATTTTAGCCGCTTCATCAGCTGTTAATGACTTTACGTTTTCTTCTACAATAGAAGGATTCTGTAAGATGGTTTGCTTAGTTATTAAATCTTTAATTCTTGTCGTAGACCAATTATGTGATCTAGTTGTATAAAGAACCTCAATTGGCATGTGATCTCCTGTGAATCTTTTACCAATGTAATCATCTCCTAAAATTCTAACATCTGGTTTATAAAATTCCATTAAGTTAATAAGATCTTCTTCTGTTTGATATGTAACTACTTCGTCTACATATTTAATAGCCATTAAAGTTTTATATCTTTCGTATAATGGAATTACTGGCTTGTATTTAGTAAATCTAGTTTCCGAAGGATCTCTTTGTAGAAATACCATAAAGTAATCGCAGTGTTCTTTTGCTGTTTCGAATGTGTAAATATATCCGGGGTGAAGAAGATCGAAGTTCCCTGCTGTAAATCCTATTTTACCTTTATTTTGATCCATTTATTTTATTTTCTTGTAACTTAATTCTGAGCCACAGTTGGTGAATAATTATTTCAATGGATTTTTCATCATCCTGTTCAAGCGCAGTAATTATAGAAAATTGATCAACTAGTTTTCTAGCAGAATCTAGATGATCAAAGGTAACGCAAGAATCAATGACAGCTTCGATTTTCTCTATCGCCTTAATTGACCATGTTTTATAATTTCCGGGTCTGAAGATAATGTTATCCATATTATATTATACTTAAAAAGACTAAATTGTTTATATTTTATATTTAGATCTATACCACTTGATAAGAATACTTGCAGTGCTGTAGTTGGTAGCCAAGGGGATGTCATGGACATCGCAAAGTCTCATTAGCATTGATATATCTACATCATGTGGATGTTTATCGAGAGGGTCTCTCATGAATATTACGCCTGTGATTTCTCCTCTAACTACCATTGCCGCTATTTCAGCATCTCCACCTAGAGGACCACTTTGAACAGTAGAAACTCTATCAATTCCAGCATGCTCTACCTTTTTCCCCGTAGTTCCTGTCGTAACTATATCCACTGCATCGCTATTAAAGAAATCTAATCTCTTAGAGACAAATGCTACCATGTCTGCTTTTTTGTTATCGTGTGCAATTAATGCGAATCTCATCTTGTCCATATCTTATTAATAAAAAATGCTCTGTAGTTATACAGAGCATTCTTAAATTGTTTAAATATTTTAAAGATTACCAGCTAGCGGCCCATACAAATTCAAAGTTATGTTTCTTACAAAACTTTTCAATCATATCTGAAATCTTAGCTTGGGCAGCTTCGTACTTAGCGTAATCTCTTCCATCTATAATATTATAAGCACTTTCACCATATTCATCAGGATGTCTTAATTCTCTTGGCTCGTCAGTCTTATAATAAACTTTCTTTTCAGCTGTTCTAATATAAGGCATTCTTAATTCTATTCTTCTATGTGCTTTTCTTCCGCTTGCCTTTGCGATGTCATATTGCTTTTCGATTCTTGGCTTTAATCTAGTCCATTCGGCTAATATTTTATCATTAGCTTTAAAACCTGCTAAAATAGTTTTCATGTCAAATTCTACTCCGTTTACTCTTTTGTAATCTTTGAAAACTCCAACTACATCATCCATAAATTTATCAAAGCTAGAAATAGATTGATATGATCCATGGACAATTCCCATACCCCATTCATCTTCTACCTTTCCAGTTGATACTTTTTTGGTTCCATTGAATAATTTTGCAAATGAATAATTAGGTCTACGAGTTGAGTTGTTAGAAGAAAACTTAAATACTTCATGTTTCCATGATTTTCCTCGAAGATCAATAGCTAAACACAAATTACCTCCATAATTCCATTCTGATCTATAAACTCTACATCTAAATTGAATTTTTGGAAATTCCTTTTTTAAACGCTCTGCCATTTGTAAACCATTACCGAAGTTAGATTCTCTTTTGTATGCTTCTTTACATTCTTTAGATTTTCTAGCAATAGCTAAAACCTTACTTATTGTATAGTATGTTTCTGAATCGAATATTTCATCATCTGTTTCTTTATCTAAAATAACATCTTCATTAATAGATTTTAAATGAGTCAGTTTAGTGGATGTTGATTCTGCAAATGCTTCAATATCCCATTGGATTCTTTGCATTGGATCATCACCTCTAAAGTTTTTCTCAACCCAATCAATAAGACCTGGTTCGAATTGGGCGTTTTGTGCCATATCATAGGCATTCTTCCAACCGTCGTTTGATGCAACGTCTTCTAACCATTGGTCATATTTCCTTTGAGTCCATCTTACTTTCTTAACAGCTTTCTTATGAGGACCAGCTCCTAATGTTGACTTTACAGTATTGTAGTGTTCTGGACCTGCAAATACGCCTTCTGCCCATTCTTGATCTCTTTTATTACCGTCCCAATATTTAATTTCTTTTCTGAATCTTCTTAGTGAATAATTACCACCTTCAATTTGTTTACGCTTTGTTACTTCTCCTTGTCTGTAACCTATTTCAATCTTCTTTTCTTCGGCAGTTTTAGGATCCATTTCGAAATGTAAAGATTTTACTAAATCTCCAATACCATCAAATTTACCTTCAGTAACTACTGATTCATCTAAACCTAATGATTTATTAACTAGATCTTCAATAACAGTAGAATAATCGTCCTTCAAAGCCCATTTAATTGTTTGACCTTGACTTCTTGCTTTTTTGTTTATCCATTTAAGATGTGTTGCATCAGTAAGAAACTCGGAAGCTTCTTTTGCAATTCTCTTTGGATCCTTTTTCCATTCTTCAATAGTAGTGCCAAAGTTATTACCGTATGTAGAACCATTAGTTCTTTTAAGGTTATTGATTCCACCAATCTTAATGTATATGTCATTATTAATAGGCATTGCTTCAAAGAAAACTACATCTCTTTCTTCTGGGTTGTTTTCACCAGATAATTGATCAATAGCATAAGTACTATGAACTCTCCAAGTAGGTTCGCCCTTTACATTGTATGCTGCTGAGTGCGTATCTCCACCAAATTCAGAAGCTTTTAACTTATATGCTTTAGCTTCATTGGTGGATCCGAAAGATTCAAATGATATAATGTTTTTCATTTCGCGTTGTTTCTTTTTATTTCTCTTCTTCTTATACTCTTCTTCGGCATCTCCCTTTCCGGCTGGAATATCCCCTGATCCAACTGATGTTTCAGTTGGTAAAGAGACTTCTCCCATTCCGGCCATATCGCCAAGTGATAAGTTTTCGTTTTCGTTTAATTCCATATCTTAATATTCAAATGGTGGAGTTCCATAATCACCTTGTTCGATGCCATACCATACTCCTGATACTTGTAAATACCACCATCCATATTTAGTGTCGTCTACTACTTTAAATTTCTTAGGTAATTTAACAGATTTTTTTGGAGCTCTAGCAATATACTTTAAAACTGGAACACCATCATCCCATGTTTTTTTAGTAGATCTTGCTTGAACTGATTGTCCATCTGAAAACGCATCAAATGCTTTTGCATCTTCTATTTCATCTGCTAATAAATCGATAGCTGATTCATTAATGTATTGTTCAAATAATTTTACTTTTTTCATTTTACCAAACTATGTTTTTATTATCCCATTTAGCCATTCTTTGCTTAAGCTCTAGTGCTTTACGCTTAGCATCTCTCATATACCAAGAACTTGATGAACCGAATTTTTCTTCTTCAGTTTTCATATTAACGTATGCTGAAACATATCCTTGATAATCTGACAATATATTTGCAATATAATTGGTTAAATCTCTAGGTCTAATTTCTCTTCCTTTAGGGTCTTTTCCTATTGTTAATTCGTTATAGTTTCCTAATTCTTTTTTAGCTAAACCAGCCATTAAGAATTGGTGTGCATCTTCGATAATTTCTTTAACTTTCTTGTCTATTTTATCTGGGTTATCAGCTTTCTTCGCAAGAATATCGTTATACCTTGTTAAGTTATCCTCTTTGATTTTCTTAGGGTTTGTAAGTGCAGTAGCTCCAGATTTTGCCTCTGCTCTTGCAGATGTCTTATCATCGGTAGATAAAGAAGCTCTTAATGTGTCTAAATTAATAATGTAACATTCGTCAGACATTTCCGCAATTCTTTTAATGTTACCTAATCCCGTTCCACTATATTGGTTGTGTGATTTGTTAACACCGACAGTATCTTTAGATCCAGGGTATTTACCCATGTTCTTAAGTCTTCTTGTGTTTTTCTTACCACCTATTGTGTCGCTGTTTCTATTCCATATTGAATCGTTCTGAAACATTTCATTTTTTCCATTAGAAACAGCTAATAAACAATTTCCAGGAATCATTTCAACATATCTTCCGGAAGAAGGAGCATATTCATTTTCTTTTTCATTTCTAGAAATCCAAAATACAATTACGTTTCCGAATGTTTTTGCTTTCTTATAAACTTCAACTGGGTTGCTATTAGAAATTATCATATCATCGGTAACTTTATCTAGTGCTACTTTAGCAAGACCGTATATACCTTTAATTAATTCCTTACCACCTTTTTTGATGTCTATTAATCCTCTTAACTTGGAAGAAGCTAGAGCTTCATTAAGTTTTAAAGATTCAGTTGCTCTGTATTTTGCAAATTTACCCTTTTTAATTGTTTTAACTAATTCAGCTTCGCTATCGTCAATATTGCCATATACATCATTATGTGTTGCTGCGTTTACTATTTCACCAGCATCACCAATAAAATAAGTTCCTCCTGCATATTCGTCTCCATCCATATCTAGATCAAAACCACCGGCATCTAATGAATTTTTAGAAATTGTGAATTCTTTTCCGTCTGCTTTTGAAAGAGCAGCTGCTAATTTTTTTGCTATTTTAGCAGTATCTTTCTGCTTCATAACCTTTGCTTCATTGATAAAATTATCGAAGTTAGTATATAGTTTCATTTTATATTGTTTTGTTTATAATAGTATATATCTTTTAATGTAAGGAATCATGTGCTAATTCATTAGCTAAGTCTGGATTATCATCTGTGAAATCTGATAATTCTTCGTCAGTCATTTCTTTTCCATTAGAATATTCACCATAACTAAAGAATGCATCTGTGAAATCTGGATAATCTTTCATATCAACATCTTCCATTTCTAATGAACTAATATCTACTTTCTTTCCTTTAAATTTAATATAATTAGCTTCGTTAATAAAAGATTCTAATGTTAAACTAACAACTGGTTTAATTCCAGTTAATATTCTTTTTCCAAATTTAGAAAGACCAATTCCATTTTCACTTACTGTAAAGTATTTAGAATTTCTTCTCATCCATCTTTTATTATCGATTGATTTTTCTTTTAGAATATTATTGAATTCTTCTTCTGTTAATACACCATCCGCTAATGCCTCGATCATTGCGTTTCTGACTTTAGCAGTTCTACCTGAAGTTTGTGCAGGATGATTATCGGTATATCTTCTTTTTATTTGAATTTTAGATTCTCTAAGACCCGGTTTCATTACGTTTAATTCCCACCACTGTTCTAATTGGTGATAAATATTTGCACCCATGTTTGAAATCATGAAGTCAATTACATCATCATAATTGTCTTTTTCATCTTGATAAAAACCAGGAGTATCGATATATTCTTTACCCATTATCTTTCTAACTGCTCTTTCTGGCATAGCATCGATTTCTTTTAAAAATTCTTCGAAATCTTCATCGTTTTTAAAACCCTTAGCTTCAATAACCATTGATTCCATTAGGCCAATAGCAATCTCTCCAACTTCTCTATCGCCGCCGTCAACATATCTTTTGTTAAGTATTGCAAATTTAAAACCATCTGCTTTTATCGTATACATTGGCATCATACTATCACTATAGTCGTATTTGTATTTACCTGCTTTTAATTCTTTACCGATTGCAAAGAAATCTTTAGCTTTACCTACTAAATCTGCAAGATTATCTAAGTGGTCACCAGCGTCGTCCTTTTCATTAACTAATGATTCATAAACTCCTTTTTCAATGTTCTTGATTAAGAGTTTAGCACCCTTCTTGTCAAGTTCATTTTGAATAAAGTCCATCATTTCGTTGGGATCTTCAGCATCTATACCAAATTCAGATGCTAAGTTTTGATATGCATCAAATTCCATATTAGAAATAGTGTCTTCTAAGTCTGCATACACATCTTCATTAACTGCTGATTCTACCATTACTAGCCCTATATCCTTATATGCTATTTCATGCTCTCCACCGTCTTGATCTAGTGCAAATACTGATTTATCATGCCACATTGCAGCATTGTCATCGTTATTAGAATCAGGATTATAAATGATATATTCTTTTCCGTTTCCGGTTTGAATCATTGCATCATCTGCATCTCCTAATTTTTTTAATAATGACTTTTTAGTATACCTTTCTTCAACAGCTTCACCTGACGTATATTCAAAATCATTATATAGTGCCTTTAACCATTCTAAAAACTCTGGAGTTTTCTTCATTACTTTCTTATGTCCGTATTCTTTAAAGAATTCTTTCTGAAAAGTATCAAATGATTTGTGATTACCTATCATTTGGTGAATGTCAGACATAACACCCTCACTGATAACTAATTTTACATCTTTGTTTTTACCAGCTACTGCATCATCTAGTTCATTTGTAAGAGCTTTCTTTTTTGCTGTTAAATCTATTAGCTGCTGTCTAGTTGCTGCTTTCTCATCACTTCCATCTTCCGCAGCGATGTATATCTTTACAATATCTTTCATCTTATTAACTGTTTCTCCAAATTCCTTTGAAATCTTGTTAATAGATCTAGCTTCTAATATATTAGATTCTTCAATGTATTCTCCTAATTCAGGATCGTCCCATCCATTAGGATCGGCTAATACCGATTGTAAATCTTCTCTTGAACCTGTCATTTCAACTTCTGGCCAATTGCCACCAGGGCCGTTCATTGTTAAAACTTTCATTTTAACATTATATTTCTTTAAAAGCTTTTTGAGTGTTTTTGATTTAGGATCTATTGCATCCATTACTACAGTAGCTTCATTTAAATTTTCGTCTAGCTTATCAAAGAATCCACCATGTTCACTTTGTAAATCTTCACCATACTTGTCGTCCCATATTTTAGCTAATTCATCTTTAGTAATTTTACCTTTATATTTTCCCATGATTTCAACATAGACACTACCATATTCATATTCAAAATCTTCACCATAAGAAAAATCCCATGCCTTTTCAACATCTTTAATTGTAAGCTTTTTGGCTTCAGTAACCTTTGATTCATACCATCCGTTTTCGTAATCGTCATCATCTTCATAATCATCATACTCAGGTTCTTGATACCATGATTGATTTGGATCAGATTCTGCTTCTTCAGTAAAGTCATGTCTTTTCCAATTAAATCTTGGATCTTCAACTAATGCAGGGAATAATGTCTTTTTCTTTTTATCTTTGGTCTTTATTTTACCGAATGCTAAATCAATACCAAGTTGTCTTAATTCTTTAAATGAACCTTTCATTGTTTTAACATCTTCTTCAGTATATCCATTCATTGTAGCAACAAGATCATAATAATCCATTCCACCAAATTCACCATATCCTTCATAATCCTTTTCCGTCCACTTGTTACCCATATTATCATACATAAATACTGTAATCATGTTCTGTCTTTCAGAACCTATTTGTGTGTTTGTATCGGATGTAAGCCATGAAAATTGACCTTCAACTATCATCTGTTCATGTAACAATTGAGCACCAGTCGTTACAATGTTTAAATAGCTTTCAGGAATTCCATTTACAAAGTTATGTAATTCTGGTTCGAAATCTGGCATACCACATGCATATCTTGGATATGTTGCTCCTTCTGTATTTACAAGAATACTCATTCCATAATACTCTCCAAGCTCACCTGATTCAGTGTTACAATATAATACAAATACCTGTGGCACTTGAACTTTAAAGTTAGATTGTAATGGATATTCGTTATGACATCCTAATTCTTTAGTAGTGTATACGTCTAAGGAATGTAATTCTTTATCATATTTAGTTAATTCTCTATATGGAATAGAAGCTCTTTGGTTAAATAGATCTCCCCAATAAGAAGGCTTTCTCAAGGAATATTTCCCAGAAACCTTTTTGTATACTTTATATAAATCAACGTTTTCGTTCATTGAATTTACAAAGCTTTCGAATGTTTTTTTAGTGCTCATTTTTATTTGTATTTGTTTATTTAAACTCGGTTAGGCTTTATTTTATATTTAAATTTACCTTGTGTAATAGAATATATTTGTAATTTGCTAGTTTTTCCAGGTAATTTCTTGTAATAGTGAAAAGCTACTATTTCATGATCTTTAGACTCTATAAAAAGGAATGGAGTAGGTATATCTCCTACTGCTGAAATTACATCGTCTTGTATTTCAGTAAATGTTCTAACGGAAGGCTCAGTCTCTATTATACTTTTAATTTTTTCTGCAGTTTTAGAGTCACTTAGCTTTCCTAATTCTACGTCATTAAATTTAATTACTAATGCGCCGTTATCTTTATCTCCAGGACCTATTTTAAAATCTCTTTCACTAGAAGAAAGGGCCTGAATATCTGTCTTAGTTAAATTTTGAATATGCTTAAATCTTTTTCCACCTACAGTTCCCCATTCATTTATCCAACCTCCACCGGCAGCCATATCTTTACCATCTCCGTCCGGGTTGATTTCTTCAATATTATATTTTACTGCGTCATATAATGCCGTTAACTTCGGTACATAAGTACTATTAATTCCCTGGTGTTTTGCACCTGTTCTCCAATTTTGTAACATGCCCTTTGACATTTGAGCTTCTTTTAACTCACATTTACCAAGGGGTGGTTTAATTGGTGACCACCTTTCATTATATAATTCTAAGTCAGTATCGGCCGCACCTCCACCTATTTTTATATTTTCTACAATATACGCTAGCATTATTTCTCCAGCACCAATTCCATTATCGTCTCTTCCAATATTAAACAATTCGTTTGCTTCGCTTTTATTTAACATTAAATATTGAAAAACTACTCCGAATGTATCGTCATCCATTTTAGAAAGCCATAACCTACCATCAGGTTGTTGTTTAACATCCTGTGTTGAAGTAAACTTAACACCTTGCCATGGACACTTATTCTTTTTAAATGTTCTATTAATTGAATTAAATAAATTCTGTTGGGCAGCCTTACTGCCGGTTGATGCAACTCCAATATAGGATTCTATAATTAATGCTTCATTTTCAGCATTGGTTTTTGCAGCACTATGTAGTGCTCTTTCAAAATCGTACCTATCCATTGTTTTCTAAAAATTGTTTAAATGTTAATAATGATTCAGTGACTTCATTTGATTCTGAAGCACCTACTGAATCTTCTAATTTTTTCTTAAGTTCACCATACATTTTATGTAAGGCCTTTGGTGTTGTAGACTTAAATAGTTTTTCATCTCCGTCTAACATTGCATTTCTAACCTGAGTCGCTGAAATATTATTGTCTGTTCTTGGAATTTCAAATAATCCAAAATCACTCCTAACTCCAAGATCTTCTCTATAAGAATCTTTATTTACTTGGAATCCGTAAGTTTTCATTCTATCGCTTCCTGTTCCCCATAATACGGGTTCATAAGTTGGTCTCATTGCATTGAACATTGTATCAATACCTCCGGTTGGAATTACAAAGATTTCTTTTAAGAATGGATATTGTTTTTGAACCGCCTTAAACATATCTAATTGTGTCTTCTCATCATAAGGTCTTTTAAATGCATCTTCCTTTTTCTTATTCTTTGCTTTTACTAATAAAACAACCACAGGATATCCATTTTCTTTGTGTATAGTTTCTAATACTTTAGCATGTCCAAGTGTAAATGGTTGGAATCTACCAACAAACATATTTACTAATTCTCCTCCTTGTTCAGGATGATCTACTTTAAGTGCTTCATTTAAATTAACACTTGTCTTTACTTTATTATGTAATATGAAATTATTAAAGTCGTATATGGAATTTTCATCGGTATTCTCTACAAATACTTTCTTATCTATAGTTTCTACTATTTGATTTAAATGCTCTAACATTTCTGCATTTATGATATCGCTTTCCTTGCTTCTCTTTTTTCTAAAAGAACCTAAAGTTATTTTAAATAATTCTGCAAGTATTTCGTTTTCAACATAAGAAAGAGTGGTCTCGTTCTTAATGTATTTAGTATTTAGTTTAAAGGAATCTGAATCTGCAAAATCAGCTGATTCAAAGTTAACACCAATAAACTTAGCAGAGTGTTCTTTAACATACGTATTAAACATCACTGACATTAATTCAATATATCTCCAGTCTGCTGTTTCTTCATTTAGTTGAATGTCTTTCATTTCAAATGTAGAAATAAATTCAATAAGACCAGCAATAGTAATTTGATACATGTGGCTTGATCTCTTATTTTCACTAACAGTTCTTGTAAAATCTTCTAATTTAAAAGATCTAGATTTTTTCTCATCAATAAAAGAAACTATTAATCCGTCAATTTCTACTTCAAAGTCTTCATTTAACGTAGGAGAAATTGCATTTGGATTAAATGTCTTAATCATCTTTTGGGTAAAAGGTAATCTTGCATCTGTATTTGGATCATAATCAAATGCTTCAGAAAACTCCTTATCTGACATAGATAGAACAGTTATTAATTCTTCTTTTTGCATTTGAGATAACATACCATCAAATACAATGCTAGGTCCTTGAACCTCTAATATCTTTGACCATTTATTTAATATAACTGGATCGCTAATTGTTTTTTTAATCTTACCTGATTCATTCATAGTTTGAATGTGAGTAAGTATTAAATTGTTTTTAGGCAGTTTAGTATATTTATATTCTGACACGTTTAATTCAGGTAAATATTCAAAACCAAATTTCCAATCATGTGGCATTTGTTCCTTTATACTAGGATCTAGACTTTGGATGTGCTTGACACCTGTTTCATATAAACCTACTATTGTTCTGTCTATCATGTTCATTCTAGAATCTCCAGATTTGTAATATTCAAATTTAGTCTGGTTTCTTCTAACGTGAAATGAAGCTCCTTGTATTTTTTCAGTTACTAGAACCCTGCTATTCAACATATCTTGAAATGCATTGATATTAGTTTCCTGAAATACTTGTCTTAGTTTTTTAAGTGCCATATTATATTATTTATCTTCCGTACTTTATGATTCCCATCAGCTGATTGATAGCAGCAAAAGTACCTGTTAGTTTCATAGTCTTTCCTTTATATACAAAAACTATTCCTTCAGTTGGTATGATAGATTCTACTCCTCCAATTCTATCTAATCTCTCTAGTTCTTTCATTACCTTTTCGATCTGAGTAACGCTTCCATCTTTTTTGATCTTTTCAGATTCTGATCTAATTTGATTATGTAGTCTTTGCATCTCTTTGTCTGGATTTGCAGCTACAAAATTAGAAGCATTCATAAGAATTATAGACCCTAGTTCTAAAAATAAATCTTCAAACGGTCTAATGTTTTCTTTATATTTCTTTTTAACATCTTCTTTGTCAAATTTCTTAACAGAAGCAGCTTCATCTTTTCCTATCTCCTTTGCAAGTGATCTCATATTTAAAGACTTTTTATCTCCATAAGCCCATCTTAATAATAAACCTTCCTTATAGTCTTGTTGTAAATCGGGGAAATTTGCATCTATTGTTTCTCTCCACCACATTTCATGATATCTAGAAACTTCGTCACCGTCTGTTAAGTTATAACGATCTCTTAATTTTTCAATCTGCTTTATAAATTTAGCTTGATTTTTATCAAAATTAATATCTTTACCTAGTTTTAAAATCTGAGGAGGAATTATTGTAAATGTCTTTTGAACATCGGCATCTACTTCCTTTAAAGCTTTGACTAATTCTCCTGCTATTTTTCTAGATCCTGTAATATTACCATTCCCATCAGTTTCTTGAATATCGTGAAATTGAAGAACATCTCTTTCGTAATAGATTACATTTGGGTTTTTAGAATAGATTAATTCTATATTTATAAAATCTTTACCGTCATTAAATATGGACTGATCTTTAATTTTTGGAAGAGCTTCATTTAGATCTTTAGCTGCAAACACGTATGTTTCTCGCACTAAAGGTACCTCATGCTTTTCAAACATTTCTATAATACCGTCTAAATCAACGGGACTAATTAATTGACCTTTATTTCTAGAAAACATCGTAACTCCGTTTTTTACGGTTGCTAATAGATTTTGACCGTCTGTTTTTTCAGTGGCTACCTCTTCAAAGTTTAATTCTCCTTGAAGACCAGACGTTACGATCTTTTTAAAATCTGCGAATGTTAAATCTTTTTCATCGAAAGGATGAGACATGTGACCAGCTGCACCGCCTTCTAAGATTAATTCTTCTTTAAGTGTATTGTATTTTTCAACGATATATTCATCAAATGATAAAACTTTACTCTTATTTTCACTCATATAATGTGCAACATATTCCTCTCTGGTCATGCCATGTGCATCTGCGTGATGTTGAATAAAATCTACGAAGTTGTTATTTAGTTCCATGTATATAGCTAATATAATTAAAAAACTTGACCCGGAAAAATCCAGGTCAGTTTATTTTTATTTTTTATTATAAATATCTATCGATAAATTCTTCTTTGCTACCAACAAATGATCTAGTCTTTGGGCCAAAAAGAACAATTTCAGCACCTTTTGATTTAAGCCAATCTGCGACTTTTTGAGCTTTTTTCTTATCAGCTGATAACCATACTGTGTCAAATTCAGAACCGTGAGACCTTTGCATTACAATACCTCCTTTTTCATTTGTAAATTTAAACTTATCTCCAAGAGCAACACTTACTTTAATATTTTTATCAAAATTCTTTTTATGATTCTTAAAAGAATATGCTAAAGCACCTGAGTAACTTTTAGTGTCAGTTGTAAATTCATCTAAAGATGTAGTAGTACCTTCATAAATATTTGATTCAAATGCTGGAACTAATCCAGTTTCTCCGTAGATATCTGCCATCATCCATTTTTTAGAACCTTCATCCCATAAATAAACGAATTCTGCACCACCTTCGTAATTTGCATCTTTAATATATTTGTTAATATTCTTAACATTACCTTTCATCAGATTAACATCTCCGCCATAGAAATTAATTTTCTTAACGTCTTTATCTAAACCTGAATTATCTCCATTTTTAAGAACAAAATCTACATTTTTACCACTTTTAAAGGTTGATTTAATAATAGGCAACATGTTTTCAGGATATGAATCATAGTGAGTATATACTGAAGTAATATTTCCTTTCTTGTCTATTTTACCAAATTGACCTCTAGTTCCTTCATTAATTACATAATTGATTACTTCGTTAAATTTAGATTCTTTTAAAGAAATTTCTTCTTCAGTTAATTGAAACTTAACTGATTCTTCTACTGCGTTAAATCCTGCTAATAATTTTTCAGCAAGTTTAGATTCACCAATAGATTCTAAATATAGAGCAGTGCCTTCAGCAACTCCAATACCTGACCATCCGGCAGCATTTGAAATTCTAGAATAATACTCATCTAATATCTGTGATATTTTCTTTGCTCCTACTATAATAGCTTGTTTACCAAGAGTTAAAGGATTAACAGTAACACTTCCTAATCTTCCTTTGATAATTTTTTCAGTAGCTGTTCTTTCTCTATGGAAATTAGCATCAGTTAATGCTTCAGCATAAATATATTTAATAGCTCCTAAGTGAGAAATTTTATCAGCTGTTAAGCTTCCTAGTTCTGCAAATATTTTATTGTATTGAGTTAATACTTTCTTTGCATCTCTTTTATATTTAATATCTAAGGCCTCATTCATTAATGATTCTCCTAATCCCCAGTAATTTGCGTAATCGTATTCAACTGGGAATATACCTAAATCACCTTCATCACCTTCTTCACTTTTAACAATTTTAGCAAGATAGTAATCTCCCTTTGCAGTATCTTCATATCCGTATGAATCTGCATCTGATCCCATTTCTTTTTTAAATTGTTTTGATATCTTTCTCCAATTATCGATAGCGATTATTTCAACTTCACTTCCAATTGAATTTTCAGTAGTATCTCCTACTTTAAATTTAGCTTTTTCAGTAACTAAAGATTCTGAAAATTCTTCAATATGTTCCATATCGATTTCATCTTCTCCCTTTAATTCTTTTTGTACTTCTTTAGACTTTACTAATTTTGAAAGATCTTTCATAGTGATTTCTCCATCAATGAAGTCAGCTAGTATATAGTATTGATTAGCAGAAAGTCCTTCACTGTCTCTAAAATCACCAATTTCTTCAATTGCTGCTTTAGTAACGGTCTTAGCTTCAGTAATCACTGATTCGCTTAATGAATTTCTTAGACCACAGTGTACGCATTCTACCGTTCCGTCCTTGTCAATTTGCTTATATAAATGTCCTTTTTTATTAGTACATTTTGGTTCGTCTGATTCAGTAACTTCTTCTGATGCAGTAACCTCTTCTACCTCTACTTCTATTTCAGCGATTTCTTCTTCTGAAACATCTCCAAATATTTTTGAGATAATTGATTCTTTCTGATCTTCTTCTAAACCTTCGAAAGAAGTTAATCCTAATTCATCTAGAATAGCAGCTATTTTACCAACTGATTCTTGTCTTTTTAAATTGTTTTCTTCTCTAAGTTTACTAACAGATTCCTGTTTTCTAATCTCTGTAAACGATTTAAATGAAGAAATTTTATTAACTTTTGCCATTTTTAATGTTTATTTAATTTAGTTTCGTTATTCTATATATCTCCGTCAAATTTGACTTTCTTAATACTATACTCAAATTTCTCTTGTTTATAAATTTTTTGTCTAGCTTTACTGTGTTTGTATAGGTAATTGTCCCATTCGTCGGTTCTAATGTCATCTACAAAATCGATAATTAATACAGCTTCTTTAGACTCATGCTGCCTTAGACCTCTACCAATTGACTGCCTGATGATCACCTCGGACTTAAATGACTCTGTAAAGAATATATTGTGTATTTTCTTAATGGAAATTCCAGTAGAAAATGTACCATAACTAGCTACAATAACTACTTCATCTCCTGCTTCCATTTTCTTCTTATATTCTTCTCTAATATCTTTATCAGTTCCTCCATCTACATAAAAAACTCTTTTATCTGAGTTTTGGCGAAGTTGTTCGTATATTTTTTTACCATGTTCTATCCTATGAAACAGAACCAGAGAGTTTCTAGGAACCTTGCCAACGACATTACATATAAAATTAAGTCTACCAAAAGAATTAATAATGTAATTTTGTTCTAGTTGAAAAACATCCTTCCTATCATACTTATTAAATGCTAATTCTTCAAATGCCTTTTTGGCGGAATCAGGTGCGTAATTCATTTCAATTACCTTTACTTTACATTTAGCGATGTGACCCTGGCTCTGTAAAAATGCAGCCTTAACTTCGCTAATTACAGGACCCGTTTGACTCATTAGTGTTAACTTGTCTAAAGATCCATCTTTGGGAATTGTACCCGATAAACCATACTTATATTTTGCGTTAGTGCATTTTTGTAATATAGTCTTAATAGAATTAGATTTCGCCTTATGGGTTTCATCTACGATAACAGCGTCGAACTGTTGAAAGTATTCTTTGGGCTTTTTAACTAGGGATTGATATGTACCTATTACTACATTCCGGTCTGACTTTATTTTCTGACCAGCATATATTTGTTGTATCTTTAGTTTTATTCTATTCTTATTATTGTATTCGTGGAAATCTTCATGAGCCTGTACAACTAAAGAAACATTAGGAACTATAAATAGTATTTTCTCTGCTCTTTCTTTTTCTAACATATAAGCTACTGTTAAAAAGCTAATAAGTGTTTTTCCAGCAGACGTTGCTAATTCAGCTAAACATCTCCTAAACTTTAGGATATTAAATGCAGTTTCTATTTGATAATCCCTTGGAACAAATTTGCTACCCTCAAAAAATTCTAAAGCCCATGCTTCAAATGATTCGGCTCCTATGTTTCTATCAAATAGTCTTTGAATTCCATTAAGTTTAAGATCAAACTTATATTCCTTGCAAATAAGCATAACGTATCGCCAAAGACCAGCGGGAATCCACTTATCGTCTTTGATATATGAAACATATCCGTCCCATATTCCTTTCTTGACTAAAGGATTAAATCTCCAACTATCAATTCTTTTAGTTAAAGATATTTTAATCTGCTCTAGTTCAAGTTCCTCTGCTTCATCAATTCGTAAGAATTGATTATCATCCGTTAGAGTTAAAATCAATTTTCATTTAACTTTTTTTACAGTCTCGAAATATCAAGGCGATTCTTTATTGCAAAGCCCATATTGTCGAGAGTTTTTACTGAGCCTTCAATAAAGGCCTTTTGGCTTTCAAGTAAATCCAAAATTTGCTTATCGTCTGAAAGATCTGCATCAATAAAACGTTCTCTTTGTTTATCTGTTATCTTATAATCAAACTTATAATATTCAATCCATTTTTGTTTATATAACTTGTCTACTGTTCCTTTCTGCGTTCTAATTTTACCACCAATGGTTGCTAAATTTTCAACTAATATTTGCCTATAACTTAATGTGTATGCGCTAACATCTTCTAGGTTAATACCTTCTTTTAAGTTTTCAGTAAGTTCTTTAATCTTTAAAGTCCATTCTGATCTTTGTTTTGCTAAATATTCGTCTAATTGTACAATCTTAGATTTGTTTGATTGTTCTGCCATGTGGTGTTTTTTTAGAATAATGAGTTGTTATTAGTATTCTTCTTAATATAAACTTGACTCTTAAATTTTTTCTTATATTTAGGAGTTATTTTAATTTCTTTTTCATCATGTGATAAATCAGCGGCTGCAAACCCAATAATCATTTTTAGATTTTTGTGTCTTTTTCCATCTTCTTCGAATTGATCTAATTCGTCGTTTACCATTTGTACGTAATCGTCTATCATAAGTAATAAGCATCTAGTCGTGAATTACTAAAATACTTATCCATTGTAGATAAACATTTATTTTTTGTTTTCCAAGCAGCGATAACTAGATCGTTTAGATCTTTAATCTTGCTAGGATATTTATCCATCTTAGATTCAGAAAGAAATTTGTCCCATGTAAATACTTCTTTACCTCTTTTTAATTTTTGCATCATCTTTGATTTTCCTGCTTCGTCGTTATCAAACATATATCGTATTGTTGGAATTTCGTCTAATTCTTCAGTTGATCTAGTTACAGACGCCAATGCTATAGAGTTAGGCATAAATAAGGCATCTAAGGGTCCTTCGAATACCGTACAAGGCATTTGGAAGTTTGCAGTCATGATACCAAACAAAGTTGATAGCTTCTTAGAGGATATAAGCTGTTCATCCTGAAGAGGTATTTCTTTATTCATTTCCTGATATATCTTTTCTATATCGTATGTTAAATATCTTGTGTTTTTACTTTTTCTTAAAGATCTACTTTGAAATCCTATAACTTTACCTTCAGGTGCTAAGTTTAAAACTAAGATTCTTTTATCTTTGGGAGAATATAAGAAGTGATTAAGTTTCTTATGTAAAAACCTGTTCTTTAAATAGAAAAAGGCAGGATCGCCTGGTTCTATTTCTACAAGTTTAAAAACTTCTTTAAGTTCCTTTCTTGTAGGTGATAAATCATATAAAGTTTTAAATACACCATGTTGTAGAGTGTCTACTTCATTAACAGATACCTTGTGTTCTTTAATATATTCTATAATTGTAATAGAATCTTGAGTATCTTGGAATTTTAGGTGATGATCTTTTAGAAAACCATATAGATCTGAGTGTTGTCCACAATTAAAGCAGTGGAATTGTAACGTTGCCCAATATAGATTACCTCTTTTCTTATGAGTTTCACCATGTGAGTCACCACAATAAGGGCATGCCAGGTTTAAACGACCTGGCATTTCCTTAATCATGTGTTTGTTAGGGTCAGTATGTTCTTTTACACAAACTTGTTTAACTAAACTTCTGACCTTCTGCTTTAAATCTTCTGTGATTTTTTTAGATTCCGATTTCATCTAAGAAAGAATCTAGATCATCGCTATCTGCTGATGCAGTTGAAGATTTTGTTTCTGCTGCCGTTGGAGTCGCTGTCATTGTGTCAGGGAATTCAAAGTTAGCATCATTTCCTGTTACCGGAGCTGCTTCTTTTACTGCTGCTTTTTTAGCAGCTGGTTTCGGTGTAGAAATTACAGAATCCATTGAAGAACCAGGGTTAAGATATTGTCTTAAAATACCATTGACAAAGTCAAGAGTTTCAGCATCCCATTTCTTATATCCATAAGGATCTAAAGATGGTGCTGTATCTAATTCACCTTTAATAGATGTCATAGCTTCTTGGTTTCTTTCAGCTGGTTTTCCATCAATTGCAATAGCTGATCTAGTTGCAGAGAATTTAGACTTATCATAGTTATTATATTCACCTTGGCGAGTAATAATAAGTTCAAAGTTCTTTCCTTCGAATAAATCATAAATCTGAGTTGGTTCACCAAATGCAGGTTTAGTTTCTTCTTCGATCTTCTCTTTAATTTTGTAACCGAATTTAAATACTTTATAAGTACCTTCTAATTCAGGGTTCTGAGGATCTTTCACTACTTTAATAAGTGAGTAATACTGTTCTCTACGCTTAAGCTTGTCGCTCATCTTACGGTCTACTGCTGAATCACTCTTACGAAGTTTGAAGAATGCATCTGCAATTGGACACTTATCTCCTACCGTTGAAGGTGAATCAATAAGTCTTCCATCGCCGTTAGCGTCAGTTAGCCAGTGTACATACTTTTTAACTAATGAATTTCTTGGGTTTGTTGGGTTTGGAACAAAACGAATAAGTGCTTTGTAAGTTCCGTCTTTACCATCGTCTGCTGATGGTTTGTAGATCTCATTTGTAGAGCTTGAGCTCTTTGTTTCATGAGTTTCAACGTCTGATACGCTGAGGTTAAAAATGTCAAAATCTGCCATGTCTTTAATTGCTTTAATTTACGTTAATGTCTTTAATCTTTAAAAAACTTTCAATAGTTATACATGTAATTCCTAAAAGGTTTCACAATAATAACTATTCTATATATCCGTATCGCAGGGGGCAGGGGAAGAATTATAGCTCTGTGTAAGTTGCACCAGATTCGTCAATCCACTTTGAAGAAGAGTTTGGAAGACGAGCTAAACCAGCCTTTCTTAACATATCTATCATTTCATTTTCTGTTATTCTATGTTGAGTTACCATATCACTTAAAATCTCTTTAAGCTTTAATAGGTGTGCCGGTATTATTTCTTTATCTGTTTGCATATTTTTATATATCTTTTTATTTTATGAAACTTTATGGGGAAAAGACAGTATAACTTAAGACTTTAAGCCTCAGTGGTAAATCTATTCCTCAGTGGCCGACATCTTTGCTCTAACGAAGTGAGTTAAAAAGTAAGCGTCAACTAAATCGTCAAAGGGTTTTGGTATTTTTTTCGAAGGTCCAATTTCTTTCACACAAAAATCTAAAAGAGGATGTTCTGCTAAGACTTGATCTTCTAATACATTACCTAAAAAGGCATCCCATAATTGAGACTTATTCATGTTTCCTTTTCCAGCGTGTTTCTTAATTGTAGTAGGAGCAATGGTTTGAATGTCTAGGATTTCAAGTTGACTTAGCATTCTTTCTTTAAGTATTGCAGCTCCTGCAGCCATATCTATAATATTATTAGTTCCCATTTTCGAACCGAAAGAAGTTCCTTCAAAAGAAATAATATATTGCTTCTTTGTTTTTGTAATATCCGTTATTAAATTAATAATGTCATCTGCTGTTTTAGCGTATCTCTTTATCTTTGCTAATTCAACGCTTGAATAATCTGCACCATGTTTTCCCCAGTCGGGTTGATTAATAAGAGTAACTCCCTTCAAATGAGATATGTCTTCTTGCCAAGCTCTTTCTTTCTTGGTTCCTTGGCCTTCTTTAATATAAGATATGAAATGATATTCGTTAGTTTCTTCTTGGTATATAAAAATACCTGGAGAGTTTAATGAAAAGTCTACTGATACGTAATTCAAATTAGAATGATTTTCCGATAGCAGCACCTAATCCAGCGCCAACTAATCTTGAGGTTAATAAATCGTAAAAAATACCTTTTTGAATTCCTAAAACTTTAGCAACTGTTTTACCAATTGTTTTACCTAAAGCAAATCCTGTAAGGCCACCAAATATAGAACCTAAGAAACCTTCATTTGTTAATTCCTCATTAAATCTTTCAAAATCAAACGTTCCATCTTCATTTGCGTACTGTCTAGTAAATTCTTCTAATGCCGCATCAACCTTTTGCTCTAATTCGTCAGTCCATTCTGACTGTAGAGATTCTTCTAATAGAGTAATTTCCTCTTTAGTTATATTCTCTTCGCTTAAGTATTCAAAAAATGTTTTCATTATAATTGTCTATATTGTTATGGATTATATATCTCTTTTATTTATTATCTATTTCAGGAGTTATATTGAACTTGTTGTAATAAAAATTAAGGGTGAATGTAGAAAACTCCGCGACATTACTTGACATATTTAATTCCAACTCTGATATTGAATTAAGAATAGGTTTTTCGAAAACTGCACTCATTAAATGTATACCCTCAGAATCCATTATTTGAAGTTTAAGATCGTTAATAAACGGGTCTCTAACCTGTTTTGAATAATAATATAATAGAGTATCTTGCATTATAAAATAATTAACATATCCATCTAATAACTGAAGCTCTATAGAAAATTGTCTTTCAATAGTATTCTGTATAGGAATAGATCCTCTGTGATATGTAATAGTTCCATCGTTAGGAGATTGTGATATTGGATCAAAATTAATCCCTGGCATACTTAAACCCTGTATTGAATAATTGATAAAATCAATAGGTTCTTCTAGAATATTTCCCGGAATTCTATTCAAATAAGGTCTGTATTTATCAGCTACTTCCTTTGGAATAAAGGTCCTAGGGAACTTAAAGTTAAATAAGTTATTTCTACTATTTAATATCATTATATTATTTCTACTTTTCCGTGATACAATAGGGACTCAGTTTCTCCATTCTTTATATTAATATAGAATTTATCTTCAAATTTATTCGTATCGGTTTTATCAAATCTAACAGCGGTTGTTTTAGGTATTTTAAAAAACACCTCTCCTAATCCTAAATCTATATTAGGAAATGATGGATCATGTGTCATTCTTTGTTCCGTAGCACCGCTTTTAATTATTAGTACTATATTTTCTGCACTTACTAATGAAACTGCTTTTTTATCGTCTCCGAATGGTTGTGCAATATTAAATTTCACAAAGTTATCAGATACCTTAGATAATGATATCGTAGCTTTACCTTCTTCAAAAAACTTAATGTTATCTAATTCTTCAGATTCTGTTAAATCTGTTGTAACATTCGTAGCGGATGCTAATATCCCATAAGTGTCTAATGCAACTGGAACATATTTAGTTTCTCCAACACTAGGTCTAATTGAATTAACAAATTGATTTAACTCTCTATTTACTGTAGTGTTAGGAAGCTTGTTATAAATAATAGTAGGATCTACATTTCTTAGATTAATCTTTTCCATTCTAGTTCCATACTTTTTAGTATTATAAGAAGTCATGGTCGCAACTTTAATAATTTGAGTATTATCGGTTTCGTTATAAATTCTCATTGTATGTCTTATATAAAAAGAACTGGCAATGCTAGCATTAAATATGATTGGTCTAAATGGTATTGGAGCTTCATAATTTGCAGTCTGGGTAAATGTCATAGATGAAGTATCTAAAAAATCTAAACCTATTTGCTCACTGACTTCTATATCATGAAATATTATAATGTCATCACTTGAAGTTTGTATTCTTCCATTAATGTAATTTTCAAAACCTTGTCTAGAACCGTCTTTAGTTCCATATACTTGAAAATAATCCATGTCTTCTACTTCTTCTATGTTGGCTGCAATATCTAAATATTCATCTTCTCTAGAAACAGTAACGTCAATCGTGTCTTCGACGTTGATATATTCTACATTTCCTTCTTCAGTTAAGGTGTTTATTAATTTTAAACTTATTTCATAGTTAGTAGAATCTAATATTGCATCTTCGTTTTCTCCAAAAAATGCGTCGTGAAAATCTTTATTCTTAGTTGAAACATCAAAATAAATTAAAGAAGGTACCTTGATTTGTATGTATTTAGAATATGAAGTATCACCTAATACGAATGAATTAGGATTACTTATTTCAAAATTAGAATGATTTAAATAAACTATAGATGTAAAATAATTATAAACCCCTGATTCTCTTTTAACTTTTACCTGAAACATAAAACCTTCTTTGCCTCTTGCAGCAAATGAAAATCCTGTTTTTAGATGCAATCTAATCGTGTCATACCAAACATCTCCTACTATATTATCATCCACGTTTGCGAGAGAAGAATCAGTACCGTTCCACTGTGAATTATCTAAATATGCCAGATCATTTTTAAGTAAAGCCCATTTACCATCACTATTTGATGGAACCCCATAATATCTTCCAACTTCACCTGTTGCGGTTTTAATACTATTTCCAGTTTCTTGTTCTGGTTCTGCAAATAAAGGGTTAGCTCTATTTCCTACATTTATTTCTCCTCCTTTAAATGTATCTCCAGCTAAATTTTCATATGAATATTCAAATCTTCCATTAGTGCCAGGGGTATATACGTATGTATTACCTATTAATTGTGTAGTTGAACCATTTATTGTGAAGCCGGCTATATTGTCTATTGTAGAATCTGATAAATTAAATTTATAAGTTTTGCCATTTTTAAGAACTAATTGTCTCGATGCGAAGTCATTAATAAAAACATAACCATCTTGTATCTTTACACTGAAGTTAACAACATCTGCTCCTAATTCATGAATCAAGAATCTAGAGGCTGAATCATTAGATGCCTCTGTGTTTAAAAATTTAAATTGACTTCCATTGTCGTCGTTTTCTATCTTAGCATCATCTACATAATCAATGTTTTGATCATGGTACATGAACTCCATTAGAATGTCGTCATCTAGTCTTAAGAATTTGGATGATTGTGCCATTGTTTATTTATTATTTTAAAATCTAAGAAATTTAGGTGACCAGTATACTCCTATACCGATTGATGGACCAGTACTTATAACTTGATTGTTATTCAAATTAATTCCATATTGAAATCCAACACCAATAGACCACCCTGCTTTTTTCTCATATTTATTATTTAATCTATCGTTAACTAAGTTTATATTTTCTATATTAGTGAACGTTACTCCTTTATATGGAGTTGTAATTTTAAGTCTGTCAAATCCTTCTTCATTAATGATGGCAGCACTTAAACCTATTCCCTGTATAATATCAAATCTAGAAGAGAATAAATTATAATTAGTGCTATCCTTTAAAAGAGATATACTTCCTTGAAATCTTCTCCAGTTATATTTATCAAACTCCCACTTATCGTTTACGTCAACTGTTATCGTATCTATATTATTTATAGAATCTGTATCTACCGTTACAACTCCATTCGCGTTTATTATCGAATCTTTTACGTTTAGTGTTGTTGAAAGTAAATTATTAACATTTTCTAATTCGTTATTAATATTTAATTGATTAGCATATTTAGAAACTAGTTTTTTATTGCTTTCAGTTAAAGTGTTTACATCATACTCAAAGGATCTTATACTAGAAACTAATTCTTTATTTTTATTCTTTTCAATTATAATAGTGTCTTGCGTCGCCTTATAGTTATTAAGATTTCTATCTGAAACCTGCTGAACCTGAACTATCTCTCTTTTTAAATTTTGATTAGAATTACATTGTTGTAAAAGACAGAACACCAAAATCGCAAGTCCTCCGAAAAGAATTGCGTTTTTGTAAAGTTTATATGTGTTCAGTATATTCATATATTAAATCTAAATTTTATCCTGAGAACTCTCCGGTTCCGTCGCCGTTTTCTGCGCCACCGTTTGTGTTTGTTGCCTTTTTATTATTTCCTCCAAGAGGCTGTATGTTACCCGGTGCCTGTGTGGCCCAATTTGAAGCATTACTACTGTCGGTGTATTGACCTCCGTTGGCATATAAAAAATGTCCAAATAAAAGAGCAATATTATCTCCTGGATTTGATGCATTATAATTTAGAATTTGATCTACTACTGACGAATCTAAAAGAACCTTAAATTCCACTGTTTGATATCTTCTAAACATGATGTCTTCTTGTCCAAACCTCCATGAATGTGAATCCATGAAAGAAGTACCCGCTGCTTCTGTACTACCCACAGTCACATTATATCCTCCTTGTAGAGCCGTTCTACCTCCCATATAATTGAATCCATATTCGTATGGACCATACGGATTCGTACCGCTATTATTATTTCCTGTACCTCTAGCTTGGCCGTCGTCATAATGTACAGCTCTCCAATGATCATCTCCTTCGTCGTATGTATATGGATCTAAATATTGTACAACATCATTTGCCGTAATACCTAGAGAGGGGTATTGTGATTGTATTTCTGATAGGTTAAACGTAGTTATCACAGGTAATAAAATTTGATCTGCCGCACTATTCCCATTATTGGTTATAGGGTCGATTGCAACCTGTATAGGCTGGGTGTATATTCCTTTACGACTAACTAGTGAATCTCCTGCAGAAATTGTCATAGCCGGAGGATAAATTCTTGAGATGTATGATTCACTATCATACCATTCGTCATCAGCTAAAGCATTTCCAGTTCTATCTGAATCATAACATCCGGAAAATGAGTCTGGATACATTCCACCTCCACTTGGATTTGGAAAGTTAACCCATGGAGTCGCCGGATATTGCGCATCATAGCTGCTAATTGCATTCTCATTAGAATCCGGTAATCTTACGAAATATCCCTCCACAGCAGAAAGGTTTGAAATTCCGCGCCATGATGAATCTGCTAACCTAGCTCCAACTGGATTAGGATATGCTGCGGAAGGCGTTACAGTGTTTCCATATATGTCAGTGACACTAGAAGTTGAAACGCTCGTTAACATTGGATTTATAGTATACCAATGTCCGGTTAGACTGTAGCCGACGCCATCTGCATAATAAAATACATCACCTGCTACATAAGTAGCTCCGGTGCTAAAAGTACCTCTGTCATTCCATGTTCCAGTAACAAATGCTGGAGATGGTACTGCGTATGGTGTTGATGTAGGCTGATTTGGATTTGGCAACCTATATTCGTTCCAATTAACAAACCATGAATAATGATCTAGTGATGAATAAAAACCCAAAAGATTACTGTTATCGTTATCACTACCTGTTTGGTACCATGCTTTTCCTTTCATTTGCACAGTTAAAATTAAATTTTCACCATACTCTAAATTATGCGATCCTATTGTGTCAACCACATAAGTAAAATCACTTTCATCATGATCTAATATTTTTACACTTCCGAATCTATACCTAAGTTGTTTAGTCAATGCCTGGTCAGCTGTTGGTTGAGATGTGTCCATTCTAGTTTGCTCCATTGCAAACTCATATTGTGCATTAACTGGGGCCATCGATGGCTTTTGCCATCCAAGTACGCCACCGCTCTCTGGATCTACACCGCCTCCACTTAAAATAGTGGATTTGGTGGCATTAAAGAAATCTATTGTTGCCGGTGGAGCTCCTGCTGCTTTAAAGTAGAATCCAGGTAGACCTAAATAAATAAGTTGTGGAGTTCTAACAATTTTATAAACTATATGATCTTCGGGTATGCTTGATGGTTCTGCCATTCCGACCGATTCATCACCTGTTACATAAGTATCTGTAAGAGTACTTCCATTTTGATTCATTGTTGCATAACTTCCTCCTAATACATTAAGAGCAACCGGTCCTGAAGTAGTATTACCGTCAGGTGTTGTTATACTATAATTAAACGAATTTAAATTTGGAACCGTATACGATTCTCCATTTTGACCTACCCATGTTTCACCATTACAGAGATACCATCCTTCATATTCAGTACCTGCAATCCCTGCTCCAATTTCTATCTCTATATTATCCGGATTTGTTCCACTATCAATATATGTTTGAATGTTCTGAGACTGTATAAAGTTATTTGTATCTTCGTAAATAGAAGGTAAGAATGATATTATCGTTCCTATTGGTATTCCTGCTCCAATTTCTTCAGGTGTTTTAAAACCTATCGTACCATCATTATCTAGAGAAACTGCTATTTTTCCTGCAGCGGGATCAGTTCCTGGGGTAGAACTAGGACCTATGTCTATTTTAAATATTGATCCAACAAAATGAGCACTTCCTGTAGAAACAAAATTACCAGTAAACAATGCACCATTATTAGCGTCCATTGTTAATATGTTGTTATCGCTTAAATCTTTAAATTTAAAAGAATCAGCTCTATAGTTTATATTTTTTTGAACACCTGTAGTCTCATTAAACCCAATATTTAAATTATATCTGTTTAGTGAATTACCATAGCTTGCATCAAAGTAAGTATCTGTTGTTAAATCAAAATCAGCATATATTCCTTGTGAATTATTAGAAACTAATCTAATATTAGAATCTACATATTGGTCGTTTTTATTTACTACTAATTGTGCTCTATATATAGGAGAACTGGAATTTTGAATATCACCATATTCTGGATAATCGGTTGTAAATCCTAATAATACAGTAGGTGAATGATCATTCTGTGTACTGCTAATAGTATCGACTGGAACTATTGTTTGTATATTTAAGCTTGATGTTTGATACACTACACCATCTTTCCAGAAATTAGAAACAGATGTATTAATAGGTCCTTGAGGACCTTGATCTCCACCAGTACCCTGAGGGCCTTGATCACCAGCCACACCTTGCATCCCAGTTTCTCCAATTGGACCAGTAGATCCCATTGGACCACCTCCATTGGCAACTAATTGATCAAAATTATAATTAATTTTATCAAGTCTTTCCTGTTGCGAATCAGATTCTAATATCTGTTTTAAATTTGGTATAGGCATTACTTAAATCTTTATTTATTTAGTATATATCTTAATTTATTTCTTTAGTCTATCGGCATTATTGTTGGGCTATCCCCGGTCATATCTTCGTCATAATACAATTCTACATTAACGTTGCTTCCACCTATTGCATTTTGCCCAGACTGTTGCCATGATTCAACAAACTCTAGAGAAAACTCCCAATTATCGCTAAGGCTTGTATTTCCAGGAATACTACCCATAGGCAGCCATGCATTTCCACCGCCGCCAGTTGGGGATAAACATGACCCACCGCCCGTGAATATCCAATTGTTAGATGGGTTATCCTGAACACATCCATTGTTGGAACCATTACCAATAATACCTTTAATAAATTCAAATTTATATCCTGCAGCATCCGGATCCTGTATTTTAAGGAATAAGTATACTGTATTACTAAAGTTATTAACTATTCTACCGTGCGTCATAACTGAATCTCCGGCCTGATCACCTATCGCTGGATACGATGAAGGCGAGTCATTATCGCTATTATAGTATATTGATCCTGAAGGTGGTGGAGGCGGTCCGCCACAGCTTTCTGGCATACCAGTGAAACCTGAGTCTGTGCCTATGTTCCAATATACTGAATCTTGTTTCTGCCCTTCTCCTATTAAAGGGAAGGCATTTGTCATGTTAGGTGATGATGTGTTATCTAATACCTTCTGTAATGGATATTTTCCTAAATCCTGAACAGAGCTTAAACCTACGATAGGAGATTGTCCTAATGGAACGTAAATTTTTACGTTTTCTCCAAGATGACCTCGAACACTATTATCTAAATCAGTTTGATTATCATTAGATGCAAATTCATTATTATAATTAAATCTTTCTGTCATTGATGTAGGGTAATCTCCACTAAAGAAACATACATGTTTATTAATACCATCGCATACTGCAGTTGATGCTCCGGCTCCTGATGCTAATGTAAATTTAGTAGACCACAAATGAAAGTTACCGTGTAGAGTTTCTCCTAAGAATCCATTCTCAGATGGTCCACCCCAATATTTAGATAGTGTAGGGTAATATGAATTTCCCGTATAAGGATCTCCATTGTATGTAAATGCATCTGTATATGCTATTGATCTGTACCATCCCTGCGCCGGTTTAACTATTTGATTATCGTTATCTACTTTCCATATATGGGTGGCATAATCATCATACCATTCCCATGTATTTTGGCTCGTTGAAGCCGGGTGATTATCATAATTAAATGAACAATAATATTCTGTTATAGTGGCGTTTGAATAGACACTTCTTCCGGAAGCAATACCTCCATTATTTATCGCATCAATAATAGTTTGTTCTGTCACAGGGTCTCCAGATTGATTGCTACTATTACCGGCAGACTTTCCAAACATATAGTCCTTGTCTCCTTCTACGTCTTTTATAGATTCTCCGTATGCAAAATATTTATTTTGAGGATTTGCATAAACACTATCTCCACTCGTGATTCCTTGTCCGTAAATATATTTTTTAGATTGTCCATCGATGTGAATATAACAATCCTGTAACTCTATTCCATTTTTGTAAAATCTTTCTCCAGCATTTGAGCTTCCACCCCATTCTTGTGAAATTGATTGACCATTTTGTCCTCCGGTCCATTGTAGAGAATCAGTGGCTTTAGTAGCAGCATAAAGGGCTGAGACATCTTTTAGTGTTCCACCATAATTGCTATTTTCTATTGGATGCCAAGACGCACTTACTCCATTTAAAGTTATTCCAGAATTATCATTACCCCATTCATACCCGACGCTCCCGAGTCTAATTATAGAAACTTGATCACCCATTTTATCATACATGTTATGGTTTTCATCAGCTGAATTACTTTGGAGAAGATATACATAATTTGGATTAGCATTAGGATAACCATTAATTACACTATCCGATACACCAGCTCCCATTCCAGCTCCATAAAGACCACCTAGTAATACATGTTGCTGGTGTACAAGTGTACCATTATTGACGTTATCTGTTCCATCTGGGGAAATTCCGGAAATATTATATTCAAATGTCATAATATCTGGAGTAGCATACGATATACCACCTCCATCTCCCCATGCTTGGCCGTGACATAAATACCATCCAGAATACATACCATATCCTGCTCCAAAGTTAGATGAGAAATTATGTGCACCATTACTGTAACCTATATAAGAGGTAGTGGAGTCGTTTAAGTAAAAGTTTTGATTAAATATGTCAACGGGTATCTTTGTTATACTACCAAGCGGCATTGAATTAAATACAATTCCCGGGTTAATCCAACTTACAGTTCCTTCTGTATCTGCAGATATTAATACGTTATTAGTATTTGCAAGCACGTCGTATTTTATATTACCTACTGTAAACTTTATTTCTTGACCATTACTTTCTACTTTTATTTTTTCTTCAAAGTTAGAAAGAGTTCCAATTGTCTGGATTACATTACTCCCGGAACTATTATATGATTCTATATTGGTAAATGTAGACTTGTGATTAATATTGTATTTTCCCCATGGTTGAGCCGGCACTGGAGTTGATATTGCAAAAGCAGCGGCGTTATCATCGACTCCTATAAATAAAGTAGAATTTGTCGGTGGATCTCCATTTACTGGGTCTACATTCTCCTGTAGCGATATTCTAAAGGATCTATATTCCCAGAAAGGATCCCATGTCGGAGATCCTGGAGGAGGTGTCATCGTTAATTTAATAGAATCAAACTGAGATTCACTAGATTGTATTGCATATTGTCCGTCTGAAAATCTTGAATTAGTTACTACTGTTAATTGTGCCTTGGAAGATGGTGCGTTTGCAAAATCTTGATCATTATAATATGGACTTAAATACTCTCCAGTTGCACTATCTAGATGTGCACTTGCACCTATAATTACAACCGGATTAACATTTGCAGATTGATAGAGAGTTTCGTCAGCCTTTGGATATAATATAGGATATTGTGTGCTAGCTCCATTAAGAAACCATCTTCCTCCAACTGGAGGACCTTCTATTCCCTGTGGACCCTGTGGACCTTGTGATCCAATCTCCCCATTTTCTCCTTTATCGCCGTCTATCCCATTATCACCTTCTAACCCTAAAGGACCAGCAGGTCCTCCATTCGCAAGAAGCTTAAAATTATAATTAATTTTATCTATTTTATGCTTTGACCACCATTCACTGCTGTTTGGATCTAGATCGCTTTTAAAAAGTTCTTTGATTCTTATATTCATTATTATGCAATTATTTTAGAATGGACTCTAAAGCTATAGTTATATCCAGGCTTTTTATTATATATTAATCTAAAATCTAAAGGCTTTTCTGAGAATCTACTTATTTCAAAATTAGTAAGAGGTATATGGCCATCTGACATAATATCTTCAACATGCCTCACATTGTTTAATTTTGAATATTCTTTTTCACCAGCTTTTTCGAACCCATATACTATAATTTCGTCTAAAATAAATCTAGGAATAATATTTTCTTTTGCGTAAATGCTTACGTCATCTTCTATTGTTGTTTTATCTCCGTAGGAATTAGCAACATTTACATATTTTCCATAATGTCCTACTATATTATCTTCTTTAAGCTCTTTAACAATCGACTCAACTATATAAAAATCCATATACACTTTATTACGATCTTCGAATATGTATACTGTATTTACATTTTCCTTTTCGTCATATCTTACTACGTCTAAATCTCTTAAGCTAAATACTCTAGAAGTATGATATGCGGTTATGTCGTATTGGTTTTTCACTTTCATGATAGTAGAGGCAAAGAAAGATCTCTCTTCAATTGGACTTAGTGTTCCGTTTACTTTTATATTTTTACCTCCTTCATAGGATCTAGTATAATAGTCTTTAGTATATTTACTATTAAATAAATTTAGATTCTTTTTATCTATAGCTATTTCACCAATAAGGGGGTATAGCGGTTGTTTATCTGTTTCTTGACTTAGTTTTAAAACATCACTACCTTCTTCGTTAACTTTATGATAAAAGAAATTAGGTATAATTCCAAACATATTGTCTATTTTTAAATAAGATGCAAATACACAATTTACCTCTGATAAATTGTTATATTTGGATTGTTCCCACATAAATTCATCCATTTCTTCAAGACTTCCAAATGACGGAATGGAGTCTTCTATTTTTTTACTACGATATGGTGGTGTAAATTCTATTACACTTCTAAATAAAGGGTTATATTCTCCATTCATTCTTCTAAGATTTGTATAATATCCACCATCTTCCCTAGCAACTAGGTCATGACCAATTTCATTATTACTTAATTTAAATGCCTTAGGTTTATCATCATCCGTTTCAGCGGTAAGTATAGACGTCTTAATAAATTCTACTCCGTCCTGTATTTCTATTGTGTATAGCCCAGTAGATTCGACACCTTCTTCTGAAATGGTAGTATACGTTATATTAGAATTGCTATTTATTCTTTCTGCCATTCCAGGAGCAACTACATCTTTTAAAACATTTTCCCATCCAGATCTACCACCTTTATCGTATGATAAGACTACTGAGTTTGAAATATTACTAGCATCAGTTGGACTAAGATTAAATGATAAATAAATAGATCCGTCATCGTTGGTTTGAACAGCGCCAGGTGTTCCTGAAACAATAATATTATTATCATCTACGACTGATACTACTTTCATTCCAAATTGTTGACTAGAAGAATATCCAGGAATATTAAATTTTAAATATGCATATTCTCCGTCTATCTTAAATATATCTTCCGTGAATTTAGGTTGATTATTTCCGACAGACGCAATTGAAGCTGTTAATAGCTTGGTGTCTTCTTCCCATGAAGAAGCGCCTGCTGCACCCTGACCTCCAAATTCTAAGAAACCTCTAACACTAGAATCAATGATTTCTCCAGTAGTAGCATCTTTAATATCTGTTAATGTGTATGAAAGATATCTATCAAATTCAGTGATTTCATTTTCAGGTATTGTTAAATGTATTAGAAGGGTTATAGTTTTAAATTTATCATTTTTTATAAATTCAAAGTCAGCTCTGGATTCTGACACTATTTCTTGAGCCTTTGGCACATCCGTGTAACACAATACTGTCGAATATTTATAATCGTTTATTTCTGAAGACGCACTGAATGATATAGGTTGACTCAGAGAGAACTCCTTTCTTTCTTTATAAATATATCTAAGTCCTTTAAATACTGTAGAGGAGAAGCTCAAAGAGTCTCCTGATGTAAATGAAGTATATAGTCTCTTGGTCATTGCATCTACCCAATCTCCATTTAGATCCGATGCTCCTGTAAAGTTTAAAAACGCAGAAAAATAATCATAGTCTACATCTTTTAATTTACTAGAGATATCGCTATAAGACATTTTTTCATCAGTCGGATTAATGTAATCTCTAAGATATGGTATTTTATCAGAATCTCTCAAATAACTAGGAATATTCCATATTAAAAAATGTTCCATGTTTAGTTTATCACTATCCCTATCATTTATTATAGAAATATCTGCAGAAAGGTTATCAATTCCAAACGCTTCATTAGCATTTAGTATATACGGTAAATTTCTTGAATTTATAGCAGTACCTTCTTTTAATGCAAATTTACATATAGTGGGAACTACTCTTGAATTAATACTTGTTTCTTTTAAAGAGTTTTCATTCAATCTATCATACTCGCTGGCTATTTCAATTTCAGAGCTGTCTCCTTCGGTCGAATCATCTTCTATTATGTTTGCTAATTTTTTAAATTGAAATAAATCTAGATTTTCATCACCTGGAATAAATATAAATTTAGATGAGTTGTCAATATCTGATGCTAATATTGCGTATTCGGGATTAGGTTCACCTGATAATATTAGTTTAGTACTTATCTCTTGGCCATACGATAAAGAAAGGTTAGATGTAACGTTTAATACCTTAACATATTCTTGATCTATTGCAGATTTTAAGAAATCTCCTTTTTTAATAAACTCATCGACGAATAGTCCATGGATTACTATGCTCCATTCACCTTCCGAATTTGACTGAGGAACACCAGAGAAACCGGATCCACCATTAGAGTTTATTATCTCTGTATAACTTGCAGATGAGACTGAAAATGAACTTTCATCTTCCTTATAATTCTCACTTTCAAATTCTAGATGCGTCACGTCAGAGTTAGTAGTACTATAGAAATCAAAATCAAAATCTTTAAAGTCGTATGCTGAAAATTTACCGAAAGGCGTCTTATATGGATTATATGTAGAGAATACCCTTCTTGTAAATTTTATAGGTTTTTCGAAAATAACTCTAAATTCTTCTGCATTTAAAGGATCTCTAATTATTTCTATAATTCTAGTAAATTTATCCTTTCTGTCATATTTTACATAATCTCCAACGTTAATGTTACCAACGTCCTTTGAAGAAACTACTAGTCCTTGGTCAATTGCACATCCACCTGACATAGTATAAATAGAATAATCTCCAATAGAAAGATCACCAGAAACTATACCACCTTCATTAATAAATTCATTATATCTTTTAGAAAAATGAGAATCCGCTAATGTACAATCACTCATATCTAAAAACGTATAAGGATTCGAAGTATTGATACCGAATATAGTGGTATATTTATTTCTACCTTGTGAATAATCATCAATTACAATCCTACTGCGATATGATTGAGCGCTATATGGTATGATTTCCCCATTTCTTATTGCTCCTGCTAATGCAGCTGCTATTTGAGAAGTGTTTCCTTGACATGAATATCTACCCTCAGAATACGTTCCAATCGGTAATGTTTCGTCTGCTATAAATATGAAATCTCCTAGATTAAACCTTTCTATAGAGATTTCTAAAAGATCTCCTAAAAATATTTTATCATTATGAACAGGCGGTTGCGTCAGTGAAAATTTCATAAATCCATTAAAGGCTTTCTTGTCTACGAATGGAGTTTCTATTTCATTTTCTTTCTTAGCAGTAAACTTGTTAGAATCTCCCTTAAATGAAGTAGAAATAAACATATTACCGAACGATAAATTATAATTTTCAAAAGAATTTTTTATGTGATGATAATTACCTTCATTATCTTTGACCCAGCTCAATATCGGAAGACTAGATTCAGATTCATTAGGAATAATTTTTAAATCCTCAGATTCATCATCTATTAAATTTAAGACTCCAAATTTACTTACATTCTCAACTGAGACAGTTCCTTCTTCATGCTCATCAACATATATTCCAAAATATCTATAAATGTTATAATCTTCTGCATCTTCATCATCAAAGAGAAATTCAATATTCATTACATTAGCTGAAATAATACCATTTCTTTCAAAACTTGATGTAATAGCATTGTTTGCTAATATCTCTGGAAGATCTTCTCTTATATAATCATCGTCTATATAATCTATTTTATTGACAAAACCACCTATCATCGCATCTATTCCCGAAAAATGAGTAGGTTCATCTATTTCAAAATTAAAAGAAAGGTGTGAACTTGGAAAAAGAGGATCTTCTATGTGGCTATTTAAATATGCTCCTAATTTAGAGTTATTAGTAAGATCAAATGATTTAATAATAGTAGCCTTCGAAAGCATTTCTTGAATCCTATTATTTTGACCATCGGCATCTTCTGTATATTTTTTAGAAAAATTAACATCTTCTATTCTGTATATTATAAATTTACTGGGGACCTTGTCTTCTAACCAAATAGGAGCAAGTATTCTATATTGTTCATCATACACTTTAGTGTAATTAAAGGATGCTCCATAGTTATATAAATTTTCATACTGTGAAGAAAAATCCGCACTAACAGCTAAATCAGTATGCTCTCTACCTACTTGATATCTTTTATCTTTTGGTAATTTTCCATAGAAAAGAGCAACATCTCTATTATATTGACCAAAGTCAGATAGTGGATATTTTTGAAATTCAACTTGTGAGAGAGTTCTACTAGCCTTAATAGAGCTTAGGTAAATATCTCCTAAAGAATCTGCAACTAACTTAATATTAGAAGTTAATTTTGGATTAGTTCTTAGTAAAGCAAATGATTTGTTTTTAACCAAACTATTCTTTGCCGCTGTGTTAATAATTTTCGCCATTTATGAATAGACTCTATTTTTGTTAGAGTATATATCTTGCTTTGTTACAGCAGAATATTACCTGTATGGGCGAGCGTCAAAGTCGTATAATCTAGAGGATGAAAAATCTGTATATCCGCTACTAGAGTTGAAGAATCTTCTTCTATTCCACCACCATCCACCAGAACCTGAGCTACTTCTATAACTTTGTAGCATTACTTTATTGATACTATTCTTATTAGTACCAACTGCTCTGTATTTAGCATATACTTCGATATCAAACTTAAATTCAGATTTATACGTGTCTAAGATGTCTATCCCTATTTTTTTAGAATAAGTTAAATTAGCAAAAGAATTTCCATATATACCACCTATTCTACCTTTACCACTTTCATCTTCTCCAAAATAATCTGTCATTCTATATTGAAATACCATATCTACTGAAACAGCATTCTGACTTCCACCTTCTACTATTTTCTTACCATACTTATTAGGTCCATCTACTGATAGGCTAGTTTGATTTATAGGTGAAAGATATAAGAAAGATCCGCACGAAAGACCACCTAATAAATATTGATCATCTTCCGTAAATGAATTCTTAACAGATTTTCTAGGAATAACCGTACCTGATTCATCCATAGGTCCGGATTCTGATCCATCCCTAAATGTAATAGCCAAAGGCTGATATGGCGTTTGTATTTTTCCGTTTTGGTCATTGGCTCTTTTAACTGCGTACTTAGGCATTGAAACTATTCCAGTTGTCACCATTTCAAACACATTTAATCTATTGTCAGGGTCAATTCCTCCCTCATCGGCGTCTTTAATAAGTGGATGAAATTTAGATAAAAATAAACCTTTATCATATTCACTAGAACCCAGCGTTGTTATCGAAATTAAATCTAGTTCAGAATTATTAGCAGAGCTTTCTACATTACCTCCACCGTATGTTCCGTTCCATATAAAATCTGATCCGTTTGATGTTGGGCTATTAGTTAATTGACATGTCATAGTACTAGAATCAGCTCCACTAAAATCTCGTAAATGCGTTCTATCGGCAATACTACCTGGAGTAAATAGTGTATTACCACCATTGTTATTTCTTATTGGATAACTTAAACCATATTCTGCAGTAGTAACTCCGTTTGTTACGGCATGAGAAGATCCCGTATCTGCATTTGTTGTAAGGTATAAATTACCATTATTAGATATATTTTTAAATCTAGAATATATGAATTGCCCATTTAATTGTGAAGATTGTTCTGGTGCCGTAGCAAAATAATTATAAGAATTACCATCTCCAGTTAAGTTTTGATAAACTAAAGGAACTTGATCATATTTTCCTTCTGTCATATAGTATGTATCATTAGATATCATATCATCAGGACCAGCATTTGAAGCTAGCTTCATGTTACCTGTTTCTAGATCTATTATACCTAATCCATAATCTTGTTGACTTGTTGAAACATAGGCAGGTTGTTTAAGATCTCCAACGATTCTTGCACATAGTTCTAAGTCAGATGCCTTGGTGTTATGTAATTCAACTGTAAAGTTTTTAGTAACAACATATCCTTTGCTAATTCCCGTAGGTGCATTGTCTACATAATATCCTGCAAATATTTTAGCGGTAGTGTTGTTTTTAACCATAGTGGCAACTCCTTCTTCATCTACAATTTTAACTTGTAGTTCTCCAACAGTACCTTCTACTTTAGATTGTAATCTTTCTAATTGATTCTGTAATTCTAATAATTTTTCATAAACACTAATAGGATTCTGTTCTCCGGTTAAAAATCCTGATGCAAGGCTTTCAGCGCCATGTGCATAGTATGTATCACCTGCTGTAAAGCCAGTATCAAGGTGTGTAAATAAATTCTGAGATTCTAAATCATCATTTATTTCAACTTTAACATTATCTAGATCGTTTTGATTTACGAGTGAATTAGCTCCGTCAGTTGCTATTACTCCTTCAGGGAATGGAATACTAATAATTTCGGACCATTCTGATTCTACTGGAGTCGTAGGAAAACCTGCTTCAGAAACAGATTTTACCATCATTTCGATAACTTCGCCTTGTCTTATCGGTAAATCTATAGAATTAAAGTTAATAGCCTGTGCATCTTCTTCAGATTCTATAATCCATCTATAACCACCGTCTGCTTGCTTTTCTCTTTTTCTAACAGGACCTTTAACTTCTACCCAGTTTGAAAATGCAGCAGTTTTTTTATTAAATTTAATTTGCTCAATCACGGAAGTTTTTCCAGTAGAAGATGCATACCTATATCTTGCGATAAACTGAACTACTTCTTGTGAAACTTCATCTCCAACTTTTTTAGCATCTGGAATTGACCAGAAACCTCTAACTCTATATTTAGGAGAAGCTTTGGGTAATTCATTAGATTCTGCAATGGCTTTAATTTCACTAACGCTAGAAGAAAATACCTTTGTCTCAGCTGCTTTTTCTCTAATTAAAGAAGATAGTTCGTTCTTCTCTCTATTTCTTTCAATTTTAGATGAGAATTTTTTAGTAGCAATTAACTTTCTTTTTTTCTTAATAGTAGAATCAAGTTTTTTAACAGCTTCCTTTGCAGCGACCTTATCTGATTTAATCTGCTTAACCTTCTGAACACTTGCGTTTTCAGTAAGGTGTTTATTTATCTGAGTAACCTTAAAGTTATCAGATTCAATAATCGGTGCATCTGGGATAAGACCTTCCGATGCAGGCGGAATATAATCTACTTTAAGTGCTTTAATGAATTGTCCAAAGTCAGCAACCTCTTCTTTGTAATATTTAGCGAGAGATGTTATTACACCTTCTTCGTTTTGAATAGTTAATTCATTGGAAAAGAACGCAATTCCTGGTGAAAAATCAGTTGAAGGAATTTTAGAAATAGGATCAATTGGCTTAACAAAAACAACTTGTCTTTCATTAAATCCAACTTTAATTTCAATATCAACAGATAAATCAATGTCTTTATAAATTCTTAGAGAATCTGCACCAATCTTTACAGGAACATATCCTTCTAATAGTTCTAAACCTACTTGAGATGTTGAAGCATCGATAGAGGTTATTTTATATCTTGTGTTATATTCTTTATTGTTTACTACTAATGAATCACCTATCTTTAAAGATTCAGTGTCTTTCATTCTTTTATTAGCATCAGAATATGTTAACTTATTTAAAGTATAAACTTTAATCGTCTTAGTTTGACTAACACCGTCTACCATGACGGTCTTCTGAACATTCTCAACCTTTAATACATCTAGGCCTCCTGTATATTGAATAGACCTAATTGGCATATCAACAGTCTCTGCATCGATTCTGTATTTTAAACCAGCTTCTTCAATTTTAGAAACAAAACTTTCGTAATTAATATCATTTTCACCTTTATAAATTTCATCAAAGGATTCAGTCGATGCAATATCTTCATGATCAAAAATAAATCTTTCAGTGTATATTCTTTCAGTGTCTACCGGAATCTGTCCTTTAACATCTAAACTTATTGTTAATAGCGGGTTTAAGAAATCTTCAAAGAAATCGTTTAATTTAGTATTAAATTCTTTAGGAGTTGCAAGAGATGTTACGGGTAAAGAAGGTCCTTTTAATTTAGAAGTATGTATTTTTCTATAAGATCCATCTTTAAGTTTAACATTTGCACTCGAAGTGTCTAGTCCACTAATTGCAGTTAAATTCTTATCAATTCTTTCAATCTCTCTTTTCAAAAATCCAAATGCTGGAATTTGAATCGCTGTCATTTTTCCTGTGCGATTATCGAATAGGTCAATGGTAACTGTTTCTTTATCTGTAGAAATAGCCTCATTGATACGCTCAAAAGTTTCTAGTGAATTAGTGTTTAATTCTAGAAACTGTTCGAGTAAATGTGATATAGAATTACTAGCGCTCATATTATCTTAAAATATCGTATTCAAACGTTTTGTTTATTGAATCAATACAAACAATTTCTATATAAGGAGTAGCACTAAGTAAAGAAGAGGCTGGAATAGTAATCTTCTGAGACCATCCATTTTCTTTATCTGTCCACATTGTTATATTATTAGATTGTAAGTTTTTGATTTTATTTTTAAAAGTTACTCTAACAACTTGGCCTGTTTTCCATTGTGTTACAGTATCGTCTAGGTATATATTTAGATTAGAATCAAAGCTTTCGTCGAAGGCCGTATAGATTCTAACTAAGTTATCGAATTCTTTAACTCTTTGCCAAACTGCCTTTGTTGCAGATTCTGAAGGTAAGAAAGGACCATCTGAATTTAAAACTCTTTCATTAATACCCGATATAGTATCATATACATAGGCGGGGCTTAATGAATATCCGTAATTAACGCATGAAATCTTAACTTTACCCGTGCTTGATTGTTTGTCAATAGAGATCCCTTTATTACCGGATTCTATTACGTCTGTATTATATTGTAACTCTGCAGGTATTTCACCAGATATCACCTGATTTAATCTAGCATTGGTGTTTGTTATTAGATCTAAAAGACTTCTTTCATCTTGAAAATTAATAGTTGCATTTTCAACATCTTGTTCTATATTGTCTAATCTTTTAGATATTCCTTGTAAATTTTGAGAACTTATAAAGAAACTTTCTAACATTTCAACTTTCTTAGAAATATCATTATATCTTGTGTTAGCATCTCTTAATAATTGAACTGCATTTTCTAAAGCACTTGTAGTGTCTAAGAAAATATCCATTGAGAATGTAGAATAATCATTAACATTCTTTTCTACTCCTACATTATCTAAAGCTGAATTAAATTTAAGATTTAATTTAAGTGCAAATGCATTACCATTAAGACCTGTAACCTCGTTAGGCTTATACTTAGTTAATTCTGGAATATACCATCCGTCGTTTGAAGTATCTTCTTTCCAGTTATCTAATAATATTATACCGTATAGGTTTGTCGCTTTGTTTCCAATATTAGACTTTGAATATATGTCATAATAAACTAGAATAGCATTGAATCTAAAATCTCCACCTCTTTTAGAATAATCTAATATTGAATCTAATTTTGGATCGTTTATTATTTTAGAATATGCAGAAGCGTTAAAGTCTATTCCAAATGTTGGAATTTCATTTTCATTAATATTATAAGTTCCATCATCTTGATCAGTATAGGCTTGTAAGTCTAAAAAAGGAGCATTTGGATGAATGTCGTCTGACGTTCTTCCTTCAACCATGCCGTCAAAGCTTGGATTAAATTTAATATTATTAGTGTTAAACTTAGATGTTTCTAATAAAACTTCAGGTGTATATCCTACAGAAGAAGGAACATTAATAAATATTTCATTGTATTGTTGTCCTTTATAGTTCTTGTCGTTAGTTACATCAATATTTCCGATGTATTTTATAACTTGACTATATTCAGAACCGGATTGTGTAGAGTCATCTAGCTCTATCATTCTAGAAAATCCTGTTGAAACTTCTTGTGAAGTTGCAGTTCTTACTCTTATTGCGTTGATGTGATATAAGTATTTAAAGAATATTTTTTCTGCATCACTTTCAAATAAAACATCATCAAAATCGTCGTTAACCTCAGGGTTAAGAAGCATATTCTCTAAATTAAGGGCATAACTTTGAAAAGTTTGTGCAAAATGAACATTACCATTTCCATCATGTAACGAATCATTATAAGAACTAGCATTAGAACCGCCACCTCCTTCAAATAGTCTAGAATATTCGATGTAGTTAGGTCCAGAATACTCAGGGTTATTCGGATCACTTTGAATAGAATCAGCATATACTGGCAAGTCTAGTAATGCAAATTTAGAAAATTCAAAATTAATATCCGGATTATAATATGCACGCGTAAGATCTCTTGCTGAATTAGCAAAAGCATACATCGTACCTCCCTGTTCCTGTGGAATCCTTATTAGTGGTGTAGCCATCTAATTAATTGTTTATTTTTAATTAAGATATTGTAGCTGAGTGTGAGCTAACAATATACCATTTTCCTCCGTTAGAAGATTCTCCTATTAAATTAATACATCCATTCTGACCTACTGAAATAGTAGATGTTGAATCGTATCCGTGAATCGCTCCATTTGAGGCATCTATCGTAAACGCTAATTTAGCGATAATACTTAATGTTTGTCCAGGTGTAGATGCTCCTAATACTACCGATGCTGCTAATGAATTTAATTCATAAGCTCCTAATGCAGGTGTTCCAGTTGGAAAGTTAATAGTGTCTGCTATTGAAATCTGTTGTCCTTTTTCAAAAATAACATTTTCTTTAAATGTAGCTTCAACACCAGATGTAAGCGTTGATCCATCAACTGTAAATGTAGCTAAAGTTCCATTGTTTATATTCAATGATCCAGCTCCAACCGAACTTGTTAAAAGTAAAGTGGAATTTGTCGTGTCTAGGACGTTTGCAATTAATCCTAATTCTTCATTAACGTTATCAAAATTGTTATTGATAGTAAGTCTTGAAGAAGAAAGACTATGTGTCCCTAAAATTGTTGTAATACTTGCCATTTTATTTAATTGTTAAGATGTTTTTTCTTGTTATGTTTTTATTTCCATTCAAATCAGTTAATTCCAGCTCTAAACTATACTCTCCTTTTGTATCGAATAGGTATGTCAGCCACTGATTATCATAATATATATCTTCTTTTTTTACACTATTATTTATCAATCTCCATTTCTGCTCTATAACACCTGGCATTTTAGTTAAATCATAAGAAAACGTCATATGATTTAGTAAACTAATAGTGCCATGATCGTCTATTATATAGGTATCGTTAAAGTTAGGATTGTATGCTTGATATTTTACAAAGCTATTAGAATCTATTATACCTGTTGTAGTTGTTGCGTTGTGAAAATCATAACTTTGATTAGGCTGTTTCGATACAACTAACATATATGTACATTCATCAACTCCATTTATTCCTGTCGAAACATTACCATCAGAATCAAAATAAATTGGATTCCAATTAAATTTAGAAAAAATAGGATATTGATTAGGATTTAAATTATTAAGTTCTTGTTGTAAATTATTCCAAGCTGATAAATCCTGGGCATTCGTTGGGTATATTGCAGTAGGTGTGTACGATTCTACTATTTCTAATCCAGTAAATGTATCTAGTTGCGAAACTGATATAGTTCCATTTAGGTCTCCGTTTAATTCTAACTTAAATGAAGAATTTAAATCTGCACCTACTCTGGTTTGATTCCATGAAGTAGTAGGTCCGTCGTTCCATGTTTGCTTTCTTAAAGCCTTCCATTGATATGCTCCAGTTGTTTCTGCAAACCCAGTTGGAGCGGAAGGATCGGCATATCTTCTACTTATAGAAAATTCTTTTCCTAATGTTTCGTCATTAAGATAATTTGCTCTATCAAGTGTTAAATAATAAGTAGCAATACTTTCTTCGATAGTGTTTAAGTTTTCTCTACCCCATTCCCATGAAGAACCAGCTTCATCCCACTGATATTTATAGTTAGCCCAATCTAATTCTTCTGTAAGTTTCTGATAAAGTCCATATATCTGGATGTTCTTAGATTTAACCACTATCTTTTCATTGTGGCTTACACTTCTTATATTATATAAATCCCAAAAGGCAACATCAATTGAATACTCACCTATATATGGAAGTATTATTGGCAATGTATACCAGTCGTCAATAGATCCTCTGATAGTTTTAGAGTAACCCCTAGGACCTTTAATTATCCATTCAATTTCATATACACTTCTTTTCCACCAATCATCCCATGTCAAGAAAGTGTCTTGTGGAACTATTGCAGCTGTTGGATTCCATTCAGGAGCAGGAGTACTTGGGTCTGAATCATAAACATTATTTGGGTTTACATCATTTGGTAATTCAGAAACGTTTAACTGGTTTTCACTATTATCAGCTAATGTTCCATTAGGATTATAAACTGGAAATGCAATATCGTCATCAGTGTCATTTGCATCTATAAATGTAAAATCAGCATCATCCCATGTGTCTTTAAGTGAAGTTCCTGTTAAAATTATAGGTGCACCTATTGGAATATTTTCAATAGTATTATACGTGCTCATATCTTCATCATGCCATTCAGTATAGAAAGATCTAATAGAATCTTCTAATTCATTTCTTTCTGTTTTATTAAAAACTTCTATCTTTTGATTACGACCTTCTAACCTATAGTCTACTTTCCTAAGATCTTCTATATAAATTGATTTAACTTCAGGAAAGACTTCATAGTGTACGTCTTGCCCTGCGAGCTGAGAATGTATTTGATGTTGGTTATTCCAAACTCTCTGATTTACTCCGTCAAAGTAATCACCTTCTGCTGTAATATCTACGATCTTTGCGTTAAGGGGTAAGTACTCTTTTTGTAGTTTACGCTTTAAAGCATATAATTTTATTAAAATTTCATCAGGTGAAAAATCTGTAATTTCCTCTACTTCAGGTAAATCAAATTCATTTAGTCTTCCAGTGGGAACATTTAATCTATACGCTAGTGAAAATCTAGAAGTTTTCTTTTGATTAGAATTAGGAAGGTTCTTATTTTTACTCTTCTTTGCTAAAAAACCTACTTCAGTTTGATTAGCAACAGGAACCACCATCATTTTTCCAAATCCTTCAGATTGTTCATTTATGTTTAGCCAGTATTCTCTAAGACTTACATTGTTATATCCAAAGAAATCAATAACACCTAACAGCGCTTTATACGTTCCTATGAAAGGCTTAATGGTAGAAGCCTGTAATAAAAGTTCTTTTCTTTTTCTATTTAATAGTTTATAATCTACACCAAGATCTTTAATATCAGAATCTCTAAATATCAAATAATCCATTTCGGTAAGATTAAGAGCCATGTTAGTTAAAAGGCTTTTTAGTCTTTCATCTTCAGCAACAATTTCACCATACACTTTAATCTCAGCAACCTTTACTTCATTGCCGTCTTCAGTTGCATATACTTCTAATTTTCTAATATGAAATCCTTCTTGATCTGAGCTCATTGCAATATTAGCAATACATGCCTGAGGACTTAGTGCGGCTGCATTTAGAGGAACTATTTTAAAACCATCTGGGTCAATTGATGTATAATAGCTATTGTCTCTCATTTCACTAATTTGAAAAGAATCTATATTTACATCATAATCCCCATTATTCATTTTACCACTATATAAAAATATATCTGTACTTTCACCATAGTCTTCTGTGAATTTAAACTTAAGCGTATTTTTATTTGCGTCTACTGATATTGGATGTACAAACCTTTGATTATCTAATTCATCCTTTACTTCTTCTAGTACATATAAATTTAAAGTTTCATATAAACCCGTAGATATCTCAGGTAAAAATGCATTACCTGTAGAATATCCTAAATCAGAATTATATTCTAGATTTAATTCGTTAGAATTATTATCAAAAAATCTTAGATTTTGGTATGACATTGTTATCTAATTTTTTTATCGTTCTTTTTAATAGTGTAAGATTTATAACTCTTTAAATAATTCACAGAGTCTACCCAATCAGCCAACACCTCTTGAATAAACTTTATAAAATCATTCATTTGGTTATTTCTCCATATATGACCAGATATAGAATTCTTTAAAATGTTTTTTCTATAATCATTTCCAAGATTTTTTCTATCGTCAAATACACTTTCCCTAATAGAGTATAGCCTTTCTCTTCTGCTTTTAAAAAGATTTTTAAAAATACTCATTATATAGCTTTTCTATTTTTAGCTTGAACTTTAGCAAATATGCTATTTTTCACAGCTGGTTCATCAAAGTAAATTGAAAGAGCTGCTTTTTCCCCAGTCTTTACTGAATCATCCACCATGTTTCCATTTTGATCTAACCATCCACCTCTAAACAATGCAACTTCTTCTTTTTCTAAAATTATATCTCCAAAAGAATCTAAATTAATTACATTCTCCGGAAGAGCAGCGCCTTCTTCAAAATTAACCTGTGAGGTAGTTACGTTTCTTTTAAAGAAAACCATTTTTTGTTTTCCGTTACCTATATCCTCTAATAGTGGAGTAGAAGGCGTTACGGTTACTGTTTTAGAAATATAATATCCTAATCTTCTAGCTGTTTCTTCTTTTTCAGAAGTGAATTTAACGTTAACGGAATCAATACCTTCAATACCTTCAATAATTGCTACTATATCTGATTTTGGAAGACGATCTCTTCTTGTAATATTAATTAAGTATTCAGCGACCTTAGATCTAATTTCAGATGATAGGTTATTTTTATGATATCCTTCAAAATATCTAACCTTAATATCCATTCTAAAGTATTGCGGTAAAGGATCTACTATTTTAACTTCAGTCGTTACCATCTGTCTTCCTGATTTTTCTAATAATCCCATAATTCCTTCTTTTTCTATTTCAGTAAAAAAGAATTCAGAAGTATCTAAGCTAAAATAATCTTTATTGTTTTGTAATTTTTTAAGAGTATTAGGCAACATGAATAGATAGATAACATTATCATCGTCTAAATATCCATCGTCTGTAGTATTATATGCATCTAAATATGAAAACAAGCCGTATCTTGAAAGAAAGTGCTCATAGTTATCTGGGGTTGCTAGTACAAATGAATGTGACTGTAATGGGGCAATTAATTTTGTTAATGCAATATCTTCTGGATTTGCTCCCATTTTAGGAGCGACTGTAAACGAAAATTCTAATAATTCGTTTAAGTCATGTGTGTTTCCTAAAGAATCTGTTCCTTCAGTTTCAAACTTAAATGTCAAATCAGCTCTACCGTTTAAATTACCCATAGCACCGGAAATCTTTAAATATTCTACTTTAATCGAAGCTCCCTTTTCAGGTATTTCTCCAAATGAACCATTACCAAAATAAAGATCTAATCCACCTGTTATACCTGTTTTCACAATGTAACCCTGTGTTCCTTTCTTCATATCATACAGTGAATCATATTTTGACCACAAATTAGAATTAACAGTTACTCTAATTTGATCATGATCAACCATTCCTTTTGTTATTACGTTAAATGACTGAAATGACTCCCCTGTTGAAGTTAATGTTTGATCTTCATATTCTCCTTGAACTACGGGAACATATATGAAATTAGAATTAGATTTGTCTAATCTAAATTGATCATTATTGGTTCTTAAAGTATACACTAGACCATTATCATTTGATTTTATAATAGCATTAGCGGGAATGTTTAAAGCATCTCCTGCAATATCATCTAATCCCTGTACACCTAATCTCAGCTTTAATTCACCAGAAGCGGCAGCTCCTCTAAATGAATCATGTCCTGCTAATCTTGAAAGGCCATAAATTGATTCTGGGTTTTGAGCTGTTAGTATATTTTGCTCAACCGTTGAGTCTTCTATATAGAAGAAGATTAATTTTCCTATTTCTGAAATAACATCTAGTAATTGTGAAAAAGGAGAAGCGGTTGTAAATGCAGTTCCTACTGCACCATATACCCTGCTAACATACGATCTCACATCTGAGATCATTTCTCCAGTTTTAATTCTAGACGTTGATAAAAAGTTATTATCTGCCATTTTACTTTTTTGTTTTATTATACATAGACACCTACTTGATATTTGTTGTCTACTCTTATATCTATAAAGACTGCATGTCTGTCGACTTCTTTAGTAAAGTCAACGTCTACAGTCACGTTAAATTTTTGCGCAAGTGGACAGAATTGAAAAATCTGTTCTGCTACCACTTTTTTTAATAAATAGTCATTATAACTTAATGAATATACATAGTCTTCTAAATTAGCACCAAATTCTGGATTACCTAGAACATCACCCTTTCTTGTAAAAAGAACTGTTTCAATCTGCGTTAACAGTCTTGAAAGTTCTGAATAGTTTTCCATCTCAGTTGGATCGAAACCAGGATCTCCTTGCGCTTTTATATAAAACTCCATTTAACTATATATTCTATTAAGAATGCATCATCCAATCGGTGCCTTCATCTGATTTAATTTCTTCAATAACAGCTTCTAATTCTCCTTCTCCTAATCCCTGTATTGCATCTGCATTTACCTCTATATTTCCTGGCAATGCAAATCCAAAGATACTTAACTTTTGGCCAAGTGATATTTTAATCTTTGCAGCGCAATATCTAAAGAATGCTTCATCTTCAAATAATGCACACTCTGGAATTGTTTCATATACTTCTAATATAATATCTCTATTAGGGGTTTCTCCAGTAAATTTAATCTCATGTGTTAGTTGGTTATAGTGATAGCCAATGGGGTTTTCTAGAATTTGTCTAGCCATATCAAAGAAACTTTCATTAACCACGTAATATTGAAGGTTCTCTGCTGCATCTACTACACCATCTCCACCGAACATTCCAGTATACATCATTCTTTCGATAGCAAAATCACCTTGTGAAAATCTAATATCTGTTCCACCCGCATACTTTGATCCGGTTTCAAAACATCCATATACTGAATAAACTTCTCCACCACCTGTAACTGGATCCATCTTTGGAAGAGTAAAGCATCTTCTAGATTTAAAAAGATTAGACTCAAAAAGTTCTTTAGGCAAAACCATAAAGTTTTCTTTCATTGAATACTCGTAATTTTTATAGAACCATTTCTTTGCTCTCTTGACAATATTCTCTACTTCTGATTTTGGAAGATTCATAGGAATCATACAAGACCCTGTTACCTCTGATGCCAACTCATTTACAAAGTTGTTAAAGCATACATTATCATCCCAAGTAGGCTTATTTAAATGGCTATTATTACCTATTATATTATCACTCATTTTATTTTAGTTATTTTTAAACTTCCGTATAAAGTATTTTTTCAGTGTTGTCAAACTTTGCAGTTCTTTTATCGTATTTACCGTCTCTAAATATACCTCCTTGCATCGTCCCTTTCATTATTCCATTTCCGTATACGTAACAATCTTTTAAAACACAAGACTGATGAACGTATGAACTTTCTAATTTAGATGAATTAATCTGTGTAGATTGATAAAAGTTACAAGTGTGAATATCAGATCCATTTATGTCACAGCTAAAGAAATCACAATTTGTAAATTCTCCTCTTAAAGAACATCTTACAAATTCATATCCTTCTAATTCTACGCAATATGATAAGTTACCATGATCTACTTGAATTGTCCCGTTATCTGCATCATAGTTAATATGTCCCTTTGTTAATTCACCATGTGTAAATAACCTAAGAACTCTTTCTCTAATATTAGGCCAGTGTAAATCTATTATTTTTTCATTGTCATTTAAATCAACCGTTAATTTAACATCTTGATTCCAACCTACATTAATAGTTTTCCAATCTTTTCTAGCCTTTATAATTCTTTCATTTTTTGCAAGAATTTTTCTAAGCTCTATTGAATTAAGATTGTCAAATTGAACACCACTAGTACTATTCCATAATTGAGTTATAAAAAGATCTAGCATTTGTAGAATCTTAGAAGTTTTCTTTTCCCAATCTGCTCCACCTAAGTATCTAAATTCTAAATAATTTTTATGTCTTTTTTCAAAGTTAATTCCATAATATTTAGAATCGGGATATATGAAATTACTAGGAGTAATATTTAATCCATCATAGAAATAAGTATCTGACTTAGGTAAAACGAATTTAATTGACTTTGCGTATGCAGAATCTTTTCTTTCTGGGAAAAACTTAAAAACTTGGCTTTCTTTAAAATCTAAAATAAATTTAAGAACATTCATTTTAGATATTCTGTGCTTATTCTCTATTTTATCAGTATCGAAAGAAAGGTTTAAGTGAATAGAACTTCTATCATTAGTATACCCATTTTCTTCTATCCATTTACATACTTTAATAATCATCATTCTTGCAGCATAATACGGCTGTGCTCCCGTTACAAGTTCCATTAGTTTTTCACCACCTGACATATCAGGTTCAATTTTAAACTCATCCCTTGTAACTTCAAAGTCACTATGTGCCTTTGCCTCTACTCTAATTTTTTTACCTAAAAGACCTGCTAATTCCTTAGCAGTCGTATCGATATCCTTATTAGAATAAAATTCAAATTCAACACCTACTAGTGCGTTCTTTAATATGTCTGAATTATTAATATTATTCATTTACGTAATTATATAACTTAAGTTGGTTTATATATCTCTGTTAGATACACTATAACGTGAAAAAGCCCGAGTGATCGGGCTCTTTCAACTAAATTATAGATTTGATTATAGTTTAAGGAATACTTTTCTAGTGTCTTCTTCAACTCTGATCACTTGGACAGTAATATCTGCACCTTTCGATATGTCTTTAATATCTATGTTTTCAGGGAATTCAGATACATGTAAGAGTCCTACAACACCTTCTTCTATTTCTACAAATAAACCATAGTCTTTAGTAGATTTTACCTTTCCTACTACTTCAGTTTTCTTAGTATATCTTGAAGAAATACCTTCCCATGGATCTACTTTCTTTTCAGCAGGAGAACCTTGAACAAGTGTAATTTTTCTTTCATTAATAACTTCCTTAACATAGAATTTAATTTCTGTTCCTGGCTCTAAAGATCTGTCTCTATGTGCCTTTGAAGTTTCAGTATCTAAGTCGTTAACGTGAATCATACCTGTTAAACATCCTTCAAACTCAACGAATACACCGTATTTTGCAGAACCGGTAACATGACCTGTTCTTTCAACTGTAATATCCTCTTGTATTGTTTTAAGTGTATTAGGAATAAGTGCTCTTAAATATGCTCTATGTGAAACTACAACAGTTCCTTTTTCTTCTGAATAACTCACAGGTACTACATACATTTCTGTGCCGATGATTGATTCAAAGTCATGTAATTTATTTACACCTGCTAAAGAACCTGGCATAAAGCAATCAATTCCTTGAACCTGAACAATATATCCTCCACCTGGAATCATTTTAGAAACAATACCGCTGTATGCTGTATTCCCATCATCAATAGATGCTACGATTTCTTTAATAACTTTAGTCTTAAGACCTTCAGTTACAGAACCTATCATATATTTCTTGACATTCATTGAAGTATCGGCAGTCAATTGAACATCAACTTCAGCTCCTTCTTTTAAAAGTTCTTTTACTTCTGCAGTTTCTCTTGACAAATCTACATAGATTAATTCTCTATACCCTACGTCAATTGACGCCCATTCAGAATCAACGCCATACACCTTTCCAGTGTAACTAGCGCCTAATTGTAAAGAATATAAAGTGTTAGAAGTTAATGAATGACCTTCCATTAGATCAAATAACTCTTGAGCATACGGCTCTCTACTATATACCTTTACTCCTTTAGGTACTTTAATATGTGGATTTGGTTTTCTAAACTTAGTGGGGCAATCCGCCTGATAAAGATCCCACATGAATTCTCCATTTTCATCTAGAAAATCAGTGTCAGGTCCTGGCGTTAATTTTTCTGGGGTTGCTTTGTTTAGAGAAGTTTCTACTTTAACTTCTGTTTCTTGATTAGCTTCTTTAAGCTGTGTAGTTGTTGAGAGTCTTGGTCTCTTTTGTTTAGTTGTCTTTGTTGACATTTACTTTGTTTTTAAAAGGGTTAATGTATGTTTTACTAGTTATATATCAAATTACGGTGGCGTCAAATCCTATCATTGGAACGTAAGGAACAGTAGGAACTGGTATACCGCCCATATAAATAAATTTCATTTCACTAAGATGCGTAAAATAAGAATATGCAAGTGCTTTAGCCACTGCATTGGCTGCACCTTCCCTATCTAATCCATAATCTTTACCTGAATTAAGAGCTCTTCTTAAATTATCTGCTAATTTCCTTTGATTTCCGTAACTAACTCCTATGTATTTTCCGCCTAAAGGAGGAACAGATAGACATGGCGGTGTCGGGGGATCAGTTGCAAATGGCTGTATTGTTGCATCTTTCCAGTATTTAAGAGTTGCCTTTGCAAGTTCTTTATATGGATCATCTTTACTTCCACCTTCTGCTAACATTGCAGCTTCAATTCCCATTTCTACTATTAAAGTATTTCTAATTTGCTTAGCTAAAGTTCCCGTCTTAGACATATCTATATTCACAATAGAATCCTGTGTTTCGTCGTTTTCAGTAAGAGGACATCCTTGCCATTTTTTTCTTAATTCATCTTCTAGAAAAACGGGTTTAACTTTATTTTTTTTAAAACCATAGTCTTGTTTACCGTTCCACGTAAATTCTGTAATAACATACTGAGTTAATGCAGGTGGCATTTTATTATTTTCATCAAAAGGCTCCTGTATTTTTAAATTAGTTAATTTAAATGGATATCTTACTTTTAATTTTTCAGCAGGTTCCATTTCTTCATATCCTACGGGTAATGTAGTATCAAAGGGCCATGGATATTTAATAGCTTGTATAGGATCTTTCTTTAATGCAGTTTCATCATTGTATAAAAACTTTCCATCACTATCTACAGTTGGATGACACTTCCTTATTTCATCAATTACATATTTAGAAACTAGTAGATGAAATTCTCCATCACTATTTTTATTATTATTATTTACTGAAAAACCCGAGGAAGATTTAAATGATTGCCAACCCCAGTCTAATCCCTTTAGTGTAGATATAGCCGCCTTCCTGTTATTGTTCATCTGCTGAATGTCTTGATTACTAAATCCTGAACCGCCAACCCCAGCTGTGGAATTGCTTCTAATTTCATTAGTTCCCATCCAAGTCGCCCAGTGCCAAAAATCCCATCTTTTATCTCCGTCAGAAATATCCTCAAATTGCATTAATAATCTTGTTGCAAATATTCTAGCTAATTCATCGCCGGTTTCTTTACCATCTAAGCGATGAAACTCGAAGAATTTAAATCTATATAGGTTTTCTGCTTCGTCATCCTTAAACTCTTCCAGATACTTGTCAAGCTCTTCAGTTGGCTCGTATTGTATACCTCCTGAAATTTCACCTTCTAGTTTATTATATTCAGGATCATTGTCTTTTCCTGCAATACTTAACCTGGAAGCTGCGCCAGCTGCACTCGCCAACCACGTTGCAATTCCTATTTTCTTTTCTTCGGTGTCTGGTGTTTCCATGACAGGTTCTCCTTTTTCAAAAAGGTCAGTGAACCAATGTTCATAGCTTGCTATGAATGCACTCTCCCCGGGTGATGATTCATGAGGTGCCATTCCTGGAATACACGTTGCATTAGGACCAGAACCTTTTTTAACATCAATCGTATATTGTGTGGCTAATAATTTACCGAATTCTGCGGCACTAGTCGGTGGGGCAGTAGGTGCGCTTAAAAGAAATCCTTCTACTTCACTAATAAAATTAGTCCAATCTGCAGCCATTCTTATTTATTTTCTTGTTGATAATCAGGGTGTTTACTTTTCAAAGATGCAACACCCGATGGGGTAGGAGGTAATGAAACCGCAGTTCCTGATGGACCAACTCCGGTTGGATGTATATGGTTTTCAAAAAGAGTTAAATACTCGTCTAACCATGCTTCTAGTGATTTACCCCTTACAGCGGGTTCTGAAGTATCTTCTCCACTTTCACCTGTATTACTTAAATATACGTCTCCTGAATCTATGAATATTCTATCGTCCGTAGAAATTTTAATATCGCCGGCTTCATCTATTTGTATTATAGGTCTTTCTTTTGCACCGCTTCCTCTTGTAATTATAAGACCATCTTCTTCTGAGTGATAAATTCTTACGTTTCTTTCAGCGTCATATACTAGACTTATTACATTTTCAGCATTGCCAGCTCCTTCTAATATATCTGTTTTAAGATCTTCGTTTTGATCTATATGAAACCAATATTCAGGATGATATAAATTACCATTATCAAATCTAGCTGAAACTATATCTCCTATTCTAGGAACCTGGTGAGAACCTACTGCGTTTCTATTCATAGGAGTTGCCCATGGAATAGCATCATCTGGTAAATTATCAAACTTTCCTAAAACTTTAACCTTACATCTACCCAGTTTAAGAGGATCGACATTGTCGATAACTTCTCCTAACCAATGTGTGTCTCTAAGATTATCAGTATTTAATTCCTTTTCAGTTGACATATATTAATCGTTTACATTACCAAGAGACTGTGCGGCTGCTTGTTCTAAAGCACTTCCAACAGTTGCACTTGTATCTACATTAAACACATTTTCTGCGATGTTAGCTCCTATATTATCTACTCCATCTGAAACTCCCCTTAGAGCATCTTGATATATGTTTTCGAAATTAGGAACTCGTCCTCTGACACTGTCCCTTGCTCCTTGAACTAATTCATCTTTCTTTTCTCTTGCTAATCTGTTAATATCAGTTTCTGCTCTATCTTTTAATTCTTTAAGCTTTCCTAGTGCTTTATCTTTTAAGAAACCAAGTATACCATCTGCTTCATAATCTTCAGAATCGGGTGCTGGTGAATATCCGTTTGGAAATGTATCTGATACTATTCCATTTAAGACTCTGGCATCGACTTTATCTATAACTTCATATTTCATTTCGACAGTTTGCCTGGTTTGTTCACCTGGATTTTTAGTAAGATCTGCAAAAGGATCTGCTCCTGAATTTAGAGAGAATTCACATTCTCTAAATCTAAACATAAAGAAAGGTCTTGCTGCATTTCCTGAAATACCTTCATTTCCATTCTCTACACCCAATGAAGGTTTAAAATTACCAGGGAATCCTTTAATAGTCTCTAAAGATATTTTCTTAGGAATTCCTGATAATGAAATTTTAGACATATTTTTTATAGTTCTAACCTCAGTAACGTATATTGTCATTGAAAATTTTCTAAGATTTTCAGGTAATATCCAATTATGCTTATGTTCGTCAAATACGGCCTTTCTATATAAGTGCATTAAACCCGAAACCCTAAGGTTAATTGATTCTAAGCAACTTAACGTAAGCTTTGCATCATCTCCTCCTCTATATGGATTATTTGGGTCTATGCCTGCTATAACACGATCTACTCCCTGTATTCCTTGAAAAAACCATGGAGTATTTTTATTAATATCTAATAGTGCTTTTTTAAATTTTATGAGATTAGATAATCTTTCACTATAGAATCTAGTAGTAGGATCGTTGTCATCCGGTTTGAACGTAATAGGATCTATTTTACCAGGAGTAATCGCTGTTGAATTATCAGAACCAGTTGCTCCCAGGTGTCGAGTATAATATTCTTCGGCAGCTCCTGAAAAAATAGGAGAATGCTCATGACTATTAACGTCAAACAATATAACGAAGGACAAATATGTAGGATCCTGGTATGGAGACTGCGCTAATTTACCCTTTTTAAAATCTACTATGTTTTTAAAGTCTGACATGAATTATATATTCTTATTATTATGATGTTGTTTCTGCGTTAACGTTATTGAGTCTACTTGGCCATTCTCTTCTTAAAAGAGTTAGTTCTTGAGTAATTCCAGTGCTTTCTTTATACCTGTATATAATTCCAGCAATAACATAAAAACCAGTTAAAAATTCATCTTTAATTTGTTCTGTTCCCATTTCTGAAGGATGTTCTGCCTCGGTATCTTGATCTGTATCAAATCCTTTACCTTCCTTTGATTCATTGATTCCTTGTGCAGCAGACATTTGTGTAAATCCACCTTTCAGAATCTGAACAGGTATCTTTTGCCACAGATGAATACCTGGATTAAATGTTTTAAGATTAACAACGAGCTTCATCTTATTCATTTCATCTAAGTTTTGTTGATTACTTATCGCAGAATAAGAATAATTAAGATGCGTACCGGGTGAATCATCTGATTGAATGGGAAGCCTACCTACAAATTTTGATTTTACCTCTTTAGTATATCTGTCTTCGCCTCTTCTGCCCTTTAGAGGTTCTTCAATGTCTTTCATATCATCGCTGGCAAGGGGTTCTAATTCATGAGCTACTACTCCTACGCCCGGTTCATAGTAAATCATTTTTCTTTTATATCCATTCTTTTTAGAAAGCGAGCCAGCGTTATTAACTAGAGAATAACTTTCTATAAATGTATTCGTTGAATTCATATTAGCGGCATTCGTCAATATGTTGCTTATCTCTATTTTATTAGAGCTCTGCTCTTCGCCATCTTCATCAAAGTCCATTTCCATATTTATGAAAGTTTCATCTACGCCTTCTTCTGAATTTAATAATGAATTAATATCTACAAAACATATATTATAATAGGGATCTATACAATATGTTTGAAAACTATTTTCACCAATATATGAGTGTTCTACTAAATTATTTAAAAATTCAATATTGGGTTGGCACGCACTAAGAGCTTTCATTTTGTCATCAGATGCATCTATGTTTGTTGCTAATCCTAATTTTAATTTAGTTGCAAATTCTTCAATCTGTTCCCTAGAAGTTCCTTCATAGGATGCACATCCCTCAGAATACATTGTAGGTATTTTCATAGTTCCTTCCATGGAATATTTAGAACCATTTGTTGCTTTTTCTAAATCCCTGTTAGGAGGACCTGAAACTTCATCTATATCAAAATCTATTCTTATGTCTCTAAAGGTATCTTGTTGTCTAGATGCAATTCTAATAGATATAACATCTCCGTCCCTAGGTGTTGAATCACTGTCAAACGTTCCAGCAGTGTCCATTATTACAACATTGATTGTAGGAATTTTGTCATTACAGTTTATCTCTAAACGCCTTACATCTGCTTCTGAAAATGATTTACCATTAATCACTATCATTGGAACAGGTCCTCCGATGGTGTGACTATGCTTATCTCCATCAGGTTCATCTTCTCCCATCGCATCAAACTTTATAACATCAAGTTCTAATGAATGATCTATTACATTTAAAATATGATTGTTTAATGGCATGCTTTTAAATTCTTATTTCCCCGTTACTTACTTCGATATTAACTTCTCCAGTCTTTAATATATTAGGAGGTAATATTTCTTTATTATATTTCTTACTTAAATATTCAATTCTATTTGCATCTTTAACAGGGAGCCTTTTAGTATTTATGAATTGATCTCTTATCGGATTTTTCTCGTCTTTATTTAATGTTAATTTCCATTTCTTTTTACCATAATCTTTAGGTGGAATGTATAATACATCACCTTCTATAATAGAAAAGGGATTAGATATTCCATTAAACTTTAAAATAATGTCAATATAATCATGAGATCCATATTCTGATAAAGACACTAGATCTATTCTACCGGTCTCATCATTACTTACGATATGAATATCCTGTACTCTCGTTGAATCTGCAAAAATAAGAGTAGGAGCACTCATAGACAGTTTATTATCTATGATTTTCTTTTTATCTATAGAATATATTTTCATCTTAACCGTTAGCTATTTTTCTAAATTCAGAATTAAGAGCCTTTCTTTTATCTTTACCACCATAAGCCGTTTCAACGTACACTTTATTAACATCAACTCCGTCCTTAGGTTGAAGATAAAATCTACCTCTACCCATATTAAACATAGACTCTATATCTAATTTATCTCTTGCTCTACCTGGCTTTAATGTAATTTCAACTACCATTCTTTCAGGAAAATCCTGAACTCCCATGCCGCCTTCAAAGGTTACATTAGTTTCTCTACATGTTAGATTACCTACCATCATTACTGGGTTTAATGGATTTCCAACTGTCAAGTGCCATGAACCGGTAGGATCTCCTGTTAATAGAGAGGCTGCGGCCTGACCACCCTGTGGAGAATTAAACATTTTCATTAAAGTACCACCTAGTATATTATTTAAAAACTTAGAATCTTTCCCATCCATTAATCCTCCTATATCTTTAGCAACTCCTTTAAACATGTCACCTAAACCAGACGCTACACTTTTGATAAATCCACTATAGTTACCAGATTTAATCATCGAAAGATCTCCTAATGGCTTTCCAGTAGAACCATCTCCAACATATCGTACTGCTCCTCCCCAGAATGGTGCTTGACTTGAAGTCAATACCATTATATTAGCAAGTTGATCTAGCATCAATATTTTAGGGTTAGCTCCACTAAATGATCTTAACTCATATTCAAATTTAAGTTTAAATTCTTGATTAAACGTTAAACCTTGATCTCTGAAAGATACATTCTTAATAACGTTTACCGGGCCAAAAACGTGATTAGGATAGGTATCACTATATGCATCATAACCTGCTCCACCATTTGCTCTTCTTTGGGCGGTTACTCCATCTACACCTGCATTTGCGTTTGCAGCTGCAGTACCTATTACACTTGAATCTAAAAACTGCCCAAAAGCACCTCTTCTGTTTTTATTTTGAGATTGCTTAGTCTGTACACTTGCGGTTTCATCTTTCCAATTATATCCATGGCTCCAATTAAGTATAGAGTTCATATTGTTACCGGTAACTTCACTCATCCATGTAACTGCTCTTGCAATGTCAGGCTGATCGACTGGTGTCGGATTTCCTGCTTTATCAACATCCATTGGCGCTATAATATCGTCCATTATAGGATATGGAAATCTTCTAAGAGTTAATAAATAATTATTAGGTATTTTACCATTATATCTACACATTGCAAAATCAGCGTAATTATACATATAACCATAACCGGATCCGCCGGCAGCAGCTGCTTTTGTAACTTCTATTATTTTAGAAACAGAAGGATTATCTAATGTTTTAGGATCTATTTTATTATATTCTTTAATATCTACACCCGTCGCCTTCGCAGATCCACCGGGAGTAAAGAAACTACCTCTAAAATTTACTAAAGAATATTTATTAAATACAGAATAAGGTTTTAAACCATCGGTTATCGCAGCAGAAGCTACGCCTTCTTGTGGTTTTCCAGCATCATCTTTTTTATAGTAGATAACTGAGTCGGCTGTTTGTGTGTAATATGCATCTGCTTCTGAATTAATAGTAGGGCTAACGTTACTCAGGGGTTGACCTGTTTTCATAGCAGCATTCCTTGCATTTGGGTCTGCAAATTGACCCTTTAATATATCCTGTGGATCTACATTTCCGGCACCATTGCCGTCTGGACTAGAAAGATTAAAGAAGTTATCTACTTTATCTCCAAATCCTGAAACTGATGATTTTAAACTGGAAGCTGCTCCCGCTGATACTAATCCAAATAATGGCATATTGTAATATTATGTTTTTACTAGGTTTTATATATTCACAATTCTATGTCATCCAGATCGTCTGACTGTGGTCTATATAAAAGCTTATCATAATATTTATCCGTCTTTGGTTCCCTATCTCCTAGAAACTTCTTAAGATGGGCAGCATATACTCCCCGTGATTGATAATAATATTTGCCAGAAGAATATACACTTCTGCTTGAGAGTTCAAATATATCTTTAAAATTCTTTTCGATTAAGAAATCTTGTATATTGTTAAATAGATCTATTACCTCTGATTTGGTTTTAACACACATTACGGAGTCAACTGAGATCATATAAGATTCCCACTTAGAGTCTATTTGATTTTGAAAGTCTTTCATAGATTTATAGTTCTTTCTAGAAAGACCGAATGTTGTAGTTCTATTATTAAAGTCTTTTGAAAACTTCATACCGAAGAGATATCTTTTTAAGAAATCTATATTATCATGAAACTTGGTAATTCTTATTTGATATCTTGGCATATCCTCGTCGAACTTAACGTCATGAATTATTGCATAAACGGGAAATACGATATGAGAATGTCTAGTGTTGGATATAAGGGCATGTATTCTTTCACCCTTTGAAAATAACTTATGCCTTATCATTATAGATCGATTATCTTGACGCTTTCAAATCTTTTAAGAACGCCTTTAGGATAATCATCTCTATTAATAACTGTTAAGTTTAGTGATGCATCGGGTTCTATTGTTTCTTGTAGAAATAATTTAAAGTTGTCAATAGTTTCTGCATCTAAATTTTTAAATAAGTAAATGATTTTTTCTAAGTCTGCATTCTTATTTAGAACATTAATGAAAGAATCTCTTATTGCAAGACCAATTACAGATCGATGTGGTTCAGTGTCATAGGGATCTGATTTAACTAGCTTATTTCTAATGCTATAAAAATCTATTACTGTTTCTCCCGGGTTGTTTCTACAGAATTTATTAAATTCCTTTCTACTGTTACACCACACGCATTCTATTGTAATTTCGGTCGTTGTTGTCATCTTATCAATTTCTCCAACTCTTTAATTTTAGTTTGTAAAGTTTGGATTTTATGTTTTGTTTCGATGGTAGAGGGACTATAATTAGTTCCCCATTCAGTGACCACCTTTATTTGATTAGATTGTTTTGAATTACCAAAATCTAATCCGACATCGATACAGATATCTTTGATAAAATTTAATCTATCATCAATACCTTTATCAAAATCATAGACAATAACTGACTCGTATTTCTCACCAGCCGCATTGATGTTATCATCTGTTACGGTTTTAATTACACCGTTATCTGCTATCTTAAGAGTTATCTCCTGCATTTAATCTTTCTTCTAGGGATTCTTGAACTTTTCTGTATATTTTCCTAGCCGCTTTTCTATCAGCTCTATAAGTTTCTTTATCTTTGATCGTAGTCATCGCGAAGGCCTCTTCTAATAAATCAATCTCTTCCTTGTTATAACCGATTTCAGTCCATGTTTCTTTTAACGATTCTAACTTAGCTCCTAGTTGAGCTTCTATTTGATCATTGACTCTATTCGTATTAGCTTCATGAAATTGCTTTCCTTCTTCTTGTTTTAAAGAATACCATGCTATTCCTTTTTCAGAGAATCTTCCCCATTCGTTTTTAGCTTTTAATAATCCAGCTTGTTTATAGGTGTCTCTTCTGTATTTTCTTGCTTGACTCATATTTTATAATAATTAGTTACAAATTCAGTTATTTGTTCGTTTAAAAATTCTTGTAGGTTATTTATCTCTATTTGAGAAACAGCTGATTTAGAGATCTCTTCTAAGATTTGTTCCTTTTCTTCTTCAGAGTTTTCAACTAACATGTTAAATATTTCTTTCTTAGGAAGATTAATTCCTACACTTAATTGAAATGATTCAACGTTCTTAGCAGATAAAGTTTTAATTAATTGACCGAGTGGAGAATTAGTTTCTTTAACTTCTACTTTCTTTTCAATTTCTTTAATAGGAGCTTCCTTCGCTTTAGGTTTATTATTTCCAATAAGATCAACTCCAGGAAAAGGTAATCCCTCGGCGGTTACTAGTTCTAAAAACTCAGGTAATACTTTGTTGAATATTTTAGATCCATCTTTAAAGTAAGTAAATTCAGAATCTTTAGATTCTACCTCAACCACTTTACCAAAATTATCTCCCTTTTTCCACTGATATTTTACAATATCTTTTTCTTCAGTTGTTTGCATGATTTAACCTATTTTATTATTATACACCTAAACTTAGAAAAGTTTAAGCTGTGGTATAATATAGAAGGTATTAGATTCTCCTTCTTGATAGAACTTTATAAAGTCGTTTATAAAGGCATGGGATGTAGATGGTCCTATCATTGCCTCTGTCTTTTTAATATACCTTCTAAAAAACTCATGGCTTCCATGTTCTTTTAAATAGTCTTCTAGGCGGTTTACTTCTGGTAAGTTTATTCTATTAATGCTCATTCCATACGATTACTTGTTCAACAATAATTCCTGCCTTTTTTAATAAAGAAATACCTGACAGATCTCTATATCCTTCACAGTAGAATACTTTTTCTACACCAGCTTGTATAATTAACTTAGCGCATTCAAAGCATGGAGAAGTAGTAGTATATAGGATCGATCCTTTCGAAGTAAGTGTAGATTTTGAAATCTTCATTAGTGCATTTGATTCTGCATGTAAGACTTCTTGTTTAGTAACTTGTTTAGAACAACAAGTATCTTCACATTCATATCCTTTTTCTATTAGAATTTCTTTGTGGTCAGGATTATCTATATTTCTAGTTTGAGTTTCTTCACATTGATTATCAAAACCATGTGGAGTTCCATTATATCCAAATGAAACAATCTGCTCGTCTTTAACTACTATACAACCGACCTTTCTTCTCTCAGCATAACTGAGTTTAGAAATTTGATATGCTATTTGCATGTATATTACGTCTACTGAAATTCTTGGCATATTACTTTATAAATAAAAAGGGTCCATGTATTATACATGAACCCTTTAAAAAGTTTATATTGTTAATTTTAATATTAAGCTTCTGGAGTTTCCTCACCAACAGCTGAATCAGACTCTTTCATCTCATTCACTTTCTTAGAATATGATTCGATCATTTCATTACATGCAGCTTCATAAGCTTCAACTGAATAATCTTCTTTCATTTCTTTAAGAGATTGGGCAGCTAACGCTCCAACTAATGCAGCATTTTCTTTCATATATGTTTCAACAGTATGCTCATCATGTGCATCGTCTTCCCAAGCTTTAGCTTCATTTTTACATGATTCGTAAACCTCTTTTAACATATCAGAAACTAGTCTTACTTCTTCCTCTTCTTCAGCAACTTCTTCAGTTTCTTCTTCAGCAACCTCTTCAGTTTCTTCAGCTTCAGAAATTTCTTCATTTCCAGCAGCATCGACAGTGTCTTCTAATTCAGCTTCTAATTCGTCTGATTTGTCTTCAGGAGTTTCACAGTCATTGTCAACTACTTCAGTTTCATCTTTTAAATTTTCAGCAGGTAAACCAGCTTCTTCACCAGATTCAGTTACTACTTCTTCAGTTTCAACTGATTCAAATTGTAAAGAATCAATTCTGATATTCATTGAAGCCATTTCCATCGGTTTAGTACCATCTTCATAGTCCACTGTTGCGAACATATCTCCAAGTTCTATGATTTTAAATCTTCCAGGAAATCTAACGTTTTCTCCGTAAACAGTTTCACCTTTCTTAATTGCTTTTTGAGCTTTCTTTAATTTAGGGTGTAAACCTTCGTTAAGTTCTTCAGTAGATTCTTCTACAGCATCACCGTTTCCTTGAACTTCTTCCGCCTTTTCTTCAGATTGTTCAACTGGCTCAGCTGCCGCAACTACGTCTTGTTGCACCTCCTCAGTTCTATCCATCTCAGATAAAAACTGTTCAAATGATTTTAATTTTGCCATAATTTTTTATTTTATTTGTTTTTGTTGTATTAATTACTATCTATATATCCCTTTTTTATAGGGTTTTAATCTTGTTTTGTTTCATCCAGGCTTCTAGCTCTTTAACTGCTCTATCGAATACCCTGTTTCTATCAATTTTTAATTCAAATGAATTAAAGTAATTTTTCATCATATAATATGCAGGTTCTACGCTTTCATCATTCGCTGCTAGATCTTCTACATGTTTAGAAACTTCATACGCATAATATGCAGATTTTTCAGCCATAGGGTTTGTCATTGCTTGATAGAATTGTCCACCATAAAATTTACCTACTATGTCTCCGAATTTTTCTTTCATTTCTATCCATGAAATTCCTTCTAATCCAATCCATAATTTGGCTTGAACAGATTTTGTATCTTTTCTAATAAAACCTGCCTTAGCCATTTCTTTAGATATATCTTTAATTTTCTTAGGAATTGGTAATTTACCAAACTCTTTTTCCCATGTAGAAATTTCTTTATCGTTTACAAAGGATTCAAATAGCTTTATGTGTTTCATTTTTTAGTTATTTGTATTTTCAAAGAAGAAGTACCCTGTATAATTCTATGATACTCTCCTGCATTTACTTCTATATATCCTTTTAATTCTATAGGGAGCTTATTATCGTATTGGAACTTCCAATCATTTTCGTTTAAAGCTTCGATAACCCTGTCCTCCTCGTCGAAGTGCCATTTAAAAAGATGTTCAGGTTGGTTTGGTAAGAATTCTCTAATGATTATATTTTTTGAAACAGCCGTCTCCGTAAAGGGTAATGTTTTATCATCGACCATGGATATCATTTCTTCCATGGACATTTCTCCACAACCGCAACTTTTACATTTACAATCTTTATCTACCATGGTTGATCGCTTTTTATACCAAGCTGTTTTCCAAAAAGAGTAGGTCCGTAACATGCCCAAAATCCCGCCTTAGTCGGATCCATCTTAGCCATTTTATCACAACCGTGTCTAGCCCAAAAGTTAGCTGCTCTTCCCGGGTCGTCGTTCTTAATAGTAGATGAAGGATCTCCCCATTCTAATTTCTTAGCAATGATGTTTCCTTCTTTATCAGTTCTTCCACTATTTCTGTAAACTATGAATTTCTTATTTCCACCCCTCGTTGGTGAATCTAATTTTACATTCTTTTGATTTCCTCCTCTAGGTTTATAGACTGCTTTAGTTCCTACTTCTAGATTTTTAGCCATCCATCCTGAAGGACCCTTTAAGATAATATTGTTTTTATCCCAATATTGTTTTACTTCTTCAAATAATTCAATATATGCATCGCTTCCTAAACGAAAGAATGAATTAGTAAGATCTAATCCTTCTTCAATGTGAGCTTTTAATTCGGGTGAAACTTCGTTCCAATCTTCAAATGTCTTTATAAACTTCATAACTTATATATCTATGATAGAACGAGCTCCTTTAAAAACTCCTGCTTGTATCGCTGTAGGGCAAGTTCTTTCGCCTTTGCTTCGAGTTCGATATCTAGATCCATACCATACGTTTCAATGTGATCATATACATAATCAGCATGTGCACGTTTATTGCCTTGTGTAGCATCTTCGTGTATTTGTTTACATGAAGAATAGTGGCATAGTTGGCGAATTCCTTTAGGCCATGATTTAGCTGCAAGTTCTAGAGCTTCTTTTTCTGGCATTGAATCTTCGTAGCACCAGTGATGATGATAGTCAAATGTTATTGGAGTTTTACCCGTTAATAGATGTATGTCATATAAATCCTGTACCGAATACTGTGCTGTTTTGTCATCGTTTTCGATAACTAGACGATTCGCTGCGCCTGGAGTAAGTCGCTTGAAATTTTCAGCAAATCTTTTCTTAGTAGCTTCTTTATCGTCGTAGGTTCCGCCGATGTGAATATTGATAGCAGCATAAGGAGTTTGTGGTAAATCTAGCATATCCATTATTTCGCCGTGTTGACGTAAATCTTTAAGGGCTTTGATAACTACCTTTTCATTCGGAGAAGCAAGAACATTGAAAGGACCTGGATGGAATGTCAATCTTTGGCCATATTGTTTAGCAAGTTTACCTGCACCTTTCATTAGATTACACACTTTGTCATAATCAGGAAGTTCAGATAATTCGTATTCCGACATCCATGGAAATAGATTACTTGACATACGATACATTGTTATGTCGTTCTTGTAATTCCACTTGATAATTTCTATCATGTCCTTGATATTTAACACTGCAAGTTCTGATGCGTATTTAATACCCTTTTCCATGAAGGTTCTTTTAATCATTTTTCTACCAACATATATGTTCGATTCTTTTTTAAGAGTCATGTTGATACAACAATATCCGTAGTCTGCTG